GGCACAGGCACAGGCTTAACAGGCACAGGCTTAACAGGCACAGGCTCAAGCACACGATAAGGAAGAGCAACAGGGAGAGGTATAGGAAGAGCGGGCAGAACAGGAGCACGCACAGAACAAGGAACAACAAAAACAGAAGGAACAAGAACAGACACAGGAACAAGCACAGGCACAGGCACAGGCATCACAGGCACAGGCATCACAGGCATAGCTTAAATTCAACGATATGAACCTAATATGAACCGAATACCATTGATTTAAAATTAATGGAATTTAGGCTATTTTAAAACGATTTATTTAAAAGGATTTATTATTGTTTACTAATTAGGTAAACAATGAATATTTAAAATAATTTACCAAATAATTACTTATTCTACTTTAACTAATTAATTAATCAAAATAATTACTTAATCTACTTAAACTAATTAATTAACCAAAATAATTCTTATTCTACTTTAAAATTATAATTAACCAAATAATTACTTAATCTACTTAAACTAATTAACTAACTAAATAATTCTTATTCTACTTTAAAAAGCAAATAACCAAATAATTACTTAATCTACTTAAACTAATTAATTTACCAAATAATAACTTAATCTACTTAAAAAAGCAAATAACCAAATAATTACTTAATCTACTTTAAAAATAAACACGAGCAGGCAGGATCAGGCAGGATTCAGGCGTACAGGAGCAGGCAGGATCAGGCAGGATTCAGGCGTACAGGAGCAGGCAGGATCAGGCAGGATCAGGCAGGATCAGGCGGAGCAGGCAGGATCAGGCGGAGCAGGCAGGATCAGGAGCAGGAGCAGAATCAGGCGGAGCAGGCAGGGTCAGGCGGAGCAGGCAGGATCAGGAGCAGGAGCAGAATCAGGCGGAGCAGGCAGGGTCAGGCGGAGCAGGCAGGTTAAAGTAGATTAAGAAATTAATTAATTAATTAATTAATAATTATGTAATCTACTTATTAATTAATTATGTAATCTACTTATTAACTAATTAATTAGCAATTTTGTAATCTACTTTAATTTAAATTTTTAAATTTTGAATTTTTTTTAAAGTAGATTACAAAATTAATCCCTGTACAATTTTTAAAGTAGATTAGCAAATTAATTAATCTCTTGTTTTTTTTAAAGTAGATTACAAATTAAATGATTACAAGATTAGTAATGATTAATATTTATTAAATTTAAGAATCAATTAATTCGATATTACTTCGATGGATTATAAACCATCAAACGGAAAGCTTACCGAATAAAGCTAAGAGGAATTAATCATGGCTATCTTTTCAAGAGAAGCAAGAAGTCCAGTTTACAATGTTTTGCGATCTATCATGGTAGCAAGTCATGGAACAATCAGCATCAGCAATGCAATCGAAGAATGTGCAAAACATGGATTAATTGCTGATCGTTCAATGATCGCATCAGCAAGAAACCAATACAAGAGAATGGCACACGCTGCAAGTGCTATCGGGGCAACAATGCCAGCAATTCCAATTCCAACATTTCCAGTTTCAATAGCCCCAACAATCGCAGCAATTGCAAAACCAGAATTAGGTGTAGCTATGATCACAACACCAGAAGAAACCCCGATCATGGAAAGCATTGAATCAATGTCATCTTACGATGAGGATGATGATATCCCTGCTACTGAATACCATGAAGAAATCGTTGAAGATGAATTAAGAATGGCAACAAAAATTCCAGAAGTTAATCCACTTTATCACTTCACTTCTGAACAACTAATCTTCATTGAATCAATTGAAAAATTGGCCAAGGAAGATTTCATAAAGAAATTACCATCATCCAGAAATCAATTGGTCGGCCCTGCTGGTTGTGGCAAAACCACATTCGGTATCCAATACGCTGCAAAATTCAAACGACCTTGTTTTATTGTTGATTGTCAAACACTAAGAGAAGGTTTATCTTTGTTTGGGAATAAAACTGTAGACAAGGATGGTATTAAATGGATCTTTTCCAGATTCGTTGAAGCAGTAAGAACACCTAAAGCAGTTGTGATTCTTGATGAACTTAATCGAGTTGCACCAATGTCTATGAACACTAGCTTGCCATTGCTTGATGATCGTAGAAGTCTTTGGTTTGATGAAGCAGGGCAAGAAATCAAAGTTGCTGATGGTGTAACCTTTTTCACAACAATGAACCAAGGGGCTGAATTTACTGGTACAGAAGGGCATGATCTTGCTCTTGATGATCGGTTTGAATATGTAATCCCTGTCGATTATATCGACCCTGTTTCAGAATCTAATCTCTTGCAGAAAAAGTATGCAATCCCTGCTAAGATTGCAAACGATCTTTGCGATATCGCAAAAGTTGTTCGAGATAAATACAAAGCTGGTAGCATTTACACAAAAACTATCAGTACCAGAATCTTGGAAAAAGCTGCAAAGCTTTGGAAGATTTCGGGTAGTGATGTTACCTTAAGAAATAGCATTGTTTACAGATTTCCTTGTGATGGAACACCCGATTCAGAAAGGAATCATGTGATTAGTTTAGTCAAGGGTAAAGGCTTCAAGATATAAAGTTAGTCTTAATTGTTCCTACCATTGTGGTAGGAACAAACTTCTCAAGTTTTATTAGAAAAAGGATTATAAGAATGAACTCTGAAACACAAAAAAAAGTTGAAACAATCAAAGCAGAACTAACCAAAGCTGCAAACATCCTTGGTAATGCTGGAATTGGCAAAGCTGAGAAAACATTGGAAGTTACATTCGGTAATGACAAGAACGCAATCAGAATAAATGCTGGTAAATTCTTCGATGCGTTTGGCAAGCCTATTGATAACCCTAATGCGATATCAGAAGAGACTGGCCGATTGCTTGCTAAAGCAGAATTGTCCAAAGCAATGGGCAATTTAAGCAAACGGAATGAATCAGAATTAATGTGTTCACCTAAAGGAATTAAAAACCTTTTCTCTAATGTTGTTCTTAAAAACTCATTGGATAAAGTTAAAGAAAATTGGTCAGGCTTTTCAAGTGATGTTGATAACTTCTTAACTTCATTACCAGAAGCAAAGCACCCAGAACTAAGCTTAGAAAAACTTACTGAGAATTGGCTTCACAATGAATCAATTCCAGTTAAGGCTAAAGAAATTCTTGATGAATTAGCAGAAGAATTAAAGACTTCTAAAAAACCAATTGAGATTACCAAAAAAGCATTTAGCAATCTAAAGGAAATCCTTGAATCAGATGAACCAGAATTGCCCCCAGTTGGTGAAACTGGTGACGATGATGGTGATGGTAATGAGGAAAACGAAAACCCGCATGATGGCGAAAATCCAAGCAATGAAACTGGTGATGATGAATCAGAAGATGGTAACGATTCAGAATCAGAATCAGAATCAGAATCAGAATCAGAATCAGAATCAGAATCAGAATCAGAATCAGAATCAGAAGATGGTAACGATTCAGAAGATGAATCAGATGATGGTAGTGATGATGGAATTAGAATCAAGAAATCTAAATCAGAAGATGGTAGCGATTCAGAAGATGAATCAGATTCAGATGGTGAATCAGAAGATGGTAACGATTCAGAAGATGAATCAGAAGATGGTAGCGATTCAGAAGATGAATCAGATTCAGATGGTGAATCAGAAGATGGTAACGATTCAGAAGATGAATCAGAAGATGGTAGCGATTCAGATGATGAATCAGAATCAGAATCAGAATCAGATGATGGCAAAGAATCAGATGATGGCAAAGAATCAGATTCAGATAGCGATTCAGATGATGAATCAGCTAATAAGAAACCTAAAGTGATGGAAGAAACATTAGAGCAAAGCCTATGGCAGAAAGTGATGGAAGAACCAACTCCTGTCGAATGGTTGGAAGTTAAACCAGAGACAAAAAAAGTTGGCGATCCTTTTGTCTCAAAATTACAGATTCATTCACTTAAAGCTGCTTTGAAAAACAAAGCAAGCTATAAAGCAATTGCCTTATCATTAAGATCACAAGTTGCGATCATTCGCAATAGCTTTGCTTTCCGCAATAACAAAATGGATCGATACGATTTCGGCAAAACAACTGGTGACATTGACCAGAATGGTTTGCACAAATTTGGTATGAAAAACATTAACTTGTTTGCTACCAAAGAATGTCCTAAATCTAAAGATGTGACTATCGGAATCTTGCTCGACCAATCCCAGTCCATGCAAACAAACCGAAGAGATGTATTAGCTAGAGAAGTAGTTATAACCTTGGTAGAAGCGTTAAAAACTATTAAAGGGATTAACTTAGTAGTTTATGGACATACTGCTGATCGTAGTAGTGGGCATACGCTTGATATGCTTCCATACATCGACAAGCAAGCTGGCATTGATAACTCAGCAATGCTAGAGCAAGCTTGTGGCCTATACCAAAACCATGATGGCTTTGCTATTAGGTTCATGCAGCAACGCATGATTGCAAATAATCCAGTAAGCAAGAACCATGTCCATAAGCTATTCATGCTTACTGATGGTATGCCTTGTGGGTATGATTATCGTGAAGAAGGTTTACCGCACACCACAAGATGTGTTAAGGAAATTCGCAAAGCTGGTATCGATCTCTTTGCAATCGGTATCGACAATGCTTTCCCTAAAGAAGCTGGTGAAAGTTTATATGGCAAAGATGGATTTGTAATTATCAATGATGTGAAATCCAGCTTATCAATCCTAGCTAGGCAGATTAAAAAGCTATTCACTAAATAGCATCACTTCAAACAACAATACCTTGCATGAAATCCATGCAAGGTATTTTCTTTTAAATTGCGTGATCTTGTTGCCAGTAATACCTTTGCCTTACTTGCAAACAAATAGCTTCTAATGCGATCTAATGCAATCTAAACCAATGATGTTATTATGTTCAGTTGTCAAAGTTATTATGCGTTTTAATCATTACCTTTTAAGTAAACAATCTAAGCAAAATAATTATTTAAACAATTATTTAAACATTAATATTCATTCTACTTTAAAAGATTAGTCATTAATTATTAATTACTAATCTACTTTAAAAGATTAGTTAACCAAAATAATTCTCATTCTACTTTAAAAAACAAGTAACCAAATAATTACTTAATCTACTTTAAAAAGATTAGTCATACATTAATTAAATTTCTAAGGATGATAAACCGATATATTAATTAGGCAGATATTTTGTTTGCCAAGTTGGTTCTATTTTTTCAGGGAGTTTAGAAATGCTTAGGAAATTAGTGGCCATGATTAATCGTGAGTGCGAAACAATATTAAACAGCAACCTGCGAACAGGTAACTTCCATAGCGAACCTGTAGGTGTAATCCATGACTGGAATATTGAATCAATTGAATCTATCGATGGATACTCGGTAGATCCTATCAATGGTGGCATCATAGACATGGTTAAGGTTGCCATGTGGAGTGAAGTGTCCGAAGACCCTTCTACGGAAGAGATCATGGAGTTGCATGATGCAGTTGCTCTAATAGGTCAGGCGTTGAAGGATAGAGTAATGGAACGCCTTGAATGGGAGAGGTCTAACAACGAACATAAGCTTAGGTAAGGTTCAGTAAGGTTCAATCAATCAATCATGCAAGGCCAAGGCTAATAACCTTGGCCTTGCTTTGTTTACAGGAGCAGGAGCAGGAGCAGTATTAATTAATTCTTAATCTACTTTAAATAATCAGGCAGGTATTAATTAATTACTTAATCTACTTTAAAAGATTAATTATTAATTCTTAATCTACTTTAAATAATCAGACAGGTATTAATTAATTCTTAATCTACTTTAAAAGATTAGTAAGGTCAGGCCAGACTAGGTCAGGCCAGACTAGGCTAGGCTAGGTCAGGTCAGGTCAGGTCAGGTCAGGTCAGGTCAGGTCAGGCTAGGCTAGGCTAGGCAACCTTAGACTTGGTACTATCAAATACAAAGATGGTATTAATATATTAATATTTTAAAAATAACTTTGTTGCAAAATTAAAAATTAATAAATTAAAAATAAAAAACATTAGAGAGTTGGGTACTCCTTATATGCTCTACACCATTATCACTCCCTTTGTTTGTTTGACGAGGTATATTTTTGGCGTATACTGTGTTGTTGCAAAATTGGATACTAAGTAAATGTACACTAGTGTACAAAAACTTAGTGTTTATAAAAAGAGGTTTGGTAAAAAAAAGGGCGGTAATAATTTTTTTTATTCAGGAAGGGTTTTTGTTTTTAAATGTTTATTAATTAATCTTTTTATTTGTGGTGTTTTATTTGCATAATATTGATTTAGTATTTTTGCGGTATTTTCTTTTTTAGGATGTGATTTGCTAAGCATTAACTTAATAGAATCATAAGTAAGTTTACTTATATTTGTTTCTCCTAATATTTTAGCAATTATTTCTAGTTTTAAAGGTCTGCCTTCTAATTTTGTAATCAACTTGAAAATATTTCTATTTTCAATTCTATTTATGTTATCTGTTCCTAGCAAGTTTGCTATTTTTTCTGTGTCATTTGAATAATAAAGTAACGCTTCGATACCAATATCAGGAAGAAGATGCAAGCTAGAAAGTTCTTTTTCTTTTTCGATAATTAGTTCTGCTATTTTGTCTTTGTTATCATCGGTTGCAAAAAAAAGCAAATAATAAATATTATCACGAAAATTTGTTTTATATTTTATAAGTAGTTCTGCCATTTTGTCTTTATCGGTTGCATTATTAAGCAATGTAACAATATCATTGTGTCTAAGTTCACTAATGTTATCTTTTTGTAATAGTTCTGCTATTTCTTCTTTATTGGTTGCATAATCAAGCAAATTAAAAACATCAAAAGTATAAAGGTTTTGTTTCTTTTGTATAATTAATTTTGCCATGTTGTCATCAGTTGCGTATTTAAGCAAATACTCAACATTATCATAAGAAAGTTTGTTGAAATCAAATTCATTTATATATTTTAATAATATATTAACTTCGCTTGGTGTAAGTTTAAATTCTTCAGTTCCAATAGTTTTTTCTATTTTAGTTTTTGTGACATCTTCATATCTTTTGTATAATTTAGAATCAATCATTTCAACTTGTTCATCAGACAAACCAACTCCAAAGCCAATATACTTATTTTTTAAATCAGTTGGTAAAAATTTAAATTGGTTGTCGGTTAGTGGTCGGTCTTGTCTTACATAAATATTCAAGTACATATCTTTTTCATCAAAAGGTAAGTTTTCAAATTCTTTATCAGAAATACCATTTTTGAATTTTTCGTATAGTTCTTCTTCTTTAATTCCAAGAGGCTTGCTGATAAATATATTTTCTTTATTAGTTAATTTAGGTTCTAGTTTTAATATATCATTCCATGACATTTGTTGATCACCAATATTTTGTGCAGAAGTTACAATGTATTGTTGATCATCTTTATTTTCAGGTTTAGCATATTTTATTACTTGGATTACGAAGAAGTGATATTTATCAGTAAATGTTCCTCCTTTAAATGTTTCAAGTTCTGTATTGGTTCGTTCCTTATTTTTTACAAAATAGAATGATGGTTTATGTGTTCCAAATCTATAGTGGTAAAACATATTACTTGCATCGGTTCTGGCAACACACCAAGAATATGGAACATTGCCTTTGTAAGTAACACATGCTTGAGGAGTATCTGCGTAATAAATTATCAGGTCGTTATCTTCATAGATTGGTTTTGCGTCTACTTTGATATTCTTGTAACTAGTTTTACCAGAAACATCTACTTGGCTTTTAACATAATCAACGAAGTCTTCTAGTTCTTTCCATATTTTAAAAGCATCTATATTGGTTTTATCTTTGATATGTTCAAGACCTTGTATTGGGTCATTAATTTGTTTGTATTTTTTATCTTTAATAGTTTTAAAGGTATTGAGGTAATAGTCAACGGCATCTGGTTCTATGCCTTGTTGGATGAATTTTTCTCTTTGAGTTTTAAAATCTTCATTAAAAAGTTGTTCTTCAGAGAGTAGTAGCCAGTTTTTAAAGTTCATGATTTATTTATCAATTTTTGTGTATTTATTTATAAATTTTTTGCCTTCTGGTGTAGGTGAACTAAAAGATATTTTTGCATTTGGAAATTCTGATTGCAAAAATTGTATCATTTTTGTATTGATGGTGTTTCTTTTATATTTAGGTCTAACAGTCATCATGTTTATATAAATGTCTTTTTCATTGGCATTGCCTTCTAATAGTCCCAAAATGTGTTCGGTTCCTTTTTTGGCATATCGTTTTTTCCACACCTCAGTTATTGGATCATCGCCATCAGCAATTGTGGGAACCGTTAGGAAAGGTATCTGTTGTGCTATCATTTTTTTAGCAGATTCTTCTGAGTCAAGAAAATAGACCCAAATTGCTCCTGCTTCATGAAAAATACTCTTAGTTGCTTGTTGGAAACTGACGATATTGTTTTTGACATTATCAACATCGACTTCTTTGAGAGGTTTATCATCTGCGAGTACGGTTTTACCTTGCAGAGAAATAACGGGCATTTCAGATAACAGCCATAGTTTAAAGTTCATAAAGGTATTTATTGATTAGGGATTGAATTTTGGTGTTTTTATTTGTGGATTTGCAGATATAAAATTAAAATTAAATGGATGTGCAAGAGTTTTTAATTTCCACATTGACGCTTCCTCTGGAGTAGCTTTTAATCTTTCATCAGTCCAGTTGTGAGTTTTGGCATTTTTTATATCTGGATGTTCATGTATAGAGATATATTCGCCATAATTATCTTGAAGTCTTTTTCTTGCTCTAACTGCATCTGATGATATTGTTGTATCTGATGCAAGCAATCCATTTGCAGATCTAATTCCATATTTAACCACGAATTCAAGTGCAGCAAAGTACAATATTGTTCCTGCACCTTTTGATTTTCCATTAATTGAATGTACAGTATAATATGTTGGTCTGCTAATCGGACCAGCCATTAACAATCTAATTGAACCTACTTTGTCTATTTCAAGTAATGGCCCGTCTGAAAAACTTCCACGGACATAAACATCATAATCTTGATTTTCTAATTCAAGTCTTAATTGTTGATCTTCCACAAAATTCACAAACATAATATCATCTTTTTTTACGATTATGTTTTCAGTTAATAGTAGCCAGTTTTTAAAGTTCATAGTTTAAAATTTCTATCTTTTTGTATTTCTTTTAAATTTTTTATGACATCTTTATCTAATGATACATTGCCTGTTAAATTTTTTCTTAGATATTCTTCATCTTCTTTAGTATACTTTGTTGGACTTTGTTGAATTATTTTTTTAACATGAGCAACACCGTCATATTTATCTCTACCTTTACTTGGTTTTTTTTCATTTCTTAATATTGATTTTTTAGCATAAGCCTGTGCAATATCTAACATTTTGCTATGTGTTGAAATCTTTGTTTTATCTGCTTGTTCAACAATAGATATATATTCATGATTTGGGTTATTTTTGATAAAGGTACCAATAACATTACCTAATATTTCAATACATTTATTAAATGCTTCATCGTCAAAAGGCATTTCTCTTTTTTGGTTAAAAGGTGATTTTTGTATCCAATCTTTAGTTGTCATACTTTGTTGTGTGTTGTCCTTAAATAGACCTGGATTATCATATTGTGGGAAGTTATCCCAGAAATCTTGAGGAACAACTCCAAGAGGTTCTGATATAGTAACGAAGTAACTAGGTTTAGAATTTTTTCTTGTTTTAAGTTCTTCTTCTGTTCTAATTTTGTTGTAAGATGGATAAAATTCACCTTTACAACCTTGACCCCAAGGTTTAGAAGCTGCACAAGCTACTAGTATAACAAGACCATATTTATCTGGTATTTTAAAATTTTTCATTTTTTTAAACCATGCTTTAATTTTAGGATGATCAAGCAGTTCCAAGGTTTCGCCTGGTGTATAAGCTGTTAACTCTGTGTCTAAATTAGGATTTCGTGTCAAAGATTGTTGAACCAAGTATTCACGCAATTTTGGCCATTCTTTTTGGGAAACATAATTATAAGTTAGTTTTTTTGTTCCCATCTGATTTTTTTCAAAATCAGAAACCTCATTTAGTAATAGCCAGTTTTTAAAGTTCATAGTGTATTTATGGTAATAGATTAAACTTTATTAAGTCATTTTTATTTAGAAAAATTTCGGTATGCCGTTCTCTATTTTTAATAAGTCCTGTAGCTGTATGTATATTTACTTCTATTATTTCCATTGGTCCTAATCTTGGATGGTCGAATTTCTTGCCTATTAACTGATCTTTAAATGGTCTTAGGTCTGTTTTGTTTTTAACAGCTTCTGGTCGATAAGTTTTCCAGAAGTCAAATGCGTTATCTGATTGGGCGGTGCTGGGTGTAAGTTTGCCGAATTCTTGTTCTGCTGCTTTATATAGAGATGTGGCTATTCCTTGTCTTCTAAAGACTGGATCTACAGCTACATTGTGAACAGATCTTGATCCATCTTCATTTTTATAACCTACTATGAGCCAACCTACATTTAAGTTTGTTCTACGATCATAGGCTAAAAATTTATGTTCCTGATCAAATAAAAATTTGAAATTTTCATTACCAGCAGCTATTTCTCTAAATCTTTCATTTAAAATTTGTTCTTCAGAGAGTAGTAGCCAGTTTTTAAAGTTCATGGTATACCTATATAAACTTGTGGGTAAACAAATCCCTTTGGATATTTTTCAAATAATTGAATGGTTCTATGCCATCCTTCCAGCAATTCATATTTATTACCATTTTTAATTAATATGATTGGTTCTTTAGGAATTGCTTTTGTAATTAGTTCTTTTTGTTTATCATGTCTTTGTTTATCGTTAGGAACACCGTATGGATTTACTGTTCCACCTTTTCTAATTTTAAGTTTTTGAATAGTTGTATCATCAAATATTTCGTAGCTTATGTGAAAATTTGTTTTAAATTCCCATTTAAAATCTTTATAAATTTGTATAAGTTCTTCTATTTCTTCAGGTTTAGAATTTTTTATATTTTTATAAAATAAATCAAACAAGACATATTCAGGAACAAGCGGTAATTTTTCTTTAAGGTATCGTAGAAAACCTTGTCTTGCTTCGTTTAATAGCCAATTTTTAAAGTTCATTGTGTCTTTGTCATTTCATTTAGGCACATATCGCAATAATTAAGAATTGTTCCAGTGCAATAAACATAATTTTCGCAGTTCCAGCATTTGGCTAAAACTTTTTGAATTTGTTCTTCTGGAGGAGATGTATTTTCAAAAGTATCCATAGTGTATTTATGCAATGGTAGGGCGAATTAGTTCCGTTTTTTAAAATCTATTATTCAAATGAAACGCCCATCATTTTTTCATATTTTCTTTGTTCTTTATTAAGAGCTTTTAAAAAATCATTTTGTATTACATTTAATCCATCGTCATCTTGCATGTTATTGAGTAGTTCGCCAATTTTCATAAATTCTTCTTTGACGAGTTGAAAGAAGTTTGCAAAGTTTTGAATTTGAGAAAAATTACTTTTTTTATCGTTTCCAAATACTTTTGTATATAAATTCCAAGCGTTGTCGAGTGATTTTACAAGGTCTTTTTCTTCGGGAGTATAATTTGATAAAAATTCTTTAGTTTTCAAAAGAACATCTTCTGGTTTGCCTGTCATAATATTAATTCCAAGTTTAACTGGTAAAGCATCTACTGCGTTGGCTATTTCCTGTTTAAACAAGTCATATGCAGCTTTATAATTATTATTTGCTTTTCTATCGGTGCTACTAACTGACCATTTTGTTGCTTTTTCTGGGTCGGTTTCTAATAATTCATAATCTATAGGTGCTCTGTTTAGTGAATTAATCCATGGAGTCATCATACGACCAACGATGGTATTTAAATGAAATCCTCTAGTTAGTTTGCCAATATCGCTTATCGCTTGTGGAATACTTTTAGGTTCAAATGGTAAACTAGCTGTCATGTTGAGTTTGTTTATTTTTTCATATTCTTCTTTATTATTAATATCTTTATAATTTTCCAACCATATTTTAAAATTCATAATTTCCTATTTTTTGGTAGTAGTGCGAATTAGTTCCGCTTTCTTTGTATTTATGCAATAGTAGTGCGAATTAGTTCCGTTTTTTATTTATAAGATTTTTTGGAAAAGAAATACACATCCGCTAAGTAATTTAGTTTATTTTCTTCGATATCTTTTGTTACAAAGTTTTTATAAATTTCATTTAAGTACCAATTATACAATTCTGTGTTATATTTTTTAACATTTGTTAAGTCATCGCTATCAATTCTAAACTGTCCTTTTTTAGATGAAAGAATGAATTTCTTTTTTTCTATTGGGTTGTTTAAAAATCCAATTATTAAATTTTTATTTTTTTCAAAATCTTCTTTAGTTTTGATAGTTTTTACAATGTCATAAGGATAAGAAAAATAACTTGGGTTTAAATTTCCACTTAAAAATGCATTTACAAAGCTTGATTGTATTTTGTCTAAAACAGAAATAAGATTAGTTTGAAATTCTATTGGTCTTTTTTCGTGATCTATCGGTTTGTTTGTTTTTAAATTATAACCATAAAAATCAACATCTTGTTTTTTCATCAGATATTTTGTTAATCTTTTTGGCACACTGCCACCATGTGCTTTAATTGGAATAAGATCCATGTCATCTGGTATGCTTTCATTGTTTTTAAGGTATTCATTAATATCAAGTAAATGTTGTAAGAAATGAGTAAATTCATGTTCTACAAGTCCATAAATTGCAGGATTAACAATTGCAGAATAATAAAAATTTTTAAACAAATCATATTTTAGTTCTATAACTCCTGTTACTTCATATGTTTGGTCATCGTGTATTGCAACATCTGCTTTTTCTCCAAAATAATGTCCAACGGTATTATCTTTAAAGCCTTTATAATTTACTTTTAATTTTGGGTTAAGATGTTTTAAAAATTCATATTTTGTATTTGAGAAATCCAAGCTATATGTTTTGGTTTTTCTTTGTGGTTTTTCAATATTATTTTTCAAGTAATTGAAATAATCAGTAACAATTGGTTCAAAAACTTTAAATGGTACTTGAATTGCACCTTCTTTTATTAGCCAATTTTTAAAATTCATAGTGTATTTATGCAATGGTAGTACGAATTAGTTCCGTTTTTTATTCAGGAGGTTTTTTGTCGAGAAAATGTTCGAATTTGCTTGTAAATCTTTTTACAAGGTTTTTATTTGTGTGATATCTGTCTATGATAATTGCAATTTGAATTAGATCATCATCATCTTTATTAGAATTTAAAAATATACTATATAAATTAAGACCATCAAGCTTACTTATATTAGCTGTTCCCAATAGTTTTACTATATAAAATCTGTAGTTGTAGTCTGCTCTAAGAAGCAAATTAGCAACATCATTATTAGAAAAGTTGTTTATTTTATCTTTTATTTTATCTTTTAATAGTTCTGTTATTTTGTCTTTGTATTTTGCATAACGAATCAAATCATCAATTTCCTTATTAGAAAGTTCTGATTTATATTTTATAATCAATTCTGCCATTTCGTCTTTTTGGTTTTTACTTTCTCTGCCTAATAACGGGGCAAGGCTAAATCCAGAAAGTTTATCAAAATCAATTTCACTTGCTATTTTTTTCATAACAATAATTTCAGTTGGCATAAGATTAAATTTATCAGTTCCAATTGTTTTTTTTATTTTAATTCTTGTAACATCTTCATATCTTTTATATAATTTAGAATCAGAATCAATCATTTTAAATTGTTCATAACTTAATCCTGTTCCAAATCCAATATACTTATTTTTTAAATCAGATGGTAAAAATTTAAATTGGTTGTCGGTAAGTGGTCGGTTTTCTCTAACATAAACACTCAAATACATATCTTTTTCATCAAAAGGTAAATTTTCAAATTCTTTATCAGAAATACCATTGCTAAATCTTTTGTATAATTCTTTTTCTTTAGGTGCTAAAAGTTTACTAGCAAATATGTTTTGTTTATTAATTAATTTTGGTTCTAATTTTAATATATCAGTCCATGACATTTTTTCATCACCATCATTTTCTGCGGAAGTTACAATATATTGTTGATTATCTTCATCTTCAGGGTTAGCATTTTTTATTACTTGAATTACAAAGAAGTGATATTTATCAGTGAATGTTTTTCCTTTAAATGTTTCAAGTTCTTTGTTAGTTCTTTCCTTGTTTTTTACAAAATAGAATGATGGTTCTAGTTTACCTAATCTATAAAAATAAAATAAATTACTTGCATCGGGTCGGGCAATGCACCAAGAATATGGAACATCACCTTTGTAAGTAACGCATGCTTGAGGAGTATCTGCGTAATAAATTATCAAGTCGTTATCTTCATGAATTGGTGTTGCATCTACTTCGATATTTTTATAATTGGTTTTACCAGAAACATCAGTTTGTCCTTTGACATAATCTACTAGCGATGCTAGTTCATGGAATGTTTTATAAGCGTCTATATTGATTCTGTCTTTGATATGTTCTAATCCGTGTATTGGATCATTGATTTGTTTATATTTTTTTTCTTTGATGGTTTTAAAATCCTTGAGGTAACCGTCAACGATGTCTTTTCCTATGCCTTGTTGGATGAATTTTTCTCTTTGAGTTTTGAAGTCCTCATTAAAAAGTTGTTCTTCAGATATTAACCAATTTTTAAAATTCATAGTGTATTTATGCAATGGTAGTACGAATTAGTTTAGTTTTTTAGGAACTAGATGTAACATAATTATCGAAAAATATTTTTTCTGCTGTAGGTGGTTTTTCATCTATATTATTTTCTTCATAATGTTTTTTATATGACCATGCGATATCTTCTGCTAAGAATCTAGCAATTATTTTTTTATTTGCAATTACTACATCATATGGTTCTTTTTGATTTGCGTCTATATTAAGTATTCGTTCCAAAAATTGAAAAAGGTGATAGATTTCATATATACCAATGTTTCTTTTGACAGGTTTTTGCTTTAATTTATATCTATCTATATTATGGTCAGAATCTTTGTGATCAAGAAAAGTTTCCAATAAGCTTCCAACCTTGTTTGCATAACTATAAGAAACATTAGAAATTTTTTCTTTACGATCATCTATATCATGGATTATATTCCATTTATTATCATCTTCTTCATCTTTTTCACCTTTATATTCAAGTGAAATAAATGTATAAACATCCATAGTTTCCAAAAGATCTTTACTTTTAGTATTTACGATTTTATCTACTTTTACTGGTGGTTTAACATCTTCTTTTTTAATTTCTATATTAAAGTCTTCTATGAAATCGTTTTTTGTTGGTGGTTTAGGTAAAATGTCTTCCATTTTATCATTTTCGTAATAATCATTTTTATGATTTTGGTAATGTATTTCATAAGACTTAACAATTCGATCTAAGAAAGCATTGATAAATTTTTCATAATTTTCATATATTTCATTCAAAACAATTTTTTGTCCAGCATATTCTTTTCTAAAAGCTACTTTATCTCTTTTTATAATTTTGAATATCTCGTTAAGTTTTTCATAATCCATTATTCTACCATTTTTTATTTCTTTATCGTATTTTTTTTGATTACCATAAAATGCTTTTAAGATGTTCCATGCATGCCAATATTGATCACCAGCTTTGTTATCAATTTTAAAATTACGCAAATCAGGATCGTGATTATTAAAAAACTTTATATCACGAGCATAATATTTTTGTTCTTTTTTTCCTTTTAGACTTTCAAGTGTATCTATTAAAAGGTCTTTTTTTTGTTCGAGTGGGACTTCAGATAATCTGTCTTGTTTATGTAACAATTTCAAGTAATCCATATCAATGTCTTTATTTACAAATTCTTTATAAATATTACTTAAGTACCATTTGTACAACTCATTAGTATCAGTATTATCAGTGTGTGCTTTAATCGAAGTTAAAATATGATATCTTTTCCATACATCCATATGGAAAATTTTAAAATCAGTCTTTTCAAAAATGCTTAAGATTGATTTCAAGAATAATTTTTTATTATTTCTATTGTTAAAAAATTCAAGTATTTTATTGTAATTCATTATTTTATTTTTCCAACCTAGATTAGAACCATATGAATCAAAAGAATATAAATCATCTGGAATTTCGTATCCATTTTCTTTTTTTAATTTTCCATCTAGAATTTTTTCAAAATAATCTCTTTGAAAATCTCCAACAACTGAAATAAGATTAGTTTGAAATTCAATTGGTCTTTTTTCGTGATCTATTGTTTTTAATTTTTGAGTTTCTAAATCATCTTTTACTTTGAAAACTCCATTAAAATTAATTTTTTTATCTTTCATGGTGTTTTTTGTGATTTGTAATGGAGAAATTCCAGCAAGAGGCATATCTTTTTCTTCTAATGGATCTTCTGCTGGAAAATTCCCAAAATTCAAAGCTTTGTGAATTCTTTCTATTTCGTTTCCGTATCTATAGCTCACTTTTTCTTCTTTTTGTTTTTTGTATAAGTAAATTAATTGTCTTTCTAAGCTTTTCAAGTAAGCGTGAATTTTTTCTAAGTCTTGAATAAAATGGGTTATTTCGTGTTGAATTAATGTAATATAATCATATTTATGTTTTACATCAAGTATCTTTAAATCCAAAACAATTGTTCCTTTAAATTCCATTCCTTTAAAAATTTTCATACTGGGAAAGTCTTGAGCTTCGTAATATGCTGGGTAAGACTTTTGTTCGGCTTTTTCAAATTTTCTATATTTTACATTTAATGTTACTTTTTTAAAATAACCAATTAAAAAAGAAAATGATGTATCGTTGAAAAGATTTTCTTTTTCATTTATAAGTGGATAACTTTTTGTTGAAGCTCTAATTTCTCCAAAAGCTTTATATTCTTTTAATTTTTCAAAGTAGTCAGTTATTACTTGTGTATAAATTTTTGCTGATACTTTTATCATGCCTTCGTTTATTAGTAGCCAATTTTTAAATTTCATAATGTATTTATGCAATAGTAGGATGAATTAGTTCTGTTTTATTCTATTGTTTCTATCTTAGATGTTATCATTTCAAGTATTTTCTTTTTCCAAGAAATAGCTTTTTTGCTTATTTTCCTTTTAACCCCAGTTTTATTACATGCTGATAAAGTTGGTCTACAGGCTGGATATTTTCTTTTAGCACCTTTGCCAGCTTTTTTACGGCCACAAGAAACGAGTTTTCCTTTTTTGCTAGCTTTGCAGTCTATCCATCCTTTTCCTTTATTTCTATCAAACCAGCCTCGTAATCCTTTTTCTTTTTCTGCTTTAAATATATCTTCATTTAATTCAGTAGTTTCGTTTTTTTTAGAATTGCCCCAATTTTTTGCACCTTTTTTTCTACATTTAACCAGGGCCCCAGAACCGTAGGCCGAAGGCCACACATGGTATCTTCTTTTGACTTTATAATAGCAAGCATCTTTTTTTTCGAGGAATACAGTCCATTTTTTAAATTCATGATTGTAATCATATGACGAATTAGTTACGCTTTTATTATTTTCTATTTCGTTAATATATTCAATAAATGTTTTCATAGTTTATTTATGCAATAATAGTATGAATTATTTATGCTTATTACAATTTAATTTTTATCTTAGATAATCAGGCCCACCAAATTTACCTTTGCCTGTTTCAGAGTCATAATAACTTGTATCAATATTTGTTCCTTTCAACAAATCAGGATAATTTTTCTTATAAAATATATCTCTTGTCTGTTGATGTTTTTGTCTAAAGTCTTCTAGTTTAGTAGTTAAATAACTTTTAACATCTTGTGGAATATCTAAATTTCCAAATGTAATATTCAACATATTTTTAATTTCATACTTTGACATAACATTATGGTGTTCGCCAAAGTATTCAAGTATTTCTTTAACCTTATCAGGAACAGCTTTTGTTTTGACTAACGCATTTGCTAAAGTTTCTGGGTTTATTTCGGATAATTTATCTTTACTTGTTCGAAATTTTAAAGATATTAATATATCTTCTGCATCTTTTGAATTTGCTATAATATCGTCTATGCCTTTAAACTTATTAAGATCAGTTATATCAAGCCTCATGGCAGGTACACCTAATATAATTTTTTGTGGTGGTGGCATATCTAATTGTTCGTTATAAGGTTTTTCTTTTAAGAATTGTTTAAATGTTTTCATAGTTTATTTATGCGATAGTTACGCTTTTTAAAATCCATAATTAATTATTTATTAGATTCTTTGTTTTTGTTGTATGATAGTTTTTGCTTGCATTACTGCGTCATAAATTCTAGAAAGCATTCTTCTTTTTATTGTTTCATCTCCTATATCCATATATTTATATATTTTTACAACATCTTTAGGAATTAGAGGGTATAAAACTATGTTTGTATTTCTATATTTTTCGGTGCTTTTAATGAAATCTAGTATTTTTTCTAAATCTTTATGTGTTTTTTGGTGATCGTTACTTTCATTTGCGTAACTTATAATTCTTTGTGTAATAGTTCCACTATATGCATCTATTTCATTAGGGTCGCTGTAATCGCCATCGGAATGTTTTTTCGATATTGCTTTTATAACTTTTTCATCGTGATTTTTTATATCAACAGCATGAATGAACTCATGTATAAGCAAACCTTTTACAGATTCTATAGATATTTCAAGTTTAGTAGATCCATCTTGTAGTTTTCCCCACCAGAATGTATTTACTTTAACTTCGTTGTCGGAAAATTGACCAAAATTTGTTTTATAATTGCAATCAAGAACTACAGTTATAGGAAAATATTTTTCAGTCTTTCTATCTTTAACACCAGTTATTTCGTAATCAAATCTATCATAACTTTTTGATTTAATCGGAACTTTAATATGCCATTTTTTATTTAATTTTTTAATTTCGGAACATTGGTACAACAGCCCGTCAGGATTTTTTTTACTATCGATCATTATCTTTGTAATTTCTGGTGTTATTTGATCGATAAAGCTCAACACTTCTGGTGGTAGAGTTATAGCTTTAGATTCATTTAGTAGCCAGTTTTTAAAGTTCATAATTCGATTCTTTGTTTTTTAAAGTTTAACTTGCAATTTTCCTTGCTGTGTTTTTCCGATAGAAATTATATCTCCATCTTTTAAAGGTTTTATCTCCGATGGTTCCAATGGAATTCCATTTAAGTTTGTTGTGTTTTTTGCTCCAACAATTTGTGTTATGATCCAATTTGTTTGAATTTTTTCTAATCTAAATTGACTACTGGCGTAAAACTTTACTGACATTGGAAGTAGATCAGTTAAATTTCTTTGTCCAAACTCATCTCTTTTGTCAACAATATATTTTTTGTTATTTTCTGATGATATTAGTTTCAATTTATCTGATTCACCTTTAACAATTTTATTTTTTTCTTCAAAATTAAATTGAAAACAAACATTGCTTACTTTTTTACCGTTAAAACAAAGTTTACTATTATTTTTTATTTTGTTAATTTCTTTTACAGGTGTTCCGTCAATATTTGGGATTTCATACATTGAATTTCCAAGGTAACCACCACTATTAAAATTTTCTTTTTTAAATTTTAAGTTCCAAGTTTTATTTTCATAAGAAAATATAAAGACTGGATCTATGACTGATTTGTCTGAATCCTTAGAACCTATGGCTTTTTGGGTATTGAAATCCCATTTTACACCCGTTTTTAGGGGTGTCATCAAAAGGTGATAAACGAAAGGTGATTCTTTAACAGTTAGAGTTTCGCCACCTGTAGGTGTGATTTTTAGTTCTGGAATTTCAATACCATATTTAGTTTTTTGATCTTGTGGACTTCTATAAATACTTTTGATGCTTGCTTTTTCGGTTGACTTTATCCAATGTTCACTATTTTTATCTTTTAATTTTTCCATTTTTTGTATATCGTCAGCTTCAGCTTCTGCATATGCTAAAAATGTTATTGTTCCGTCTTCGATAGGATTAAATTTTAACAAACAATATCCATATCTATTGTCACGATAAATACAACCTTTAAAAGATTTACTTTTATCTAGCCATTTTTCATTGTCATTTAAAAAATCTATTATCTGTGGACTGTTGACTTCTTGATATTTATCCCATTGTTTTAGTTTAATTTCCCACTCTTCTTTATTTTTTTCTTTGAATTCTTCTAAAGCGTTTAACTTTTCTAATTGAGAACTTATAATATATTGATCTCCATGTATTTTAATGGCATGTTGTTTTCCTAAAACAATATATTTATCAAGATCTTGTACTTTCCATTTGGTTACGAAAGCTCCAAATTCCTTCATGTCTTCAACGAATTGACCATCAATGGTAGTAGTGGTATACAAACCACTACCGTAATTAATTCTTTTTCCAATATTGAATTTAGTAGTCAAAAGTGAAAAAATTGCTGAAATAGTTGGAGTTCTGTGAAATATTGTTGCTGTATTATTTTGGTAAATTTCCTCGTTTATAATCCAATTTTTAAAGTTCATAGTTTAGTGTTCCAAGCAATTGCAATTATTTATTAGATCTGCCAATAAAAATTTCAAAGTAAAGTACATTACAAAAAATGAGATTATAAAGAACATTAATGTTTTAAATATCTTCACTAATTTAAATCTTTCTTGTATTATCTTAATAAACTTGGATCAATTAATGTTCTATCTTTAAAAAAATCATTTATTCCATTCCAATCTATTGGTTTATCTTCTTTTGGAGTTAAAATAGTTCTTCCTCTTCCTAGAAAATCTGTTTCTTGTGGATTATCCCAAGAATTACCAATATCTGGATTGCCAAAAGTTCCAGTACCTTTTTTGAATAGATCTTTTAGATATTCTCCAGCTTCTCCAGTTTTATCATTAATTTGTGATGCAGTATCAACTACAAAACCATTGAATGCTTCATAAGCTTTTTCTAGAATTGCTTTAATTTTATCTCCAGCTAAAGAAACTATCCACATAACTATAGTTTTAATTATAGTACCAGCCCAGCTTAGCAACTGTGCTATTATCCCAGTTTTTATACCTAAGTAGAGCAATGCACCAATAACAACTAACAAACCTAATTTTTTAACAGAACTTTTTAAAAATTCTATAATAAATAATTTTTTATCTTTTTCTTTTACTTCACTTTCAACATCTTTAGGTTTGCTTGATCCAAGTAAGCCAAGCATAGATGGTAATAAACTTAAAAATTCATTTACTTGAAAATTTTCTTTTAACAAACTTTCACAATACAATTGTTTTCTTGAAATATCAATAGTTTTAATTAGATCTTCTTCAATTAAATAAATTTCAAAACTTTTCATAACATGTTCCTTTTCTTAATATAATCTATATATAAAGTAATTTTTTAAATTGCTCATTAATCCAATAAAATGTTTTTTCTATTCCATCTTTTAACTTACAGCTTGGCTTCCATCCAATATTATCAAATAACATTTTATTATCAGAATTCCTTCCTCTTACTCCAGTTGGCCCTTTTATGTTGTTTATAGTTAATTTTTTCCCTGATATTGCAATGATCATATTAGTTAATTCATTTATTGAAATAATTTCATCTGATCCAATATTAACAGGCCCAATAAAGTTTGATTCGATTAGCTTTTCTATACCTTCTAAACACTCATCAATATAAAGAAAAGAACGAGTTTGTTTTCCATCTCCCCAAACATCAATAACAGAATTTGATTCTGCTACTTTTCTGCACAATGCTGCTGGAGCTTTTTCTTTTCCGTTATTCCAACTTCCTTCAGGGCCAAAAATATTATGAAATCTAGCAATTCTAATATTTAATTTATAATTTTTATGATAAGAAAGATAAAGTCTTTCGCTAAAAAGCTTTTCCCATCCATATTCACTATCTGGAGAAGCTGGATAAGCTGAATATTCTGAGCAATTTGGATTTTTTGGATCTAATTGATTATAAGCAGGGTAAATACACGCAGAAGAAGAGTAGAAAACTTTTCCAACTTGTGTCTTAACACACCTTTCTAAAACATTTAAATTAATTAATGCTGAGTTAGTCATAATATTAGCATCATTGTCGCCAGTAAAAATATAACCAGCACCTCCCATATCAGCTGCGAGTTGGTATACTTCATCAAATTTACTGTTAAATATTTCATCGCAAAAAAGTTGCTGTTTTAAATCCCCGATTATAAAGTTATCTGCTAAGGTATTTGAATATTCAGGATATTTTATATCAACACCTGTAATATAACAGTCTTTCATTTTTAGTTTTTTTACCAAATGAGATCCAATGAAGCCTCCTGCTCCTAAAACTAATATTTTCTTAACAAAAGACATTTATTTTTCTCCAATTTGGTTTAGTTACATCTTTTTGAATGTGATTTGGTTTTGGAAAAATAGAAGGGAACCAAGGATCTGGACAAGTAATATTTTCTTTTCGGCTTAAATATGCACCCATCCATGAAAAGCTACTATTAGCAATTATATGTTTTTCGCATTTTGTCATCATATACAAAGAGATGTATTCATTTTCTTCAACAATATTAAAGTTTTTTTTATTTTTAAAATAATCTTTTACAAAATTAACATCATCTGAAAAAACCAATACTTCTTCGTCACCTTCTATAGATTTTTCATAATATCCTTCTTTTATTAAATCTCCCAGATAAGGACTGCGTAAATAATCTGTTCTTCTAACATGAATGCTAGTAAGTGGATTTTTATATTTTGATAATTTATTATTTGCTTCTTCAACAATATTATTTTTAAAATTTAAACAATCTATTAATTCTTTTTTATAGTTATCGAAATAAAGATATGATTGAAACCATCCATGGAATTTTGTATCGTCTGGTTGCTTTAAGATATTATTATCAAAGTTATAACAACCACTTAGTTCTTCATAAAAATTTAACTTTTTGTTTTCTACAAAATCAAATATTTTAACATTCTTAATATCAAAACAATTCCAAAATTGACAATTGTTATTTAATGGCAAACTTATTTCATAGCCTTTTGATTTATGTAAGCTAAATAAAAGTGCAAATTGAAATATTTGATTTCCTAGTCTACCTGATGTCCCAAAAAGACTTATTGTTATCATAAATCATTTACCTTTTTTTATAAAAAGGCCATCTCCCCATGTTCCTCCCGCCCAATTATGTTCAACGAATTCAAATCCATAAGGACTCAAGAATTCAATCAGCTGTTCTATTCTTGTGCAGTTCTCATACAATTCATCTCTGTTAATCTCAGATATTATATAATCAATATTTTCAAGAGTTTTTTCTGCACCTTTAAAAACTTCTAATTCATATCCTTGAACATCAATAACTATAAAGTTATAGTCAGTCAATTCTTCTTCAAAAGAATCCAATCTCATCATGTCAACAATTTCAGTGTTTTCAAAAACTATATTTGGATATTGAATCAAGTGAAGTTTTGGTTTTAATATTGAACTTGATTGTCCTGAGTTTTTTTTTTCAACATACATGCTTATTTTTTTATTTTCATTACCCAATGCTTTTTTAACTAAGGTATGTTTTGGTTCTATATTTTTTTCTAAAACTGAAAAATTAGAATTTAAAGGTTCAAAAAAAATTCTATTTTTAATATCAATTGAATTATAAAGATTGTTTTCTTGTCCATGATGTGATCCAATATGGATAACGCCTTTTATTTTCATGTTATATTTTTTAATTAAACCAATTAAATCAAGAAGCATTTTAAATACCTTTCAAGAGAATTTTTTATATCGTAGTATTTATGATTGTTTAATAAAATTTATACATTTTTCAACAAGTTTACATTTAATGATTTCAAAGTCTTCTTTGTAAGATAATATTTTTTTATATCCAGATATTCGTTGTGGCCAAAGATTTGGCATTTGAAATAAAACAGGCGTTCCAAATGCTAGGCATGGTAATGCACAGTGTAATCTAGAAGTTACTACCAATTTAGCTTTTTTATAAAGATCTAGTCTTTCTTGTGCAATAATCAATCTTTCTTGTGGTGTAAATTTACATAAGTTTTCCATATAGTGTGATAATTGTTTTTTTTCGCAGTTTAATGAATCTACGAATATAATATTGTTATTTCTTGGCCCATAATAGGCAGGGAAAGTTAAAGTAAGGCAGTAAGATAGGTAGGTATTTTTAAATCCATTACTTTTAAGAAATTTAAGTGTCCAATTATCTCTAGCTCCAAAATCTAAATTTTTGCAATAATTTATAGATTTTTTTGATAAGAATGTGCTAGAAGCTTCTTCGTTTATATGCATGCTTGTTAATAAAGGTATAATATTTTTAGGAGGAGGCCAAGCGTTTTTATTGTGAGTCCACCAACCATTAAGAATGGTCTTTATATTAGATTCTTTTTTAAATTCATGAATAGAGTCTCGTTCTATATAGTGGTTTATGTGTGGTAAGAATTGTTTTGCTGCTAAAGCTTGAATATCGTCACCAAGGTTACAAGTATTAGCGTACATTAATCCATATTTAGACATTAGCATCTTTGATTGCATTTTTATTTGTTATTTTCATTGATTTACTTTCTTTCTTGTGTAAAATTCAATGTAATTAAAATATACAAGCTACATGTTTTACATGTAGCTTATATATTGTTTTAATTCTAATAAAATAAATTATTAAAATTAGAATGAGATAAATTTATTTGCTCCAACAGTATCATCAACGCAGATATACATAGCTGAATTCTTGCTATCAATTTGTATACCAGTATTCTTGGTTCCATCAAGATATCCATCTGTTGGTGGATAAACATAACATTTGTTACTAGAATCTGTGTTGTTGAGAATGATAGTTATGCCAACTGGGGTTTCCGCCAAGCGAACACCCTTACTATCACTGTCTGATACTACAGTCAAAATAGAATTGACAGAAACCGATGGAAGAGCGATGGCATCTCCAGCAGTTGCACCAGTAGCCGTATAACTAGATCCTATTACATAAATATTATTACCAGTAGCACCAGTAGCACCAGTAGCACCAGTAGCACCAGTAGCACCAGTAGCACCAGTAGCACCAGTAGCACCAGTAGCACCAGTTTCACCAGTTGTACCAGTTTCACCAGTTGTACCAGTTTCGCCAGTTGTACCAGTTTCGCCAGTTGTACCAGTTTCGCCAGTTGCACCAGTTTCACCTGTTGTACCAGTTTCACCAGTTGTACCAGTTTCACCAGTTGTACCAGTTTCACCTGTAGTGCCAGTTGTACCAGTTTCGCCAGTTGCACCAGTTTCACCAGTTGTACCAGTTTCACCAGTTGTACCAGTTTCACCTGTTGTACCAGTTTCACCTGTAGTGCCAGTTTCACCTGTAGTGCCAGTTTCACCTGTAGTGCCAGTTTCACCTGTAGTGCCAGTTTCACCTGTAGTACCAGTTTCACCAGCAGTAGCACCAGTAGCACCAGTTGTACCAGCAGAGCCAGTCGCACCAGTTGTCCCTGCACCAGTAGCACCAGTTGTACCAGTTGTACCAGTTGTACCAGTAGCACCAGTAGCACCAGTAGCACCAGTTGTACCATTTGTTCCTGCACCAGTAGCACCAGTTGCACCAGTTGTTCCTGCACCAGTAGCACCAGTTGCACCAGTTGCACCAGTTGTTCCTGCACCAGTTGTACCAGTAGCACCAGTTGCACCAGTTGTTCCTGCACCAGTAGCACCAGTTGTTCCTGCACCAGTTGTACCAGTAGCACCAGTTGTACCAGTAGCACCAGTTGCACCAGTTGCACCAGTTGTTCCTGCACCAGTAGCACCAGTAGCACCAGTTGTACCAGTTGTACCAGTTGTTCCTGCACCAGTAGCACCAGTTGCACCAGTTATACCAGTTGTACCAGTTATACCAGCAGAGCCAGTCGCACCAGTTGCACCAGTTATACCAGTTGTACCAGTTATACCAGCAGAGCCAGTCGCACCAGTAGAGCCAGTTTTACCAGTAGCACCAGTAGAACCAGTTGTACCAGTTTTACCAGTAGCACCAGTAGAGCCAGTCGCACCAGTAGAGCCAGTCGCACCAGTTGTACCAGTTTTACCAGTAGCACCAGTTGTACCAGTAGCACCAGTCGTACCAGTAGAGCCAGTCGCACCAGTTGTACCAGTTTTACCAGTAGCACCAGTAGAACCAACAGTAGCACCAGTAGGGCCAGTAGCACCAGTTGTACCAGTTTTACCAGTCGCACCAGTAGAACCAACAGTAGCACCAGTAGGGCCAGTAATACCAGTAGCACCAGTAGAACCAGTTTTACCAGTAGCACCAGTAGAACCAACAGTAGCACCAGTAGGGCCAGTAACACCAGTAGCACCAGTAGAACCAACAGTAGCACCAGTAGCACCAGTAGCACCAGTAGCACCAGTAGCACCAGTTTTACGATTTTTACGAGCAGAAAGAATAGTAGTATCAGTAGTGCCTGCAAAAGTAGAAGGGTCTGATACTACTACTATAACTTTGTTAACAGCTTTTTTATCTGCACCATCAATTACTCTAATGTTAAATTGAAAAGTACCAGCAACAGTTGGTGTTCCTGATAAAACTCCACTACTAGATAGTGTCATGCCAGGTGGCAAATTTCCATTAGCTTTAGTCCAAGATATCGGACGAACACTATCTTCACTGAAAAACTTAAAACTAACCGCCTGATTAATTGTTAAGTTATAATGAACAGGTTGAAATATAAGTGGCACAGAACCTCCTTTGGTTAAAATAAATTATTTTTATAACAGTATATATTAAAAATATATATTATATTTAAAAAGAAAGATAATAAATGAATAAGTTAAATGAAGAAATGTTAAGATTATCTGGGTTGCTTACAGAGCAAGAAGACTTATCAATAGAAGATTTTGCAAAGAAGAGAGAAGAGGGAGCAGAGAAAATTGCAAACAATGCAAAAGAAAAAGGTGGAATTGCATTATTGACTTATGATCATTTTCATGTTAAGTTAGCATATTACAAAAAAGCATCAGCAGGTAAATTTAATCGTAAGAAATTTCAAGATGAATACAAAGAATTATGTTCCGAACTACATTCACACATGAATAAAATTTCTGAGATGGATCAATCTGATTTTCAAAAGTTAGTAGGTAAAATAGAAGTTGTAGGCGAGTTATTAATAAGAAATAAAAGGAACAGTAATGAAAGTTAGATTTCATTTAGGCAAGGGTAAGAATTTCAAGAAATGGCAAATAACAGATGACGATGGTATTAAAAGTTATTTTGATCCTATGGCCGTAAAGTTAACTTTATATAATTGTGTTTTGTGCAATAGTAAAAAAACAGCTAATAAGATTTATAAGGGTGGTAGTAAAACTGTATGTTCTTGGATTAAATGTGAGTGGGTAAAGATAGAGTCTGCAACAGATATTAGTGGCAAGTGTATATTTTACAATCCAAGAGTAAATCCATATTGGTATGATGAAAAAGGAACGGATATAGATGGCGAGCATTACGATACATTAAAAACAAATGGTAAAAATGTATTTGTGAATTATTAAATAATTAATATATATTATGTTGTTTTTAAAAAATATCAACAAAGAAAAGAGTAAACTATGACATTGAATACTAGCGGTTTTTTATTTGGTTCTGGTTTAAATGATGGTGGTTTCCCACCAAAAGGAGATCAAGCAAACCACAATGGAAAACTTGGAGATAACACAATAGTACATAGAAGCTCACCAGTACAAACAATTGCTAGAGGTAATAACTGGAAACAGGTTTCTTGTGGATTTGGACATACAGCAGGTATAAAAAGTGACGGAACATTATGGTTGTGGGGTTATGAACCACTAATAAAAAGAACAACGACTGGAAAGCTTGGTGATAATACAGTAGTTGGTAAATCATCACCAGTACAAACAATTACTAGAGGTAATAACTGGGAACAGGTTTCTTGTGGAGGTGCACATACAGCAGGTATAAAAACAGATGGAACATTATGGTTGTGGGGTGATAACGGCTATGGTCAATTAGGCGTTGTCAACACCTTGACCTCTTCTAGAAGTTCACCAGTTCAAACAGTTACCTTTGGAACAAATTGGAAGCAAGTTTCTGCTAGTGGTGGGGCACACACAGCAGCAATAAAGACAGACGGAACATTATGGTGTTGGGGAATAAACTTCGATGGTCAACTTGGCGACAATACAAATGGTTACAAAAACTCACCAGTTCAAACAACAGCACTTGGAACAAATTGGAATCAAGTATCTTGTGGTGGTCTTCACACAGCTGCGATAAAAACAGACGGAACATTATGGTGTTGGGGAGAAAATCCTTATGGGCAATTGGGCGATAACACAAGAACAAATAGAAGCTCGCCAGTTCAAACAATTGCATTTGGAACAAATTGGAAACAAGTTTCTTGTGGTCATAGGCACACAGCAGCAATAAAGACAGACGGAACATTATGGTGTTGGGGTAATAATGATCATGGTCAGCTTGGTACTGGCAAACCTGGACTTCAAACAAAATCATCACCAGTACAAACAACAACATATGGAACAAATTGGAAACAAGTCTCTTGTGGATGGAGTCACACAGCAGCGATAAAAGCTGGTCAATTGTTTTGTTGGGGTACTAATACCTTTGGACAATTTGGAAATAATAAATTCGGTAATGATTTCCAAAAAAAGGGAAACCTAAATCCAATAAGAGCATTTGGAACAAAAAAAGGATTTATAAGTGTAGATGCAGGTTATGAGGTTACTATGGCAATAACCGTTGTTTAATAAATATTAGAAATTAATAAATAATAAAAGAATAATGAAGAAGGAACGGACATAGATGGCGAGCATTACGAGACATTAAAAACAAATGGAAATAATGTATTTGTGTAATAAATCAATTTCTATTTTTAAAAAATCTTAAATCATTTAGACCATGTACTTTTATGTTTTTTTTTATCTCGCATAACTGGGCCATCTGGAAGTACAGCCTTTGTATTTCCTGCCAAGAGCCATCGTTTACCAAAATCCCATTCAAACCTAAATGGCCAGTGTTTTGGTGATGTAGAAAAATCTCCAATATTATAGTGACTTACACGGTTTATAGAAGGCATCAATGAATACAAAGGCCATTTACTAATAGCAGTATTAGTATAAGAATTGTCGAATTTAGAAGTTTGTTCATGAAGGTATTCATAGGTTCCAGCAGAAGGATAAATTTCATAAAACATAGTTCCTTTTGCAGTTTTTTTTAGGTAGCGAGGGTGAGCATTTGAATCGATCCAACTTGGTATTCCATTCTCCTCTGTACATTGTAACTGTGTGATATTTGTATGATGCATAATATCAAACATGCGATTTAAACATGGGTTTTTGCAATACCACGATTCTTCCCAATGAATCCAATATGTATATTTTTTAATTTCTTCAAGAATGATATTAAGTGAGGATGCTTGTCCAATCTCTTTTTTACACTTTTGAATTAATTCAATAAATGGATATTTTTCATGAACAGCAGCTGCCCAATCTCTTTTTGGGTACATTGAATATTCATTGACAATTATCCATTTTTTTATTTTATCTAAAGTATTTTTTTTGTGATTTTCCAAAATACTGTCAATTGCATTACAAAAAAAATTCCATTTATCTTGTAATTCAAAGTCAAAAAATGTTGTACATGTAAAAATAGTATTTTCAATTTTCATAATTTACTTTTTGTACTCTATTGAGTAGCCATCGTTTTCTTTAAGGTTTGGTTTATTGTTTTTAAGCACATTTAATGCATCTGACACTTTAATAATTTCAGCACCAATAATATTAACATCACGATCCCAATTTATCTCTTCTGGGTGTCCAATCTTTCTATGTGGGAAAGTATTAGTTTTAAATTTAACAGCAACTGCTGGGTTTTCTTTTGTTTCATTTTCTTTAACATGATTAATTTGTACATCTTCTACAAGATATCCAAAGTTTACTGATATAGCATAAGCACCGAAATACAAATATCTTTCGTGTGGTGGTTTAGCCAATATTTTTTTAGTTTCTAGTATTTTCAATGCTCTATCTTTTAAAGTAAAATGAATAAATGAATCATCTTTTAATTTAGTTGTTATCAAATAATCTGTAGAAGATTCATCTTCCCAAGATTTTGTTAAGGTTGATTGCGGTTTACTTTTCAACCAATTTAGAAGATCATTAGATTCATTTTCCAGCCAAAGTTTAAATTTCATAATTTATTTATTCACAACTTGGTAAGCTATCTATAACACCATTTAAAATATAAACAACCTGAAAAGATATTCCAGTGTCTCTAAGGTAGTATCCTGTTGGAACTAATATGCAATCAGTATAAGTGGTTCCATAATAAACAGTTGCACCTACTAATAAACTCACAGCTTGATGAGTACTTCCTGAATGTCCATTAGCACTTCTGGCTGCACAAGCATCTTCCAAAGATCCTGTAAAATCTAATCCAGTATCAACATTTGTGCTTAATAGGTTAAAGTTGGTTAAGCCACTAGGTCTTTGACATGTCGGTTCTGCTGTCGTTGTAGTTGTTGTTGTTGTTGTTGTTGTTGTTGTTGTTGTCGTTGTAGTTGTAGGTGCTACTGTCGTTGTAGTTGTTGTCGTTGTCGGTTCTGCTGTCGTTGTAGTTGTTGTAGTTGTTGTCGTTGTTGTCGTTGTTGTCGGTTCTGCTGTAGTTGTTGTAGTTGTTGTAGTTGTAGTTGTTGTAGTTGTTGTAGTTGTTGTAGTTGTTGTTGTCGTTGTCGGTTCTGCTGTCGTTGTAGTTGTTGTAGTTGTTGAAGTAGTTAATTCAATCAATCCAAGAATGCCAGCTAAAGTTTGTACTTGGTTATCAAAAGTATCTCCATCATTTAAATTTCCTGAAATTTTTCGATCACCATTAGGAAGTACAGTTTCAATAGGCCCAAGAGTTCTTTGTTTAGATACACCATTAAAAAAGGAAGTATCTAAATAACCTTCGGTTCCAATATTAACTTCATTTGGAGTCAATTTAACTGTGTAATTTACTACTACTCCTCCTGCGTATTCCAAAGCATTAGCCATTATTGTTGCACCATCAGTAGCAGGATTCCAGAAATCAACTCTAACATCTGAAGAAGGCGGATAAAAATTTAATGCAACACATTTACCAGCTATTGGATCACCATTATCTTTATTTGATTTTTCTGCAATGAGAGGTGATCCATTAGTCCAATTCGCAATTAGAGTAGTGTATAGTGAAAGACTTCCTGTTCCATAATAACTAGAAGAACCGCCATCAAATGTAGTAACCCCAACCATAATAGGATGAGATGGAATAAATACGGTTCCAAGATATAATTGAGTTCCTTGATCCAGTGTAACTGGATCAATAACATAGTATCCTTCATCATGCCATCTTCCATCCAAATAGCCTAATGAACCTGCTGTTTCAAAAACCGAGGCAACAACTCCCCTTCCAGTATCAATGTAATCAGCAATTGTATTTCCTAATTTAACATTGTCATTGTAAGGTTCATCGTTAAAGACCAATAACGAGTCATAGTTCAACAAAGTTGAAAGGGTTGGTGTAGAATATACAACATCAACAATATCAATTAATTGAAATTTATTAGTTGCCATCAATTTAGTTTGAATATCTTCAAGCCAAGTTGTTTCGTCTACTGATCCTAGTATTGCTATGTTCATATAATTCCTTTAATTTATTTTATTCATGTTATATATTAATTTAAATTAAACTTTTTAAATATTGATTAAAAGATTCTTTGTTTAAAATAGGATAAACATCTGCTGGATAATAAGTATATTTTATTTCTTCTAATAAGTTTTGAAAATTTTCAGTATTTGATTCGCTGGAAAATTTGGTTAAAATATCATTTAGTAATTTTTTGTTTAAAACAATTCTTATATCATCTGAATAATAAATTTTATTTAACAAATAATTTTTGTCTTCATTGCTTTCAAAAGAAGATTTAAAATCATCCCAAATTTCATCTGACATACTTTGTTCATATGCATTTCTTAAAGCATCAGTAATGTGCTGCATGATATCATCTTTAAAATATGAATCTGCTAATTCTAGAATATCTTTTGGTTCTTCTAAAGAAACATTTTCATTTTTTGCTAGTTTTTTAATTTTTTCAAAATTAAATTCATCAATATATTCAATTGCTTCTTTTATTTCTTCGCCTGATATATCTATATCTATATGATCCATCATTTCATCTAAAAATCTAAAATTAAGGTTTCTTTTTATATTTGAACTAGTAAATTTATTCATCCAAGATAAAAATTCTTCAGTGCTTTCAAATTTACTATAAACAAAATCTTCATGTTCATCTAAAGTAAATTGTTCATCTAAGATATATTCTATTTCATTAATTTTTTCATTATCAGGAAGCTTCAACAAGGAATTAATAAATTCTTTTTTATAAACATTAAAATCTAAGTTTGGTTTTATTTTCAACAAGGCTTCTTTATTACTTAAATCATCTAATGAAAAATTATTTTCTGGAGCATGTCCACCACCTCTTACTGATAGTATTTTATTGTTTTTAAGCAATTCTATAATTGGTAAATGATATTTAGGTGATGGTTTATCATTGCCTCTGCCTTTCATTTCGCCTAAAACGCCTCTATTTTCAATAAATGTAAGGTGTGGTATATTTTGTGGATCTCTCAAAGATAGTATATTATCTCCTGTTTTAGATCCAGCATTACCACAGTGACCCATAGAGTTTGCTTCTTGTTCACAAGAAGCTTTATTTAAAGAAACCCATCTCCATGCTTTCCATTGAGATCCCAAGTGAGATAAATCAATAAATGTGTCAGCTTCTCTAGCTGGTTTTATTTTTTTAACTTTTAATTCTTCATGCCACAATATACTTTCTACTTCTAATTTTTCAAACGAAAACTCAGGATTGTTTAATTTAGATGTCAAAGTATTATTATCTTTGTTTGCAACCAAATAATCTTTAAAAGTATTTATTTTAGTAGACATATTGCTATCAATAAAATTCTTTATGTCAGGTGAAACAGTTTTTTCTTTTGCATTAAAAGCATGAAATGCAAAATAATTTACATAAATTCTTTTTAGTTTTTCTGATACATTAGGAGGCAAACTGCTGATTTTCTTAAAAGCAATATTATATGTTTTTTCAAAATCTTTATTATTTTTAAATTTCTTCAAAGATTGAGAAATTGATACAGATTCAATTAGTAATAACCATTCTTTAAATTTAATTATTTTCCTTTTATGTGATTGAGTGCATCTTTTGTCAAAATACTTAATTCTAAACTTTTCCAATTTTCTTTTTTGTTACGATATTCATCGTCACGAATTGCACCAGAATTACCAGTAAGAGTATCATCGTGTCCTAAATATAGTTCTTTTAGTGCAGCAATGTTTGCAAGGTGATATCTATCTAATTTTCTTTGCGAAATATTTTTAATTACATTTACTACATCTTGAATTCTAGGATCGTTTTCTTTTAAATCAGTTGCGTTTGTTAATGTTTTTTCAACAGCCATTGAAGTTTTTGTAGTAGCCATTGAAGGTTGATCAAAAACAGATTTGTAAGGGTGAGGAAATTTTGTTGGCATATAAGATTTCATGCTACCATCACCTTCTGAACTTTTAACTATAGCTGGTGGTGGCATATCCATCTGTTCGTTATGCATTTTTTGTTTTAAGAATTCTTTAAATGATTTCATGATATTCCTTGTTTAAATTAATAAGTTATTTATGCAATAACCATATAAATTATTTATAAGTTTACGAAATTAATGTTAGTAAGCTATATTTGTTATTTAAACCAATAAATGCTAGAATATTATTATGAATAATTCATTATGTTTTAGAAAAGACAACAGATCTGAAGAAGTGTTTGCGAGTAATATTTATGATTATACTGAGAGAGAGTCAATTTATGGCGAGTGCTTAAGAATTGAATTTGAAAACAGAATGAAAACTAAAATAGTATTAAGTGAAAATGGAATTGATAATTCAGGTAACTTAATAGAAAATAATTTAAAGAATCACAATGTTGACAAAAAATACATAATAAATGGAAAAGAAGAATTAATAGAAATAAAAACTGCACCAGAGTTTTTAAATAATTTTTATTCATTCAAAGTGTTTTCTATAAAGAAGGCATGTGAACAAAATGCAAAAGTAGCTTTAACCAAATGCAAGGAATATTTTATATTTGGTAAAATATCATTAGAATGGATGCTAGAAAATCTACCTCACAAGATATATTCTGGATTTTCTCCGAATGACATAGCGGTAAGAATTTACAAAAATCAGATAAATGATTTAATAAATAAAAAATTAGTAATACATAAAGAATGGTGTGAAGATTCAATGAAGAATATAGAAAGATACAAGGTTGTATTAACAAGGGAGAAACAAAAAATTTAAGCGAAGGAATATTACAATGGAAAAAGATGACAAAGATGTTTTAATGATTTTCTTTATAATTTTATTTTTCTCAGTAATGTCATATTTATCAGGTTTTTACAGCAGCAAAGCATATAGTATAAAAGTAGAAATAGTTAAAACTATAGAAAAAATGATAGATAATATTTCAACAAGCCCAAGTTTAGATCCATTAACAGAAAATGAGTTTAATGATCTACAATCATTACTCAGAGTTAGAAAAATGCTTGGTAAATAAAAATTCAAAGTCTTATGCAATATTTTTTTTTATCAATTGAAAATCACCGTCATTATAAGATTCATATCCTAGTTTTTCATATATTTTAGGTATTTCTTTTTTATTTATTCTATATTGTAAATTTGATCCAATGCCAACAATATCATCTGGTAAATATTTCAATAATGTTTTATAAAGTTTAGTTCCAAAGCCTTTATTTTGGTGTTCTTTATGAAGAGATATGCTAGAAACTTCAGCGTATTTAATTTTATCGCCATTTATTTTTTTTGTAGATATTTTTGTTTTAAGTGAACCAATTTGTTTCCAAGGTTTTTCATCGTGCATTAAATAAGTGTTGAAATAATTACTAGTATTATAAATTGTTATTCTATAGTTGTCTTCTTCCCATGCAATTGGAGATCCAGAATCATCTCTTGGTAAAGATGAAATTAATTCTTCTGTCATTATCCATTGTTTGAATTTCATTCTTCTTTTTTCAATCTTCTATTTAATACTAAAATTAAAGAATCTAATGTATTTTCAGTAACTGTATTAAAGTAAAATTCTTTAGTTACCACAACATCATTGTTTACTTTTTTATATCCATAATCAACTGTTTGCACAGAAACAACATCTGCTTTTCTTTGTTTAACCCTAATAAAAGCAGATTCTTGAATTGGTTGATTGTCAAAACCAAAAAAATCAGCTTGCTTTGTTTGTCTTAAGACAGTTAGACCTTTTTTTTCAAAATATTTCAATATTTCTTCTCTTAACATTCCAACGCCAGTTTCTTTTTTAATTGGTGATCTTTTAAATTCTAAGCTTATAGATCTATAGTTGTTATTTTTATTTAAAAATGTTAAATATGATTCAAAATATTTTGAATGGCCAATATCAATTAAGTTATTTGGAAAATTAGGAATATTTTTTTTAATTATATCAAATAATTTTTCTGGTGTAGTATCTTCAGGAAGAGCAAATTGTGATTTCTTTACACCATAAGGGCCAAACCCAATTTTTACACCACGATCAAATCCTGTGTATGGGTAATGAGTAAACAATACCATTCTTTTTTTTTGTAATGTTTCTTTACACCAATCCATAACATCTTCTTCGGTTACAGTCTTAGAATCTTTTGGTCTGCCTTTTTTAAAACCACCATAAGAACCAGATGGTTCTTTTGAATAATTACTTGATGTTTTTTCTTCTAACGGTAAAGGCTTGCCTTGTTCTACAAATTTACTTAATATGGTATTTGCATTATTGAGTTTAACCATCATTTCTAAAGCATTTTCATTACCAATATTTAGATCGGGGTGATATTTTCTGGAAAGTTCAAAAAATTTCTTTCTTAAATCTTTTGCATCTATAAGTTTACCTTGTAAACTTTGCAGTTCCATAATTTTCATAGCTTCCCAAGGATTCATTTCAATTGTAGCCTCATTAAACCATTGTTTAAATCTCATGTTGTATATATTTAAAATAACTTATTTCTATTATAATATTCCCATTTATAGCCAGCATAAAAAGTATTTTTTTCTAATAAGTTTTTACAAATACCAATGGAATTACAATTATTTTTAATTGCAGCCGTTTCAACACAATCATAAATTTCTAAAAATTCATTATTTGAAGAAAATTTTACTACTTTTACTTTATTTAAAGACTGCAAAAGAAGCTTGCTTTTGTTATCTTGCAATTTAAGAAAATTAAAATTATGACTACAGTTTTGCGAAGGAGTACACCATTCTAAGTTTTCTACTCTATTATCCCATTTAATTCCATTGATATGATTTACTTGAGTATATTTATTGGTATTTTCTATAAAAGCTTCTGCAACTTTTCTATGAACTCTAAAAGAAAATTTATTTATTTCTGCGAATGGGTATTTTTGATGTGAAGATCTAAATTTAATATAACCTGTATTAGTAACATATGGCTTTACTATGTTTTCATTAATTATTCTCTGAGTAATTTTGCTTGAACCTTTTCTTCTAAAAATAGAAGTATTGTTTAATCTTTTTATTCTTCCTAAATTTGAAATTGCAAACCATTCTTCGTATTCGGGCAAAGACTTCCAAATTTCGGTTGGTAAATCTTTAATGTCTTTTATTAAATAATACTCAAATGGTTTCATATTATGAATATGAATTAATTATTTTTTAAATGTTTCTTTTTTCTTTTTTTCTTTTTTTTCTTATTTAAGCTCTCTCTACTTGCTTTAACATAAACCATATCTGATCCAGTTTGATTAGCAAGAGGAGGATATTGTCCAACTCCATTATATAACGGTGGATAAATTCCAACTATTTCTTCACCATAAAAGTCTTTTAAATATTCTTTAAATGTTTTCATGATTTATTTAGATTTAGTTTTATATTTTTTAGATTTAAAAATTGCAATATTTTTTGGTATTCCACTAGCAATCATTCTGCTTGTCATAACATCGGCAAAGTCAGCTTTTCCATCGCCAGTAATATCGCCAGCTACTTTCTTTTTGCTTTTCTTTTTGCTTTTCTTATTTAAAGTATTATGTTTTCTTGCTTCATTTAAATCTTTTTTACTCATTTCTTCAAGCCACACATTAAATGTTTTCATGTTTACCTTTCGTTAAGATATATTTATGCTTGCAAATAAAGGAATTTGACTTTTTATTTGATTTATATTTCTTTTAAACCAATCAGAAAATCTTTTTTCTGCTCCTTTAGCAGATCCTTCATCAGTTTTATTATTTTTTGACATATCTAAAGCATGTTGAGATTCATGAACAATAGTACTAGCTAATTCAAATATTCCTTCTGCGGTATCACCATGTTCAGAGACATGTTTTTGTACATTAACATGAATAACATCAGATGATTTTAGCATAGACACATTTATTTCTGGTATTTTTTGCTTAATTACAGCCAAAGGTATGCCTTTTATGGTATCTCTTGAAAGATTATCAATTGATTCTTTTCCAATTATATCATTACCAAAAATCATTTTAATTTTGTTTAAAATCTGAGGAGGTATTTGATTTGTTATTACTTCTTTAGCTTCTTTAGAATTATACAGTCCATAAACTCCTTGATTTAAAGTGGCTATAGTACTTACATTTAAAAGCAATTTATCATTTAAAGGCAAAGATTTGTCATACATTTGAACAAGTTTAACAGCATACTTTGCATTTTTATAAGCAGAATCAATTTGTCTCTCATCTACTTCTTCAGTGCCAAGAGTAATAGCTTCAAACCATAATTTAAAATTTAACTTCATTATTTATTTATAATGATAAGTTTTTTATTTATAATAATTTTTAATTATAATATTACATGGATTACGAAATTGACATTAACAGAAGAAGATTTTTATTATCAATACCGTTTTTTTTAAATATAAATTTTAAAAAGAATATGATAATTGAAGTTCATAGCGATAATGGAAGAAAAATCTTTTATAAAGATGCAGTAAAAATAGAAAAAGTTCTTTTAGAAGTAATTAAAGAACATTCAAATGCAACGATAATAGAAATACAATACTCCAAAAAAGATAAGTATTTATTTAAAAGAATATTTTGGAAAGTTCCTTTATTTGAAAATTTAAATTTATGGAGTAGAGAAAAATGGGACAATAATAAATGGGATGAAGATAGCATGGAGTTATTTTTTATTATTTTTTAAAATCAACCATTCTTTAAAAGATTTAAAATTTCTTTTTTTCTTTTTATTACATCCAAGATCTGACATAGCACCCCAAATTTGAAAATTTGGATTATTCTTATCTTTACAAGTTACAATTGATTCGCTTCCACCACCCATTATAAACCTTCTAAATTCTGTTCTTTATTTAAAGAATTTTTCAACCAATCGCAAACTTGTTCTAATGAAGTTTTAGCACCAGATACATGATCATTAGCCCAATCATGTCCATCAGAAAGTAAACTGTCTACTTCAGATGAATTCATTTTTAAAATTTCATCTATGCATTCTTTCACAGTTTGTAAATTTTGAAAAAACATATAGTTGTCAAGCTCATGTTCTTTTGAATTCTCTATAAGTTTTTCTTCTGAAATTACACCAGATAAATATAATAAATAATTGTTTTTCATGTAATTATATATTATGTTTTTATTAAAAAATATTAATTCTCAACGAGAATAACTTCGATTTGTTTTATTAAACGACAATTATCAAAATAATCATTTAAGTACGAAAAAAAACAAAAAATAATTATTAAAAGAAAAATTAATGAAGTTTTGCTATTTATTTTCACAATCAATTATCCTTGTTATATTTTTGCTGTCTTATTATCATATGAAAAAATAATAAAATAACAAAAAAATTATAATAAAAAATATAAATACATTGAAGAAAGGTATTTATGCCGTTTTTAAGTAAAGCTCAAATGAAAAAATGTTTTGCCACTGATGGTTTTGGTGGAAAAGTTGATTGTGATGAGTGGGCTAAAGAAACAGATTTTTCTTCTTTACCAGAAAAAGTAATAAAGAAAAAAATTAAATCATTTAAAGAATGGATAGAGGGAAAAAAATGAAAATGAACAAATGTACTGTACCAGCGTGGATTTTAACCAACCAAAGATCAGGATCAACTTTTTTAAGTAGTTTATTAAACTCAACAAATCAATTTTCTTCTACATTTAATGAACATTTTCATGAGCACCAAATTGGAATGGGAAACTACAAAGAGTGGCTACCATGTAATGCTAAAATATTAAAAACCCACTATAAAAATGTTTCTAGCCAGATTAAAAAAAATGTAATTAAAACTTATCATCCAAATATTAAGTTTATTTTATTAAGAAGAAAAGACCCAGTAGCACATACAATTTCTCAATATTTTCATAAAGGCTTAAGAGTTTCTTTTATTAAGAAAAACCAAAAAAGAAAAATGGAAAAATATGAAAATGCTAGTATTCCATTTAACAAACAAGAATTAATAAGTATTTATAAAGAAACTTTGTTGTTTTGGAATAATTGGGATGATTTTTTAGAAGGTGAAGATTATATTTGCATTTCTTATGAAAATTTTACAGAAGATCCTTTAAGAACAATGAATAGAATATTTGGATATTTAGATATGAAATTGCCAGTAGAGTGGAAACCAGAAAATAATATTTTAAAATTAGAAAATCCATTAAAAGAAGAATACAGAAAAAAATTAGATAAAATAATAAAAGAAGAAAGAATTAGATAAAATTAAATTTATTATCTTATTGTTTATCGTTTACAATGATTAAATTTCTTATCTCTCTTGCTTTATCATTTAAAATAATCAAATAATCATCTATCCAAATTAACTGATCGTGTAAATTTTTTATAGTATGCTTATTAATAAGAAATTTTAATTCTTTAATAATTAAAGAAAGTTTATTTATTTCAATATCATATTCTGTTTCTGTATCAATAATATCTGACAGATTTTTTTTAAAATCATACAATAAATTATAATTATTTTTAAAATTTAATACATTCAAATTAGTTAATAGACTTTGATGGTCTATAGAAACTTTAATAGTATTATTATAATTTTCTATTTTATCTAAAAATGTATTTGCTTCACTATAAAACTCTTTATATTTTTCACATTCTTCATTAAATGTTATAATTAAATTATTAAGAGAAATTCCAACTTCTTCATATTTAGATTCGATGCTATTTAAATAAAATTTATATTCTTCTATGCATTCACTTAAACTAGGATCAAATGTATCATTAGATATAGTAACATCGACTATAGCATTAGGCGTAGTAGTAACATCGACTATAGCATTAGGCGTAGTAGTAACATCAACTATAGCATTAGGCGTAGTAGTAACATCAACTGTAGCAAAGGTTAATTGTGGAATTACTTCAATAGAATTTGAATCATTTTCTTTTTTTACTTTTTCGAAAAAATCTAAACATTCTTGTTTGTGTAATTTAAAGCTTGAAAAAACATTATCAAAAACAATTTCTTTTAAATAATCAACTTCTTTTTTTAAGAAATTTTCTACAATGTTTTGCTTTGGTAAAGTACTAATATTTGAAATAAGATCATATTTTTCAGTGCTAATTTTTTCCAATATCATATTTAAATATTGGATTTTTAGTTTAAATCTTTTTATCTTATCTACATCTATATCTTCAGACATGCCAAAAGTACGCTGAAGTGTCTTTATTCTTTCGGTTAATATTATTTTATTATGAATTAAAGCTGCCAAACTATGTTTGTTTTCGTTTTTTATTAAATTTATCTTAATATTTAATTTTTTTATTTTCGATGTTTTATTAGTAAAAGAATTTAAAAATCTATCAAATTTATTTAAAGCTCCGACATTTTCTTTCTTTACATTCAAACCTTTGTAAATTAAATCTAATATTGTTTCCATAATAAATATTTATGTTCCAAGTTAAATTTTTATTTTAAAATATTTGACTGAGTTGGATTATTTTTAGGATTTGCACTAGGAGAATTTGGTATTTTAATTTTTTCATAATAAATAGTAAATTTTACATTTTGAAATCCAATTTTTTTCTCAGATTCAGTTGATTTAATAAAAACATTCAATAACCTTGAAAGTTTATCTTGATCGCCAAATTTCCAACTTGGAAGAAGTTCTCTTAAATCAAACTTAGTCAACAAAGGATTAATGTCTCTTTCTTCTACATCTACAAATACAGAAGTTTTTAAGTTAATTATATACTTCTCTTTAGAATCTAAGCGTTCTCGTTCTTGATTTTGTAGAAATTTTAAAAGTTCTTTTTTAATTGATGCTTTTATGGTTTCTGATGCTAAATCCAATCTTGTTATCTTTATTGGTAATTTAACATTAATTTCTATTTTTTCTTTTTTTACATCAATTATTGACTGAGATGTAACTTCAGCACCCTGAGCTTCAGTTGGGCTTACTAAGTATGATCCCATAGCTATAGTGCCAGCAAGAAATACATTTCTAAGCCAAGGTGGAATCAATCCTTCTTCAACTAGTTGGTCATAGAATTCTTTATCTTCAGATTCCAACCATACTTTAAATTTTAACATGTCTTTCATGTTTTATTTATCACTTAGAATTAATTTTATTAAAATATTTATTTTTGATTGATTAATTCTTCTTTTATTTTAACTAAAGAATCAAATGCTTCTAGGAACAAATCCCTATCAAGTTTTTGCAAATCAATTGTAAAACTGTCTTTTTTTACAACAGAATTTGAATTTAAATCAATTGATCCAAAGGTGACAGAAATTTTAATTTCCAACGGTATTAAAATCATTTTAGCCCTTTACATAAAAAGTTTTTTACTTGAAACAAGTTTTATTTTATCATGATTTTTTATTTCTTTCATTTGAATTGTATTATAAAAATCAAAATTAAAAAATTCTATATCTTTTTTATAAATTTCTTCAACAAATTTAATTTCTTTATCTGAATAATATTTTTTATAATTCGCATGTATTGTTTTGTTTAAATGAAAATCTTCAGAGTTTATTTTCAATATACTTTTTAATAAATTACATTCTTCGTTAAATAAGTTAAAATTCATTGCGTAATCAATGTAAACCTTTTCTTCATATGTCAAATAATCAAGGTAGTTTTCATGAATAAAAAAGTATTCTTTTTTATTTTCAAAGATTATTTTCAACCAATCTTTAAATTTATATTTCTTAGCATTTACTGATATGCTTTCTTCTTTTTTTATTATATTTTTATAAAAGAAATAATAAGAAATCATTCTATCCCAAGGATTTCTAATTACTGCAAATATAAAATATTTTTCGAAATCAATTTGTTTATTGAGAAGTAATTCAAAATCATCTTTTATTTTTGAATGAATAACTTCTTTTTCGTTAATATCGTTTAATATTTGTTTTATAGAACTGCCTCCACATTTAGGAATGTGAATAAATATAGAGGGATAAATTTTAAATTTTGTTTTTATTATCATTTTGGTTGTTTGACAATGCAAACTTGAGGCTTTACTTCCCATATTGGTTTTTCGGGTTTATCTGCGAAGAATTCATCAGTTGCTAATCTTGCACCTTTGCAAGTTGGAGCAAAATAATCATCTAAAATAATAATTCCACCATCTACCATTTTTGGATAGAAGAAATTTAAGCAATCAATATAACTTTTATAAATATCAACATCTATATGAACCAAAGAGAATTTTATATCTTGTATTTTATGACCATGGTCATTTGGAAATAGTCCCTTGTAAATAAAAACATTTTTATAACATTTTAGACCCAAGCAAACATCTGAATAAGATGTATCATTGAAATCATTTTTTTTATGAAAGTTATCAAAATCTAAATTAGCTTCTGGCATTCCTTCAAAAGTGTCAAATAGATATAAATTCTTATTTTCATTTTTATTTTTAGCTATTATTTCAGCACTGCCACCTTTGTAAACTCCAACTTCCGCAAAGTCTCCATTTAGTGAATTTGCCAATTTAATATAAATATCTAATTTTTCTTTACGATTTTGATTAAGTAATGTTTTCATACAATAATATATTAAAAAACAATAAATATTGTTGCATTTTTGCAAAAATAAATTAAAAAGGATACATGAATAAACTTCTTTCGAAAAAAACATTTTATTTATCTTCCCCAATTGAATTTGGGACAGATAATTGGAGATATGAGTTTAAAGATAATATTATTAAGAAATTTGATTTAAATATTTATGATCCATTTTTAGATCCAAAACAACAATGGAAAGAGCAGATAACAGAAGCAAGAAAAGAAAAAGATTATGACAAAATAGCAAGTATAGCTAGAAAATTTTACCTTAAAGATTGTTTGATGGTTGATAAATCTGATGGATTAATTGCTTACTTACCTTATGGAGTTGCAACCCATGGAGTTCCATGTGAGATATTTCAAAGTATAAAAGCAAACAAACCAACATACATAGTTTGCCCAGAAGGAAAAGAATTAGTTCCAGTTTGGTATTATGGAATGCTATCACACAAGAACATGTTTGGCAGCTTAGATGATTTAATTGATTACTTTGAAAAGATTGACAATGCTAAAATTGACGATGAATACTTATGGTCTATTTATAATAAAATTTAATCTTGTCTATGTAAATCTTTATATTTTTTTCTAGCATATTCATATAATTTTATATCATAATAATTAAGAGATTCAATTTTCTTTAAATTAACATTATTTACTTCATCTTCAAGTAATTGATTTTCCTTAGAAGGATTTGATTTCGGTATTTCTACTGGCATCGTCCATTTCATTTTTTCAAATAATATTTTTACAAATTCATCCAGTCTATCTGTAAATCCAAATAGAAACATATTATCAATCGCATTACAAGCATTTTGATAAATATCATCCATGTTTATGTTTTGACGAAATTCTAGCCAGTTTTCAATACTAAATGGTATTGGTATTTTAGATCTTGGCATCTTTAAAACATTACTAGTCCATCCTAGATGCTTGGTTTGTTGATTTGAAAACAACCAAGGATACAAATTTAAAGCGTCTTTAATTTGACATTTTTTAAATTTATTAAATTCAAAATTAGCAATTGGTTCTCTCATAAGATGATTGTAAGCAGAAACTACTCTGCTTACTGGATTTCTTAAAACTGTTATAACATTTACTGGCTTTGTAATATTTAGAATATAGGAATGTGTAAAATGACCAGAAATAATATCATAATCATCAATATTCAACTTTTTATTTGTATAAATTTGATGATAAGTTGAAAAAGGATAAACTTTTTCACTTTTATATTTAGATTTAATTAATTTGTTTAAGGATGTACCAGCTGTCTTTGGTATATGCAAAAAATAAAGAATGTTTTCCATAATATAAAATAATAAATCATTAATAAATTTACCATAAATAATTTCAATTAATAGCATATTATTATTTTTATTTATATATATTATATAAACATATGATGAATTGTATTTCTAAAAAGATGCGTTTAATTGGAGTTTGGTCAGATAATATAAAACCATTATATTATCTGTATCTTAAATCTTTAAAAAAGTACGAAAAAGCATTTACTCTTAATTTTAAAAAAATAAATTTAACTTCATTTAATTCATTTGGATTCGGCACTCCATCGTGGTACGAAGCAGGTATATTAAAATTAGATTGGATTTTAGAAAACTTAAGCCAAGTAGAAAAACGAGAAATTATAGTTTTCAATGATGTTGATATTCAATATCTAAACCCAATGAATCTTTTCCAAGCAACAAATATTATGGATAGTAGAAAATTAGATTTTTTTGGTATTATGGAACATAATTCAGCACACTATTATGAAAGATATAATGGTGGGTATTACTTATTAAGAAATACTTTGGAAATTAACACTTTAATTAAAAAAATAAAAGATGAGCTAAAGGTAAACAAGCCTGAATTTGCAGACCAAGACATACTGAATGATTTAATCCATCATGCTAATGTAAGACACGATTTTATGCCAGAAGAATATTTTGTAAATGGGCCACACGCTCCTGTGACACCACAAGCAATTATTCATCATGCAATATTCGTTGGATGTTTAAAAGACAAATTAGCACAATTAAAAAAAATATATATTCAATATCATACGAATAAATACAGTGATCAAAAAAATGCAACTTATGGAAAAGAATATGGAGAATTAAACCAAAAAAACCAAGGATTTAAACTGCCAAATGGATTGTGGCTTAATAACCCTTTTGTAACAAAACAGTTTATTTAACATGAATAATTTAAAAATATTTGTATTACATAATGATGAAAATTACTTGAAAAAAATCAAAGTAAATAAACATATAGAAATAATCAATTTAAATAAATTATCTGGTAATAAAATTTATAGAATAAATGCATTAGCAGAAAATAGATTTATTTGGTATCTTGCAAACAATTTATCAATAGTTGGAAAATATGAATATATTGGGATAGCGTCTGCAAGATGGAATGAAAAATACAAAGTTGATACAGAAAAAAAAGTAATTCCAATAGAAAAAGTACCTTCATTACATGATAAATTTAAAAAAAGTAGTGTGTATGTAGCTGCCCCAATTTCAAATTGGTATAATGAAAGCTGCGAAAACCATATTGGGATAAATGTTTATATGGATGAATTGCTTGAAAGAAATAAATTTAAAAAAACAGGAATGAGTTTTTACAGTAATAATTTTATTTGTACAAAATCAATAATGATTGATTTTTTGAGATGGTGGATAAAAGAATTTAATTATTTCTTTGAAAAATATGGAATAAATTACGATTACGATAGTTACAATTTTCAAAATCATAAAATGCATGTAAACTGTGCTTATTTTTATGAAAGATTAACTATATCTTATTTTGCAAATAAAAAATACAATGTTGTAAAATTAAATTCTGATTTTTCAAATTCAAATTATTTTAAAACCAGACAAGAAGAAATCAATTTTTTTAATAAAAACACTAAAATCATTTAGCATTCAGAATAAAAGAATTCTACAGGGAAGGCTATAAATCCTTTTTCTCTAGCTTGATTTCTTTCAAAAAAACTATCATCTATAAGAAAAGAATCTTTCATCATATAATCAGATTTGTTTTCATTGTTTTTTAAATGTATTATTCCATCAAAAAGATTATAAATGCCGAGCTTGTTAAGATGTTCATTTAAATTTCCTTTATGTTTTGAAATCAAGAATACTTTTATTTTTTCATTTTTAAAATCAAACAAGAATTTCATAAGATTTGAATTAATTTTTTTATTAATAATTAATGTATCATCGAAATCTATGTAAACATTTTTAAAACTAGAAAATGAAAAATCAAAATTGTAATTTAAATATCTAAATCCAATTACCTGAAGCATATTTGAACATATTTGAACATCTTCTTTGTAATGATTGTAAATGTTTAGAAGAGGGAGATTTATATCATTTATTCTATTTACGCCACAAGAAGCACCTATTCTTGGAGATATTTCAAGAATTTTGGGACATCCAACATAATCAATTTTTGCTTGAAAAAACCAAGAACCGTTAAAATCTAAAATAGAATTTATATCATTTGCCATATCGATTAAAATTTTATTGTCGATTATTTTAGTATATGAAGAAGCACCTAAACTTTTGTTTATTCTTAACCTTGGCTGAGAAAAAATAAGTTCTTTTTTATAATTTGTAAAACAATCTACTGTAAATTCTTGATATGGTAAATTCTCCATTACAATTGGATTTTTAATTTTTTTATAATAAAAATTTAATTCTTTTTTATCTTTTACTAAATAACAATCTTTAGAGGAATTTCCTTCTTGGGGCTTAATAAAAACTGGGTATTTTTTTATTTTTTTAAAGTCGTAATAAACAACTGGGGTACTTATTGAATTTTTTAGAAATTCATATGTTTTAAGTTTAGATCTTAGTAATTGTTGAGTGTTTAATGATGATGAAGATAAGACATCACATTTAATTCTTTTTTTGTTCTTGCATAAAAACAAACTAACATCATCACTTAGTGGATAAATCAAATCTATTTTTTGCGTTTTTATTATTTTATTTAATTCATTCAAAAAATTTATATCATGTATGAATTTTTTAATAATCACATTATTTTTAAATATTTTTGTAATTTCATTATCGATACAAGAAGAACATCCAATTAAATTAATATTTTTATCTTTAGATAAAGAATAGAATATTTCAATTGCTAAATTAGAAGCACTTGGAAAAACAAGTATGTTTTTTTTCATATATTTAAAATAACAAGTTTCTTTTAGATTTAATTGATTTTATTTCATCTAAATTTTTTGGTAATTGTTTTGTTTTTTCAGTTCCTTCTGGTTTATGAGATTCATGATCAACAGTAATCTTTGGTATATAAAGAAATTTTAAATTAGTAGCAAAACAATGCTTTTTAATTCTTATCCATAAATCTGCATCTGATGGAATTTTTTGGCTTGAACAATTTTTAAATCTTAAATTTATTTTATCTAATCTCCAGCTTGTTGCCGAGAAAATAGCATTATATTCTTCAATTGGCATGTTATTGTAATACAAATTATGCACTTCTTGAAAAGGCAATTTGCCAAGCTGCAAATGATTTCCTCTTGTGTAAACAAAACTAGCTTCTGGGAATTTATTATACCCAGAAGCTAATGTTTCTAAGTGATTCGGCAACCAAATATCATCATCGTTACAAAGAGCTACTATTTTAACTCCATCATTATGCATCCAATCTAACACATAATTACATGCATTTACACCTGCACAATACCATAAATCCATACCACTGTAATGGTATCTTTCAGAATTAACATCTAAGTTTCTTATTTTTATTTTTTTATCTGGTATTACACTCGCTATTTCTAGCAACTCTTCTTTTGGACTGTAATCGTCACCAAAAAGATAAATTTCCCAGTTTTTATAAGTTTGCTTTAATATAGAATCTAATGTCTTTGGCAAAATATTTTTTGTTTTGCCATTTCTTGGATAAGTAATTATTCTTATATGGAACTTTATATCATTAAATTTAATTTTAAACATATTATATTAATACATGATCAATGTTTCTAGCTCAAAACACAACTATAAAAATATAGTAACTGATGTTAAAAATTGTATAAAAAATGGATGGATTGGAATTGGAAAGTACACCGAGGAATTTGAAAAAAAATTCTCAGAAAGAATTAATAAAAAATTCATTTCTGTTAATAATGGTACTAATGCTTTGCATTTAGGATTACATTTATTGAAATTAAAAAAAGGGGATAAGGTATTATTGCCTTCATTTACATTTTTTGGCTGCATACAAGCAATATTATCTGCGAATCTTACGCCAGTTATTTGTGATGTAGATCATGATGCAAATTTAAGCTTATCTACTGTAAACAAGGTATTTGATAAAAAAATTAAATGCATAATGGTAGTTCATTATGGTGGTAAAATAACCGAAGATTTAATTTCATTTAAGAACTATAAGGTTAAAATCTTAGAAGATGCTGCTCAAGTAGTTAATTCTAAAATTAATAATAGTTATGCTGGTGCAATAGGAGATGTAGGATGTTTTAGCTTTGATTCTATAAAAAATATAGCTACACCAGATTTAGGAGGAGTATGCTTTAATGATGATTTACTTAATGAAGCATTAGCATTTAGAAATTATGGCATAATAAGAAATAAAAATTCACAAGAAAAAATGTGGTGGGATTTCGATTATATTAATAATAATGTAAAATACATGCCAAATGATATTGCTTGTATTTTTGCTTTAGAACAATTAAAAAATCTTACAAGAAATCAAAACAAGAGAAAAAGAATTTGGGAAATTTATCAAAAAGAATTTGAAAAATTACCAAATATTAAAATATGTCAAAAATATGATAAATCAAAACAAGAATCTTATTTTTCTTATTTAGTTACTATTAAAAACAGAAATGAATTTGCAAAATATATGTTGAAAAATGAAGTTTATACAGTGCTAAGGTTTCCTCCATTACATACAATAAAAAAGTTTAAAAAATATTGTGTAGGAACATTTGATCAGAGTCAAAACTTTTATGATAATGGTATAAATTTACCTGTTCACAATAACTTAAAATACAATGATGTTGATAAAATCATAGACTTAGTAAAAAAATGGTGCAAGAAATAAAAAACATTACTGATATTTATTTAAATTTATTTAAAAAATACAAAGACCCAATTTATAAATTCATTCATAGTGATTGCATTGAAAAAGACATAATAGAAGACTATGAAGAAAATTTAAAAATATTAAAACTCATAGCAGAAGATTGCGATAGTGTATTTCAAGTAAATTCATTTTTTAATTTACCAAGCATAGCACTACTTGCAGGAAAACCAAAATTATTAGCAAAAATAGATGATGAAATTAACTTAAGCTATTATGAATTAATTAATTACATAGATGACATTGAATTATTATTATATGAAAATTCAAAAAATATATTGTTTAAATGTAATATTAGCGTAGATCTTCTTTTTATAAATAATTATATTAAAAAAAATAATAGCGATAGTTTTTATGATATTATATTTAATAATATTAAACCAGAAAAATTTATTATTATAGAAGGAATAGATGATTATTTCTTTAAGAAAATAGATTACCTTTTAAATATTAATGAATGGAAAATTTATTATTTAAATAAGAAAAAATTTGATTTTATTGTATTAAAAAGCAATATAATAAAATAGAGGTAAAAATTGATATTCGCTGCAAGTTTAAATGTTCATAACGATCCATCTTTAGCAAGAAGAAATATTGATCTTCTAAAGAAGAATGTTACTCATGATATTTCAGTTTTAATAGAAGGAACTTCTTATGAAGAATGGCCTTTAGATTACTTTTCTGATGTTAATGTAATAGAAGGATTCAAACATACTGCTGCAAGGAATCCATTTAAAAATGTAATGTTAAATTTGAAAAAAACATACGAACTTTTTCCTAATGCAGATTGGTATTTATTTAGTGAGTTTGATAACTTTATTTTAAATGAAAAATTCAAAAATGATTTTCAATATATTAATGAAAATTACAGCTTAATAGCAAATGATTTTAGACATGTTTTTTGCGAAGATGATATGTTCAAAAAATGTTTAGATGTAAGCTTTGAAGATTATTATTGTATCTTAGGATGTTGTTATTTCATTAAAAGAAATTTAATGGAAATTCTTTGTAATCAAATATTTGAAAAATTTTTAAATTTCACAAGTCTTATGCCTCAAGGATTTTATCCAAATTTTCATCAATATGATGTTATTGAAGTCTTACTTCCAACTATTTGCATGTACAACAAGTTAAATGTTTTTAGTTATACCAGATTCAAAGAAGAAGATTTTTCTTGGCAAGGAATGAATAAGAAATACATGATGAGATTTAGGCCCCCTATAGAAGCAAGTGAAATTAATAAACAACTCTCTATTGTTCACCCAGTCAAAACTGAAGACTCTTTGAATGAAATACTATATGAACTGAGTAGAAAATAATGATAAAATTAAGATTTATTATATTTCGTTTTAAACATGAAAAAATAAATTATGATCTTATTAATTTTTTAAGAAAACACAAAATTAAATTTTCTTTATTTAATTTTAGCAAAAAGCTTAAAAGTAAAAAAATTAAAATAATAAATTACAAAAGTAAAAATTTAAAAAAATTATTCATAAGAATGTTAAGTCAAAAAGAAGAAGTATGTTTTTTCTTGCATGGTTCATTTGATGCATATAAAGAAATACCATACTTAATAAAAAAAACAAAATGGTTTTTTGATAAATATTATTTTGATGCTGGTATTCTAGATTTTAATTTAAATTATTCTAAATATTTTTACTTCAATGATCCTTTAAATTATAATATTAATAAATTTTATGGACTTAATATTATTAAATGTCCTGACCCTAGATGTTTTGCTGTAAGAAAAGATATATTAAGTAATTTTATTGATTTTAATATATCAACTGAAAATTTTGGTAAAGGACTAGAAATATTTCTTTCGTTTTTTTGTCATCAATCTAATAATAAATATATCTGTAGAGATGTGTCAAGAAAAATAAATATTAATATTGATTTAAAAGGTTTTAAAACTCTTCTTTCTATAAGTGATAAAAATCCTAAATATAATAAAAAATTAAATATTTATATGGAAAATATTTCATCAAATGTTTATTTTAATTTAGAATACTTTGATAAAATTTACAATAATAAAGGCCCTGAAATCTTAATAGGCGTTTCAAGACCAATTATGAACAAAAACCTTATTAAAAATAATTATAGAAAACCAATTGATGATTTCGTAATGAACGATAATAAAGAAATAACAGAAGAGATTAAATTATATGAAGCATAAAATTCTTGTTGTAGGTTCTGGTCTTTATGGCTCAGTATTAGCTAGCGAATTAGCTAAAAAAGGATATTTTGTAGATGTCTTAGACAAAAGAAATCATTTTGGTGGCAACTGTTATACTGAAATTAAAAATAATATACCAGTACACAAGTATGGCCCTCATATATTCCATACAAACAATCAAAGAATTTGGTCATACATGAATGGAATTGTAAAATTTAACAATAAAAAACAACATACTAAAGTTATTTATGAAGACAAACTATATTCATTTCCAATAAATCTTTTTACTTTAAATCAAGTCTATGGTTGTATTACTCCTGACCATGCCAAGAGTATCCTTGAAGATAAAAAGTTAAGTATAGCTGATCCTAAAAACTTAGAAGAATTTTGTTTGGCAAATATCGGCAGAGAGCTTTATGAAATTTTTATAAAAGGATATACGAAAAAACAATGGAATAAAGATCCAAAAGAATTACCAGTTTCTATAATTAAAAGAATACCAATTAGATTAAATTACAATGATAGATATTTTGATGACAAATTTGAAGGTATACCAACAAATGGATATACTGAAATATTTGAAAAACTTTTAGATAATCCAAAAATCAAAGTTATTTTAAATACAGATTTCTTTGAAAACAAAAACTTTTATTTAAAAAATTATAAGAAAATAATTTACTCTGGTAAGGTAGATCAATATTTCAATTATTCTTATGGGTTGCTTGAGTATAGATCATTGAGATTTGAAGAAACATTTCATAAAAATGATTATCAAGGAAATTCTATTATTAATTATACAGATGAAAAAATACCTTATACTAGAATATTTGAATCTAAGTTCTTTCACGATGAAACAGTAACTGGATCATGGATAACAAAAGAATATCCACAGGATTATAATGTTCAAGAAGGCAATGAACCATATTATCCAGTACCAACAAGTAAAAATAAAGAAATCTATGAAAAATATGTTAGCCTAATGAATGATGATCAAATTATATTTGGCGGAAGATTAGGAAAATATCAATATTATAATATGGATCAAGTAGTAGCTAGTGCTTTAACTCAATCAGAAAAATTTTGATAACTTAAAACAATGCTTTTTATAAAAGAACAACCAACAAAATCTGGTAAATCTAACATGTTTTCAAATGGGTCAGTATAACTCAAAGATAGATTTTTAAAATCCTTTTGAAAGTAATTTTTTTTATAAAAGTAAGGTTTAACATCATGCTTGTAAGAAATAAAATTTACATCCATGTCAGTGCCTTCATATGCATAATTTAAAAGCTTATATGAAGGATTAACTTTAATGTTATACATTAATGAAAGAATCAAATAAGAATATTTATATAAATCTAAATCTGGTTCATGTTTTTCATTATCAATATTACAAAAAAAAGAAATTTTAATTAAGTCTTCTAGTATTAAAAATGCAGATTTGAAAAAATCATATGAATAAAATGCACTAAAGTAAATAATCGATGTCATAGGATAAAAACTATAATTATATTTACTTCTTGATAGTTTTAATATTAAAGACAACTCATCGTTTTCCTTTTGATCAATCTGATAAACTAAATTTTGTAAATTAAAATCAGATTCATCAATGTTTTTTAATAAGTTATCAGTATCTAAAATCATAAAATTTTCTAGTGGAAAATTATTTCTATAATTTAAAATACATTGATGAAAATCAAAATTTAAACTACAAGTTTTTATCCTATCTGAATTGTAATAAAATAAATTAGGATGACTATTAATGTTGTTTTTTATACCATCAACTGAATTTTCAGTCTTTATAAGATATATGAATAATTTGTCTTCAAGTTTTTTCATCTTGAACGATTCAATTAATAATTCAATTTGCCATTGATAATAAGGAGTATCTTCTGCTATTGTTAAAAAGTGCATACTTTAAAATAATTACATTTCTAAATATTTTTTAGCTGCATTCTTAAAAATAACATCTTTTCCAAAAGATTTTAAATAATTGTATATTTTATTTATAGATTGATTGTTTTGATTATCAAGCAAAGATTTAAGTATTGAATCGTCTTCTGTTTTAATCCATTTTGTTAAATCCATAGTAAATTCAACTTCTTTAATATCAAATTTATTAAAATCTAATTCAGACAAAACCATAGATACTTTTTCTTTTTCATTCTCGTGTAATAAATAACCAATTACAAAATCAAAATATCTAGGTAATCCCATGTGAGGCAAACTTATTTTAAGACCTGAAAACATTTTTCCAAACATCCCAGTAATATAAAGATTATTTAAAAAACTAAATATTGGAGTAGATGAACTATTAACTGAATTTCTTAAAGTTCTAATAAATAGTTTTGGATAATCTTTAAAATTATCAATGTTTTTTTTAATTGAAACTAAATCACTTCTTTCTATCTTTTTATCTTTATTAAACTTTGAACTTAATTCGCAAAAAGTAATAATCAAAGCTGGATTTGTTTTAAATGTAAACGAAGTTGAATTTAATAATTTAATATTATTGTTGGCAATATCATGCATTCCTCCAACAGGATCAGAAATATCATTGTTGTTGCCATTTGAATCTTTAAGCTTTAAATAAATAGCATTAACAGAAAAATCTCTTCCTTTTGCATCTTCAGAAATAGATGAAGTAAATTTTCTAAGTTTATCATTGCCAATTTTAAATTTAATATTGCTGTTTAAAGTACTTATGTAAACAAGATTTCCAGAAACAGATGCTGTAACTTCCATTTCGTTGTTTTGCTCATCTACTTTACTTATATAAAAAAAATATTTATCATTAGTTTCATCAGGTAAATTTTTATATTTTTCTATATTTCCAATTTCTCCTTTAGGTTTAACTTGCTGAAAATCATAACTTGATTGATTTAAAATCATTTTAATTTCATCTGGAGAAGCATTTGTTACACAAGTGTAATTGTAAAATGTTTCATTTGATAAATGATTTCTTAAAGAACTTCCAGTAAGCCAAATAGTTTTCTTTTTCAAAGATGGAGATTCTTCCTCTCCATCTTTTTTTATAGTCGTATACCCAACATTTACAGAATCAGAATTGTTGAAACTATCAATAATAGGCTGCAAAGCAGAATTAGTCTGACTATTTACAAAAAATGGCTTCAAGTAAGGAACAGTAGACTTCTTCTGTAATTTTACTTTTGGCATGTAATCTTCATTTTCAAATATATTCATTTTTCCCATCCCATTTTATATGCTGCGAAACTTAAGAATAATCCAATTGCAATTTTAAAAAATAAATCTGCCATAAACTTTAACCTGCTTTTAAAATCTTCATTGAAAACTTTAATTTCTCTTGTGTCTCCTTTAACTTCCCATATCTTAGTCTTATGACTATCAATTTTTTTAAATAACTCATCAATGCAATCTTTTGCTTTATCAAATTCAGATTTAAGATAATCAATTTCTTTATTAATAATAACCAAATCTTTTTGCTCTATAATTTTAATTTTATTTTCTAAATTTGAAAAATTATTCATAAATTCTTCAATTCTCTCGATTTTTTTTATAGACTCAAATTGCTGAGCTTTTATATTTTCCAAATGAATATCAGTTTTTGAAATCATAACTGCAATTTCTTTAATAGAATCGCTAAGTTGCAAGAAATTATAATTTGCTTGAAATGCATCATTATTATTATTATTTTTTAAAACCATATTATATTTATGGCAAATTTGTTAATTTTATATTAATTTAAAGTAAATAATATTAGAGGTGAATTATTATGGATGAAATTAAAAGTGACGAAGTAGATAATATCGTACCAGAAATTGTAAATATAGAAAACAAACAGCCTGTCGTTGAAGAATACACAGGATTAATTGGAGATGAATATTTACTAGGTTTGTATAGAGAAATATTAGAAGATATTAGAGTTGATAGAATTGAAGTAGATGGCCTTTTATCAAATTTTACAGATATGGTTTTTAACGGAGGAGATGTAAGTAGCTCTTCTAAAGAAGCTGTAGTAAATTTAACAAAAATTAAAAGTGATATATTAGATAAAAAAACTAAAATGGCAGATTTGTTAACTTCTCTTAAAATTAAAGAAAAAAATAACTCTAAAGCTTTAACAAATCAAACGAATCACATACATATTACAGATAGACGCTCCATAATAGAAGCTCTTAATAATGTAAAGGATAAAGAAAAAAATGAATATATCGATTCTTGAAGCATGGCTAATTAATGAACAAGATCCTGTCGTTGGCGGTGGCCCTGAATCACTTGCTGGTGTTCCATCAGATTCCCAACAAGCATTTTTACCAGGTGCTGGAGCTAAAATGCCACCATCAGAAGATAATAATGTTGCAAACTTAAATGATAAAATCTCTGGTAGTGCCCCTGAACAACTTGAACCAAAACCAGCAGATAAACCAGATCCATCAAATGATCCAGCTTCTCCTGATATGCCAGAAGAAGCAAAAGACTTTGATTATGATACTTGGGAAAGTGATTACTTTAAAGAAACTATTAAAGGCGATACAAACAAACTTATTAATATGATTCAAAAAGTAAGAGATTATGATCTTGATCCACATCGTAGAAAGTTTGTTGAAGATAATCTTCAAATTTGCTTTTTAAGACAACAAGCTAATATTGAAAAAGTATCTAACGAAATTAGAAAATTAATAAAAGAAGAATTAGATCAAAACAATCCTTCTGTTTCTTTGACTAACCACATAATCAATAGCTTACAAAGCTCTCCTGATGTTGCAAATGTATTCATTAAGCTAATTGGACTTCATGGACTAAAAGGCGATCTACATAGAAAATTCATAGCCTCCTTGCTGTTATCAGTTCAAGTTGGATCTGGTGGCTTAAATGAAGATTTAGTATTTAATCAAAAAGATTATTCAATTAAGATTTCAACTAGAATGAATTCTAAATTTGGATCTGTTGATCTAGGAAGATGGTTCATGACTGCTGATGAACCAGAAAAATATCTATCTGATTCAGAAATAGAAAGATTAGAAAATGGAGCACCTGAAGAAAAAGATATTCTAAGAAAAAGAATTATAATTGATAGCATTTCTAGCTTCTTTAAAAAAAGGTCTTTTTTAGTAAATGTTGTTAATGAAGATGGAACTATATTCATGCTGGGATTAGATCTTTCTACAGCATTGAAATCTGCATATAACAAAGGCAAGATAATTGTTCAGTTTTATGAAAATGAAAACTCAGAAGCGATTATTGATAAAGATAATAATATTATTACTGCTTCTGATGTTAAAATATTATATCAAAAAGATACTGGTGAACTTGATGAATCAGGAAAACCTATTAAGCAAAATATAGAATTTATGGCAAGAAGAGATGGCGTTCTATTTTTAATTGCCAGTGAAGAAATTGTAAAAGAAGCTGCTTATTCTTTTACTGGTATTAACATTAAATCTATACCTTATAATGGCAACCCAAGTGATTTGAAAGTTTTGCAAAGATGCATTCCTTCTGCACCTGAAATGTTGCTTAGAAATTGCTAAACTATGAAAACTTTTTTAGAATTTGCCTTTGCACAACATAAAGAAACAGAAGAAAGACTTAATCTAGTAAAAAAGATTCTTGAAAAAGATGGATTAAGAGTAGATTCTTTTCTAGGTGAATCAAAGCCATATATATTTTGTTTTAATCCTTTGAATAATTTAGATTTTGAAGGAATTAGAATATTTGAAAATGGTCAAACTATGTCATTTCAAGTTTGCAAAACAAAAGAAACTTTACCATATGGATTAGCTAGAGCTTTAGATATTAATGATTTATTCAATCAAATATGTAATGTCGAAGCTGAAAAAAAAGAAGCTACTGAAACATTAGTTAAAGAAGTTGCATTGGAAATTAGAAAGTTTTTCAAACACTCTAAATTTGCAGAAGATGAATTAATGGGAAAAATTATTGATGGTCAATCTGCTGGTGATAAAGCTGGCTCAATCGTTGTTAGAAATACTGGTACTGATTATTCAAACCAAGTTTACTCCAAAAATGGATTTGGTCTTTAATATGGCTGAAGATCCTTTCTATTCAAAAGATTTACCAAAAGATTTTGGTAAATCAACTAAAAGACTAGGGCCTAAAACATTAGGAAAAGGTTCTATAATTGCATTCAAATATGACTTCTTTAAACATGACCCATATCCTACCATAATAGTAACTAAGCTTACTACTAAATATATTTCTGGCTTAAACATACACGCATTAACATTTTATACAATAAAAGAACTTCTTGGCAAAAAATTCAATGCCTGTGGAAATCCTAACTTTGGATACAATTTAGTAAAAGGAAGTGGATATATAATAAAAGCTTATAGGAAATATAAAAAAGTTGGAATGCGAAGCGTTAAAATATTTGATTGTGATGCTTTTTTAAACATTATTGGAATTGCAAGAGTTTTAACACCAAAAGAAGCAAGTATTATTAGAAATGATGTTAGTAATCAAATAAATAACAATACAAATATAAACGCTGATCAAATAACTAGATTATAAAATAATAATGTTTAAGGCTAATTAATGGCAGATGCAGGTATCGATAACCTAAATAGAAACATTGAAGCTTCTCTTGCGGAAGTAGCAGCAGCTATGTCTAATATTAAAGAGGTAAGAGGCACTTCATATGTTCCAGAACGAAAAGAAGAAAAAAAAATAATTGAAAGTATTGCCGAAGATTTAAAAGGTATAGGTAATTTCACGGAAGGAATGGAAGATGTTGCAAAAGAATTTGAAAGTATTATAAATGAATATAAAAAATCTATAGAAAAACAAGGGAAACAAGGCGGAAATAAACCAGGTGATGTTCAACAAAGAATTAAAGAAGCTACAAAAATAAATGCAAAGTTAGAATCAGTAAAAAAGATGAACCTTTATCTAGGTACTCAGAAAAAATGGCATGATGCTCAACTTGGAGTTTTAAACGGTATACTACAATGCTGCTTAACAGGAAAATCAATTTCATCTGAATCTACATCTGAATCTATACCTGGTTCTCCGCCTGGTTCTCCTCCTGATTCTCCATCTGGAGATGCAGATAAAAAGGGATTAGAAAGACTTGTCAGAAATTTACAAAAACAGCTAGAAGGAAAAGACGGTTTTAAAGACTTTGATTTTAAAAAGCTGCTTGATAATGAACTCGGAAATAATATCAAAGAAAGTTTAAGCGATATTATTGTTGGCGATGTAAGTCTTTTTAGAGGAATAACAAGAAATATAAATGATATACAAAGGCAATTGTTTAAACTTAAAAGCGGAGGATCATTACTTGAAAGCATAACAGGTGGTATTTTTGAAGGTCAAAAAGAATATGAAATAAATATAAGAAAAGCACTTTATGAAACTGCTGGAGCAACAAAAGAAAGTGAAAAATTATTTAATGTAATGTCTGACCTTGGCAATACAGTAGAAATAACTGGCGTAAGACAAGAAGAAACATTGAAAAGTATAGTTAAACTTTCAAAAATGGGTATTAAATATGATGGTGATTCTGAAAAATATAAAAAGAAAATATTAGACCTATCTACAACAACTCTTAATACCGAACAACAACTTGGACTTGAAGCTGGAGCCTTAACAGAAGAATTCGCTCAACTTTATAGAACTGGTACTCTAAATCAAAACTCTATTGCCAATTTAGGCAGAGGTATGCAAGAAGTAGCTAGAACAACTGGTATAAGCGGTGAGCAATTTAAAAAAGTTTTAAGTGCTAGTCAAGGAATAGTAGATGCAATGAGAAAAGCATCAACTCTAACTTCCTCTGCTGGTAAAAATATCTATCAATTAGGAGCAAGTGCAGAAAAATTTGGAGTTGCAGAAAAATTTGGAGAATTAACAAAAGCTGCAAGCAGCACAGTAAATTTATTCAAAGAAGCTAGTGATGGAACCAGAACATTGCTTATGAATGCTGCAAATGCAGCTGGAAGACTTGGAGATTTACAAGCTGGTACATTATTAAGAAGCAAACAAGGAATTAAAGATTTAAGTAAAGGTGTTAACCAAGTATTTAAACAGTTTGGAATCGAAAGTGCAGATGCTATTGATAGCTTGTCAGATGAATCAAAAATGAGACTTAACTTAGTTCTATCTAGCTCTTTTAACTTAGAACTTGGAGAAGTAAAAGGCGTATTAAAAACATTAGATGAAGCTGGGAAAACATTTAGCGACAAAATGATTGACCTTAATAATCAATTATCAAAAAATATTAGCCTTGAAAAGAAAACTGCTATTCTTGAAGAACAAAGAAAACTTAAAAATGATACAAGCATGAGTATCTTAGGTGTTTTAAGTGAATCTGCTGAAACAGCTAAAACTATGGATGAAGCTTTTTCAAGATTTGGAAGTAAAAGAAAAGAATTTGAAGGAGATTTGAAAGCATTAGGAATTGGTGGATCTAACAAAGATGTAATTCGTGAAACAATTAATCAATCTTTAACTAGCGTAAATGCTGCATTAAGTAAATCTGGCTTAAAAGAAATTTCATTTAGTGCAGAAGAAATGACAAAGGCTTTAGAAGATCCTCAAGCATTTCAAAATTTATTAGGAAAATTAGATACAGCACAACAAAAAACAAGAGCTACTGGTAATGCACAATTAGATGCTATTAGTAAAACCAATAATGCTTTAGATAACTTATCTGCGATAGTACAAAATCAAATAGCAAAACCTCTAAACTTTTTACTATCTTCTGGTGGTATTACTGGAGTTGTTGCAAGTAGTATTGGAATGTCTATTGCACCTCAATTAGCTGGTTCATTAGGCAGTGTTTTGAAAAAACTTATACCTAGTATGAATCCAACAACATCACCACCACCAGATACATCAGGTGGCGGTGGTGGCGGTGGTGGCGGTGGTGGCGGTGGCGGTGGTGGTGGTACAGGCACTGAATCCATCTGGCAGGGAATTAAAAAAGGACTTGTTGATGCTGAAGGAATGGGGAAATGGGCAAAAGGATGGATTAAATTTACAGCAAATTTAGCAGCAGCAGCAGTATTAATAACTGCTGGATTTTTTCTATTAAACATGCTTATGCCAGATTTTTCCATGGAACAAATTATTTCGGCAAGTAAAAAAGTTGCAATACTTGTTGCAGCAGTTGGGGCGGGTGCTGCATTAGCGTTTGAACTTTCAATTATGGGTAAAGCCATAGAAGCAATGCCTGAATTGAAAAATATATCTTGGGGCAAACTTGGAACGGCAGCACTGCTTATGGCTGGTGCAACGATCGTAATTCCTATTTTTTTAGTAGCAATGATTGCTCTTGTAGATGCTATATCTAAAAATATTGGTGGCGGTGATATGAGTGAAATTGTAACAGCATCTTGGCAAGTAGCAGAGTTAATGGGAGCAGGAGCACTTTTAATTGGTGGTATTGCTTTGGGAGTTTGGACTTTGTCTAAGCTTGGTGCTTTAGCTACTGCTACTGCTGGTGGAGGATTGGCAGCAGCTGTAGGTATTGGTATGGCAGTAGTACTTGCTGCAATGGTTGGAATTCCTTTATTTATCGGTGCTCTTTATGTGCTTGCGTCAGCTATTAATTTAACAGGTGCTAATCCAAAAAGTATAACCAAAGCATTTGAGAATATAATAGGAATAATGGAACCAGCAGCAAAGCTTCTTGGCTATATTGGTTTAATGACTGCTCTTTTGGCTGGAACAGCAGTTGGTGGTCTTGCTGCTGGGGTAGGAAGTGCAGTAGCTTATGGAATTGGATGGATGGCAAACAAAGCTGGTGCTGGTATAAATTATGGTAATCCTATAGAAGTAATTGAAGATACTTTAAAAAGATCGTTTTCTTTAATTCAAGGAACCGTTACCGCAGTTTATAAAGAAATAGGAAGTTTAACCCCAGAAATGGTACAAAGTGCCATAACTAAATTAGAATCTTTTTCAGGGGTACAATCTTTACTTGGAAATGTATTAAGTATTTATGTTGATAAATTTAAAGAAGTATTACCAGCATATATTAAAATTTCAAAGCTATCAAATGAATTAAGGTACACTGGTTCTACCTCTGCCGATGAAGTGGCAGATAAATTTAGAAGTTTAACTACAATTGTAAGTGGCATAGGAAAAATAATTCCAGATCTAAATAATATTTCTGCTACGCTAACCGAATCTCAACTTACAAGTTTTACTAACTTCATGAACATTTTTTCAAAAACTGCTTTACCTCTTTTTAATTCTTTAGCTTCAATTGACACAGTTGTTAAAAGTGATAGTTTTAAAACAGTTACTTCTTCTCAGACAACATTTAAAAAAGCAGGCAAGATATTAGAAAATGTAGCACCTTCTTTAAGGTCTATCATGTACAACATACAGTTTGTGTCTAAAACTTTGTACGAGGGATTAGCTGGAACTCCAATAGAACAACTTAAAGAAGGTGCAGAAGTATCTTCAGAAATAATAATGTTGTTTTCAAACTTTGTTGAAACAGTTAAAAAAACTAGTGGTAGTTTAAAACCAAAAGACATGGAAGAATTTGAAAAAGTATTTGGCGATCCAAAAATTATAAATTCTTTAAGAAATGTAGTTCAAAACACAAGTAAAATAACTGATATTTTTGGTCAAGAAACAAGATCAAGCTTAGATCTTAAATATATTGCTTCTAATATGAAAAACTATAGTGAATTCTATGGTGGAGTATCAACACTTTTAAAAAGCTATAAAGAAATACAAGCCACTGTTGATCCTAAAGAAAAAACAAGCATGGTTCTTCCTGGTGAAGATCTTATTGTGATTCCTGGCACAAAAGATGCAGCAAGTAATTTTGATGCTGGTGCAAAAACTAGACTTACGAATAATATAACTAGTGCATTTAATTTAGTAGGTGCATTTATAGACACAGCAACAAACCAATCTAATTTAGGTAGTATTTCAAAACTTCCAGATGCACTTTCAAATTTAAAAGATCTTGGAGAAGCTTCGACTGCTTTAGGAGCTTTCTTAACTAATTTCGATACAACTGTTTTAACTAAAGTGTTAGCTTTTTCTCAAACTTTAAGTGGCATAAAATACACCGAATTACAACCAGGTAAGGTTGAAAAAGTATGGACAGGAAATACAGCAATAATGCTCATTGTTAGTGATGTAATGAAAATGTTTGCTAGAATTAGCGAAAGTTTTACAGACGGATTAAAACTTATTAATACTGATGAATTAAATATTGCAAGTGAAAAAATAGTAAAAATTTCTGACTCTATTAAAACTCTAATTGAATCCATAAGAACAATTGGTGATCCAGCTGAAATGGGAAAAATTATTAAATTAGCAGATTCAATGCCAAAAAATAAACCTCCAGATTTAAAAGATAAATTTGATAATCTTAAAGCTTACATTGATGAAATATCAAGAATTGCAGCACCTGATTTCATGCAATCAATAGTTGCAATTGGAAGAATAAAAGGAATTTCAATAGAATCAACTTCTGGTGAAGCCATAAAATTAATAAGTAGTTTGACAAGTTTTATTACAAACATGCAAACTGAATTTGGAAAATTACAAAGCAAAACTCCATCTACAACTCCAAGTAGAGCAAATATGATTGGCAGTGCTGCCCCATCTATTATTTCTGCTGCTAAAATTGATGAAGTTAAAAACTTTTTAGTAAACCAAGCATTACCAGCAATTAAAAGCATGGAAGATATTTCTAAACAATTATCTAATATGCCTATAAATGAAACAATGGTAGATAATGCAGTAAAAAAATTAGATGCCTTTGGTAAAATATCTAGTTCGTTAAGTACTTTTAACGAAAGCATGTTTCAGTTTCAAAAACAATGGACAACTAAAAAGAAAACAGGGTTTGAAACTTATACAGTAAATAAAGATTGGTTTAAAAAAAATTATAATACAAATCAAAATAATAAAAAAACCATAGAAGAAGTTGAAAAAGATCTTAACGATGCTTATTACTCACAAAAAACAGTCGAAGATCAAAATTTTGTATGGAAAACACAATTGAAAGCTGGGGCATTTGATGTAACTGAAAACATGGAAACAGATCTTGAAAAAATAGCAAAAATGTTCAACGATAAAAACGCTGATGGTACTCCGAAGGATTCTGAGACTAAAAAAATGTTTGAATTAATGGGAAAAATACCTTCATTTTATGCAGACAATGTATTAGAGCCATTTGTTAATGGTGGTGGTGCATCATTAAGCATCGGAGGAATTAACTTTGTAAAAGATGCTATGGATGGAATAGCTAAAATATTATCCTCGTTTTTTGGAGAAAAAGGAGTTTTAGATACAGTACGAACTGTTGGTACGGTACTTAATAAGACAAAAGTAGCTAATAGCCCAGATATGAGTAAATTAGAACTAGCAACAAAAGTATTAGATGGTTTTGGAAAAGACGATGTTTTTCTAAAATTTGTTTCATCAACACTTGAAAATTTAATCTTTCCAATGTTACTTGCAGCTAAAATTACAGGTGGATCTGCTTCTTTATCAGAAGGCGTAAAATCAACAGGTTATTTTGTTGACCTTATAAGAAATGTTCCACTGTTATTAAACGAAATTCAAAAAGAATTGTCAAGAGTAGGAACTATTACAGATCCAAAAAGCGTTATTAATAACGCTAAAACCCAAATAGATAAACTTGGAAATAGCTTGCCTTTACTTTTAGAAAGCTTAACATTAAATGTTGTTATTCCAGTATTAGAAAATTTATTGCCTCAAATCTATATGGATCAGGCAACAAAAAGACTTAATTCTGCAACTACACTTGTTGATAATATAAATAATTTTGGAAAGGCTTTTAACTTTATAGATACTGGATTATCTGGTGGATTAGATAAGTTATCTTTAGTAAGTAGCATAAGTAAATTATTAAACACAATAGATCCAGTAGAAGGAAAACTTTCTTCGTTTTCCGATAAATTAATTTTTATAAAAGATAGTTTGCAATCCATAGCGGATTCAATGAATTCAATTGTTGGTTTAAATGTTCAAGGAAGTATAATTGATGTTCTTACTAAGATAGGTGATCTTCCAACTAGTGGAATAAGTGCAATAAATAATGCTGGTGCTAACCTTGCAAAAGTAAGTGTAGATAATTTTGATAATATCAAAAACAAACTTCAACTTGAAATCCTGCCAAATAAGAATTCACCAGAAAATGAAAGTCTTGAAAAGCTTAACGAAAAAGAAAAAACAAATCTTGAAAAACAAGAAGTTGTTATTGGACTTTTGAAAAACATACATACTGCTCTAACAATTTCAGGACTTTTTAAAGGAGAAGAACCATCAACTTATACAACTTCAAATACAGGAAAATTAGGAATAGAAAATGTAACTTCTAATGGAAATGCTTCTAGTGGAAATGTACTTAATTCTAGCAGTGTTCAATCAAGTAATGCCAATCCAGTCGTTGGTTAACAGTAAGAATATATAAAATAACAATATATACATCATGACATTTAAAAAATGGCTAATACAAGAAGAAAATAAAATAGTAGAAGGTGCAACTGCTGGAAAGACACTTCTGTATCCATGTGGATATGGTGGATTATGTTTACTGCCACCAGCTTATTTTATTCCAGCTTCTGCTGATGCAATTTTATACATAAGTAAAGATGATCGTTTATGGAATAATATTGGCGAAAAAAATCCTTTTAAAATTAATCATTTAAAGCCAAAGCAACCAAACAATAATAATGAAATACACAATAAGGCTGGGGAAAAATCACCTTTTAAAATAACTCACATAAAAGGCAATGGCAAACCAACTGATAATTGGAAACATAATGCTTCTGGAGATGGTGGTCTTTTTAATATAAGTCATTTAAAACCAACGCAACATAAAAAAAACAATGAAAGACATAACGATGCTATGGATGGGCATCCATTTAGCATAAAACATATAAAAGGTAGAAAAGATAAGCCAGACAATGAAAAGCATAACGATGCTATGGATGATAAGCCATTTAGCATAAAACATATAAAAGGTAGAAAAGATAAACCAGATAATGAAAAATTTAATAATGCAGGAAAAAAAGCTCCATTTAAATTAAGCGATTAATAATCACAAGGCTTAAAATATTCTTTATCTTCAATAAAATACATTACTTGAAACAAGCTAATACCACCATAAGATTTATATTTTTTAATATTATAAATTTCACTTGCATGAACTTTTCTGTGGCAATTTGCACAAATAACTAAAACATTTTCGTGGTAGTATCCACCTCCTTTATGACCTTCATAAATTCTATGAACATCAAGTAAGTTCAAGTTACTTTCATTGCAAAAAAAACAAGATTTAATATATTTCTTAAAGTTTTTCTTGTTGTTTATTCTCATTAATAATTATATTCATGTTTTTCACAAAAATTAAATATATCATTTCTTATTTTTATATTTTTTATATTTTTTAATTTAAATCTTTTATATTCAATTTTATTTGTTGATATTTTTTCAAAATCATCAGGTACTTTAATTCCAACAAAATCTTCTAATAATTTATTATTTTTAATTTCTTCAATTTTAATTAATATTTTATTTTTATTTTTTAATTTTTCTTCTATTTGATTATTCCAATAGAGATAAAAATATGCTGCTCTATCATAAGGATTTTTATATTTTTTAATATCTGGTACATTTTTATAAATAAAATTTAAATATTTTTTATCATATTCTTTTAAAGAAAAAAAAGATTCATCGTAAAAATAATTTAAATAATGACAAAACGAATTAATAACATTTTCTGGATGTCTTATTACATGAATAAAATTACAACTATTGAATATATTAAGGTGTATGTATGGCATTGCCATATAACTAGAATCAGCTTCGATGTTTTTATCTTCTAAGTAATCTCCATAGGTATCTTTTGCTATTTTACTTAAAATTAGTTTTTTATCATTAAACAATCTCTGAAGAATTGTGTTCCATGAAGAATAATCAAAAATAGTTTCATGACCACAAAAAGTATTACAAAAAGATAATAATTTTGATAAATACAATGTTCCGCATCTACCAGTACCAGTAACTATAAATTTTAATTTAGTTTGTGTAAATTCCATACTATATAATAATAATAAAAGGAAATAAATTGAAAGCAACAGTAAACGGTAAATTAAGAAGATTAACAGACTGCTACATTAAATCAGGTAAAACAACTTTAGAAATGAAAATTTTACCTGATATTAGTGATCAAAAACAAGCTAATTATTCAGACGAAAGTGGCATCGGTAGGTCTGCACCATTAAAAGTTTTTTCTCATGGTGACACAAGGTCAATAAGTTGGAGTGTTCACTTTTTTGCTGAGAGCGAAGAAGAATCTCAGTACAATTTGTATGATTTAAGATTTTTAGAAAGCTTAGTTTACCCTGATTCAGGTACTAGTACCGTGATGGTTCCACCTCCATTAGTAACCATAAAATGTGGATATCTCCTTGGAGATAATCCTTTATGTGCAGTTTTAAAAAGTTACAATGTTAAATTTCCAGTTGATGTTATGTGGGATGAAGCGACTTTTTTACCAATGAAATTTGATGTTGAATTATCATTTGAAGTAGTTTATGCAACTTTTAATTTACCAGGTTCTAAGAACATATTAGAAACAGGAGGATAAATTGGCAAATCAAATTTCTTATCCTGACATTACAACAAAAAGGTTTGTTGATTTTTCAAGTAGATATATAAATTCAAAAGTTTTATATTATGGTGATAATAATAAATTAACTTTTTCAACATACAAAAGAAAACCAATACCAGCAAGTTCAAATGACAAATTTGTATTAATAAATTCTTCTACTGAATACAGGCCTGATTTAGTTTCTTACGCAGCTTATGGAACGGTTGATTATTGGTGGTACATAATGGAATTTAATGGAATTAAAGATATTTACGAATTTAAATCAGGTCTTACTTTAAGGGTTCCTAGAACTATATAAAATGCCTTGTAACAACAAAAATAATTTTGAAGTTTTAAACGCCTGTGCAAGCGGTAGCGGATTCAATTACATAACAAATGGCGGTGGAATAAAAGAACCTTTTACTAAAAAAGATAACAGTGTTTATGTTCCTTATGTTCTATTTGTTTTGGGAGATAAAGCATATTCAACAGCAGATCCACTTGGTCAAAATGTTACAACAGCTGGTAACAATGAATATAAATTTAACAACTCATATATTCAAAGTTTTGAAATGACTATTGGTACAAGTTTTGAAGGAAATATAACTCTTGTTACTTGTGATTTTGATGATGTTAAAAAATTAATTTCTATTGTGCCTAAAGAAGGTTGTAAGTGGGATAAATTTATTATGGGAAATGAGTCTGGAGATGCCTCATTAGCTAAAGCTTATATTGATATTGGTTGGATTATAAGAGGATGTAATGATTCTGTAGATAAGTACGGAATGCAGAAAGCTACTAGTAACAATAATAATAGTTACAAAATTATTAGTGACGGTAAGGAAACTACATCTGGGCCATATATTTATGGTCTAATGCAATCAGTTAATGTTTCATCAGACGCTGGAGTATATAAAGTTTCTATTAAATTCACTGATGGATTTGGAAAAACTGAAGAATCTAGATTAGATAACATTGTTTTTAGCGAAAAATTAAAAGGTGCATTAAAAGGTGCAATAGACAAATTTGCAAAATTTAATTGTGAAAATAAAAAAGAAGATGGTCTAACAACTGTAGCTTTCGTTACAATTCCAACAAAACCTAACCAAAAGATTACGGAATGGGAATTCATGCCTGATCAAGGGGGGAAAAATGGAGTTTTTAATGTTTTTAATCCAAACAGATTGTCTCTTTTTCAATATTACAGAGAACTTTTAAATGGATTTCAAACAAATAGCAAAAAAGGATTTAATTTTGCTTATGATAATGGTTCTAAAGGTAAGCCATCAATTTTAATGATAGAAGACAGGAAACCAAATTGGTGTTTAGGTGAGAAAGGAGAAACTAACTATGATAATATACCAACTTACATTGTTGGTGGTGGTGATTGTAGTCCAGTAATAAAATTTAACACTCAATTTCAAGCCACTCCATTAGCTAGAGTTAATCCAGAAAATAATGAATCTCCAAAATTAAAAGCAGGAACTGGTGGTGGAGGCCCATCTGGAACTGGGCAAGGTGTTGTTCAAATTCCTTCTTGTTCAAGGTTAAAAAATTTAAAAACTGGTCAATCAGGAGAGCCAACAGTTACAAGTACTTATAGCAATGGGCCAGGTGTAAATATTTCACCAACGCCAGCTACAATGAATGATACGCCTCCTTCTAGAATTGCTGCAATAAAAATTGAAACATTACAAGCAAACTTAATAGCTGGTGTTGATTTAGACAATTTACCAATCGTTGGGCCAATTAAAGCAGATCTTGAGATTCATGGTGACCCTTACTGGGCCAATACTGTTAATTGGCTTAAGACTCCATATATAAAAATTATTTTCATTGATCCATATTGTGTAAAAGTAACAACAAATGAAAATGGTGCATGTGAATCTTTAGCTAAAAGTGCTTGTAATAAAGAATTATCTCAAGTTTATCAAGTAAAATCTTGCAGGTCTACAATTAATTCTGGATCTTACACTACTACATTAGAATTATACAGCATAAACATTATGAAGTTTTGATAGCAAGGTATTTTAAATGATCAATAAAATTAATAGTCTAGATAGCAAATTAAAAGTTTTAGAAAAATACATTAATGAATTAAGCTTAGCTGTAAACAAAATACCTCAAACATTCTTAAACAAATCTTCTAATACTGTAAAACAAGACACGCAAATAACTGGGATGTACACTGCTCTTGTAATAGATACATTTGATATTTATAAGCAAAATAGAGTAAGATATTTTAATCCAGTTTTAGTTAATCCAAGAAATGCAAATAATCAATCGATAGAAGTAACTGCTTTACCATGGGCATTTCCAATTAGTACATTTGGAGGATTTGATGATTCTGGATCATCATGGGTTCCTCCAGCAGGATCAACAGTTTGTTTAGTTTTTGAGCATGGAAATAAAGAATCTGCTTATTATATTGGAACAACATGGACAAGAGATAGAGGTGCTGATGGAAGCCATGCTTGGGGTATACCAGTTGAAGAATACGATGTTTTATATGAAAGAAAAAGAAATAATTATTTAGTTGGCCCTAACAATGGCTCGCAAGTTTTACCTCCTTGGAATACTGAAAGTTATAATGGATATGACATTACATCAATTACAGATATAGATAATAATTTAGATGCATTAAAAAGAGCTACTTTTCCAAATATTTATGGTTTTAAAACTCCTGAAAAACACATGCTTAAAATGGTTGATGGTGATGGTAAATGCAATAGGAAGTGGAAAAGGATGGAGCTTTTATCTGGGTGTGGTAATTGGATGATTTTTAAAGATGATCATTTACACTACGCTGGTCAATGGGCACATCCTCAATGTGGAGATGGAACCAGAGATGGTAGTACAAATTGTTATGTTGATGCGAAAGAACCAAATATCAATGAAGATGTTACTGCTTTAACGCCACAAAGTGATACTGCTTTCCAAGAACCAAAAGGATTTGATTATATAACTGATATTATAGAACCTGGTTTACCATTTTCAAAAGAAACTCCAGAAGGTTTCCCTAATCCAGTAAGTTGTGGCAAGCAGTCTGAAAATGTAATTGGTGGTCATCCCGATACTCCAGAAGGAACTATTTACGCAAATACTCAAAAAGGAACAAATCCTTTTTTTAAATCAGCAAATGAATGTAGGCCAATAAAAGGACCACAGACACCTCAGAATAACAAATGTGATCTTCCCCAAACAGGAATACAACTTCTTTCTATATCTGGTCATACTTTTGTTATGGATGATAGCGTTGAAGAACCTAGAGGAACACCTGAATGGCAAAGGTCTTTAGAATCTTTTGATTTTGGATGTAATGATAAGTATTTAGGAAGAACATATTGGAAGAGTTGTACAGGTCATTCAATTTCAATGATTGATTATGAACAACCATCTAAAGTAAGATCTGCTGATAACGGAATAAGGATAAAATCTGCATTAAACAATGAAATATTTTTATGCGATGAAACTTTATCTGAATGTCCTGGCACTGGTGGTTCAAATCGTGGAATAACCATGAATTCTACTAGTAATCATGTATTTAAAATGATTGATGAAGGCGTTTTCCAAAAAAGTATGGAATGTAGGACTGAGAATAATTTTCCTGTGAGCAATGCAACAAATGCTTATATTCAATTAAGAAGTGGTTATGGCCTTGAACTTTACATGAGCGACAGAAACGATCAAGAAAAAACAGCTAGTCAATTTTTAAGGTTAACTGCACCACAAAAAGATAACAAGGAGCGTGGTTCTCATGTTTTAGAAATGCAAGAAAGGCCTATTGGAAGAGGTTATGTTTATTTAAGGGCTGGAGGAAATTATTTACAATACAGTTATGATAGCACTTATGAAATTGTAGGTAATTCTAAAAATAATCCAGCAGATAAATTAAGTTTAGTTACAAAAGATAGAGTATCCATAACTGACAATTATGATTATCGTGTAAATGAATATTTTTTCAATGCATCAAAGAAAAGGATTTACTTACTTGCAGGACTTGGAGATTGTAAAACTAAATCTACAAAAGAAGATACTTTCTGTATTGCTCCTGTAATTGTTTACAAAGATGGAAAATTAAGAATTTCAGATAGAATATTTGGTTCTTGTAGTGACGATGCCAAAGTTGTATCAATAGCAGCAATTAATCCAGTTTCTGATGAAAATAACAATAATAACAACAATAACAACAATAATAACAATCTAGTTGTTTAAAAATATATTTAATTACTACATAATAGTATGAGTTTCGTATTAAAAGGTATTCCTTATCCAATAAGTAAAAGTCCGTTAGGATATTTATTTTCACAAGAAGGAATAGCCACTTTAAAATCTGATTTAATCCAATTATTACTCACTAATCCAAAAGAAAGAGTAATGCTGCCAAGTTATGGAACTCCTTTAAGAAAGTTATTGTTTTCACCTAATGATGCAGCGTTAGTAGCTGAGACTAAAAGACTTATAGCAAATTCCATAGAATCTTGGGAACCAAGAATTGTTATTTCTCAAATAGATATTACAAATGGTCGTGAAAGCAGTTCTGAAAATGCAAATGAATTAAATTCAAATGATCATGTATTAAGCATAAGTATAAGCTTTTTTGATCCACAAAAAATTGATTATGTTGAGGTGTTGACGATACAATTACCTACAGGGGGAGAATTATAAAAAATGCAAGAAAAATGTGATATTATTACACCTTATGATATTGGAGTAACTCCAAAACAAACAAATATAGTTTCTTTAAATTATACAAATCAAGATTTTTATTCAATGAAATCTAGGTTGGTAAGCTTCATCAAAGAAAAGTTTGGTAATGATTTCAACGATTTTGTAGAATCTAGTCTTGCTATAATGTTAATTGAAAATTTTGCATTTTTAGCAGATACCCTTTCTTTTAAAATTGATCAAATTGCAAATGAAGTATTTATTGATACGGTTACAGAATTAGATAATATATTTAGATTAGCAAAACTAGCAGGATTAAAGCCTCAGCCTCCTATTGGTTCAAAAGCATTGTTTTCTGCAAGAATTAATTCTGTTCAAGATTTTGATGTTAAAATAGAAACACCTTTTAATATTGATATTGTTTCAAATCAAATTCCTAGTAGGTTTGAGCTTTATCCTGCTGATTCTTTAAACAGGCCTATATTTAATGAACCAATTGTTATCAGAGCAGGTCAATTAATTAATTCAAATATAGTTGGTGTAGCTGGTATTACAAGAGAAAATACTTTTATTTCTAATGGAGAAATAAATCAAATATTACAATTAGATGCAATATCAATTATTTCAGATTCTATAAGAGTAGTTGTTGATGGGCAAGAATGGGATCAGGTTGATTTTTTTACTTCTGGATCGGCAAACAAAGAATATTTAATAGAATACAATCCTGATTACAGTGCAAATCTTATTTTTGGAAATGGCAAAGGTGGATTAGTTCCATCTTCTGGCACTAATATTAATGTAATTTATCGTACTGGTGGAAGTCCCAACGGAGATATTGTTACAAATTTTGCAAATTCACAAACAATAGTAAGTATTGAAGGAAGCGTTAATATAATTACTGTTAGTTTAACTAATTACACAAAAGCAGAATTTGGTTATTCAGGTGATACTATAGAAGACATTAGAAGTAAAATACCTTTATATTTAAGAACTCAAAATCGTGCTGTATCTGGAGAAGATTATAAAACATTTGCAAATCAATTTGCTACTGTTTACAATGGTATAACTGGAAAAGCACTTGCTGCATTAAGAAATTATGGATGTGCTGCAAATATCATTGATTTATTTGTATTAGTTAGAAGTGGCAATAGTGGTTTATCTAAGGCTAGCAGTCAATTTAAAGAAGAACTAACTGATTCTTTGAATGAAATTAAAATGCTTACTGATAATATTTGTATTAGAGATGGAGAAGTAGTAGATGTTAATGTTTTAATTGATGTTACTTTAGATAAATTCTACAAGAAATTCGAAGACAACATCAGAGCATCTATGGAGAGTAAAATTGATTTTTATTTTAATTTAACAAATTGGGATTATGGTCAAGCTTTACAAGAATCAGATATTATTCAAGCTTTGTCAGATTTAAAACAAATTAAAACAATAGATATTGTTTTCAGTACTGTAGAAGTTCCATTTGCTAAAACAATTGCAATAAAGTACTATGAAATTATTCGACCAGAAAGCGTAACAATTAACTTCTTGTATAATTAATTATGGCAGAAAAATATTACACAAAAAATCCGAAAGTAAGCGACACAATAGTATTTGATTTATATACTCCAAATACTAATTGTGTTTTTAAATCAGATCCTTATGAAGTAACATCAATTACTGTATATTTTGTTGAAAGAAATTTTGTTTATGATAAATCAAGTTTCAGAAATATTAATATAAGTGATCCTACTTTAGAAGTAAAGTATCTAGAATTAAAACAAGCTTCATACGAATATCCAAATAATCAAGATTTAAAAGAAAAATTAAAAATTGCACAAAGGGATTTGCTTCAGAAATCTTTAAACAAAGTTGAATTTGATAATTTAATTGCTGTAGCAAAATTTGGATCTTCAGAAAATCCAGTTTGGACTCCAGAAAAAAAAGGATTTATAATTAAGAAAGTTATCGATAACGATAGCAACATAGTCAATGGTCATTTTAAATTTAAATTTGAGCAAAGTGGTTTAAGAGAGGGAGATTATTTTATTTCCTATAGTTGGCGACCAAATATATCTTCTCAATTACTTTCTTCTAGTATTTATTTTTCTTTATCGTCAAATACATCAAGTTATATTTCTCCTAAGAATTTAGAAACAAATGAAAAAAAGTATACAAATTTATTAAATAGATATTTGCCTGATCTTTACAAGAATTATTTAAGTACAACGGATGTAAGTCCAGAAATATTAGAAAAGTTTAATAATGCTGTAGGAGATGCATTTTCTTATACTGAGAACTTAGCAAATAATATTGCTACTTTAATTGATTCAAATTTAATACCAGAGCATTTATTATCTTATCTGGGAAATTTATATCGTTTAGAATTTAAATCAAATGATCCAATAAGATGGAGAAGACAGATTGCAAAAGCTATTCCTAATTTCAAAATGAAAGGAACGCTAAATGGATTAAATTCTGCTTTGGGTGATGCTGGTATAATACTTAAAAAATACACTCAACTTTATCAGATTTACTCAAAATACACTTGGGTTGATGTTTTTTATGGAGATAGTAATAAAATAAGATTTGATCTTTCTAAAATAAGCTTACCAATTAACGATGAAAATTTTGTTTTGTATTATCGTGCTAAGAATAATAGTTTTATAGAGATTCCTATTTCTAACATTGAAATAGAAACAAGTAATAATAAAAGCACATTAATATTAATTGGAATTTCATTAAAAGACGGTGAAGCAATAAAAATAATTTATCAAATAAGAAAAGTAGAATATGATTCAGAGCAAATAATAGAAAATTACATCAGGAGTTTACCTGTTGCAGACCTTAGAAACGATTTAAATATAATTCATCCGTTGAAAAATTGGAATGCCAAAGTAATAGAAGAAGATGATGTATTAATCAATGAAATTATACCATTTAAAAACGCATTTCATGATCCAATTGTTTTCGGAGATATTAGAACAGAATTTCCATATTCTGAAAACATTTACAACATGGATGAATACAATGGTTCTTTAAGAGAGAGTGAAAACCCTTGTGATATTGACAAGAATTTCTTAGATACATGCAATGGTTATTTATCAACGCTTTACAATTTAGATGTTGAAATTGAAAATTTAAACAGTGAAAGAATTCAAGAAGTTTTCAATGTACTTAAAGAGTTTACGCCATTTCACAGTATTTTACATAGTTTAAATTATTCTGGTTTCTTTGAAACTATGATTCTTCCGCCAGAAGAAAAAATAGAGGCTTTGATTACTTACAAGCTAACAGAAACTATTATTTCTGGTAATGCTCAAATGGCTTTTAATAGAAATATGTTTTTGGGATTATTACAAAGAGTTGTTCATCGTAATGCATTAGCAATAATGGACAATCTTGGCAATGAAACAGTTAAAGGATACAACAAAGAAATAAACCTATTTTCTCCTTTAGTAGATTTTTCAGAACTTGGTATTAATTCAAGAGTAAATACTTTGCTTGAAATATTAAATCCAAGTTCAAACACTGGTAAATATACTGTTTTTGAGCCTAAAAAAAATCTAATTAGAATATATGAAGAAGCATTAATTTCTCAACCTATAAACCAATCTGAATTTGCTTATAGATTAAGCAACATAAATTACACTGGTACAAACTTTACAATTAAGCAAGAAAGCATTTATACATTTAAAGATGAACTAATAATAAATGAAAAAAAACAAAACAATATTACAACTGTTGTAGATGTAGAAAACCAAAGATCAAATGATTGTTGGAAAATAAAATATTATATTGTATATCCAAACACATTTAATATTTATAATATTTATGATGTTAATCCTGATGGTTCAATTGTACTAGAGAATGATTTTACCTTACCTTCATTATCAGAAGGTTTAACCATAGATGATATTAACTATGACTTATTAAATGAAAACAATGAAAAAATATATTTTTCATCTAATGGAAGTTTAACTTCTGAAAATAAAGGATTAGTAATAGGAAATGATGGCAATTTTGGCAAAGCAGTTGAAAGAATAAAAATAGGAAATTATTTTTATTATTTAAACGATGACACCCAATATGTTGTTTTAGGTTATGGATATAACGAAAATGAATTTTATATTAGCAATTGGGAAAACGGTGATGTAATAGGAACAAGTGGTAAGATATTAGATAGGGTTGTTAAAGAGCACACTGGTAACTTAGCTTACAATAAAATAATAATTGAAAAACCATCATTACTTCCTGTTTTTGAAGATTCAACCATATCTGGTTCATTAGATAATGACAGTTTTAAAGAAAATTTTATTTTAGTTATAAATGATGTTTTTTATAAAATTGTAAGTTACTTTAATGAATTATCAGTCAATTATTTAGAGATTGAAGGACTTCCATTAGATTTAGGCACATATCTTAGTGGCGGTACTTCTATTTCTGTAAATTGTAAGCAATTTAAGAAAAAAGAAAATATTATTTATACTATTACTTTAAATTATGATGAATTCATTAGAGAAAATGGAATACCACAAATTTACTTAAAGCCAACTGGTGATTATGTAATAATTCATGATTTAAATAGAGGAGGAGCTAATCAGGTGTCTGGAAAAGATCAACAAAATAATGAAATTTATCTATGTGATAGTTCTCCTTTAAATTTAGATAATTTAAATAATTCTGTTATTGCATTAAATAACGGCCAAAAGAAAGATGGGCCAACAGATATAATTAATCAAGAAGAAAATGTTTCTTTTACAATTGAAACAAAAGATGGCAACAATACGAAAGGTCAGGTTTAAAATGTATAATTCTAGAGTTGAAACAACTGGCGATGTAGACATGATTATAGAATTTAAAAACGGTTCAACTATTAAAAGTCACTTTAAAAATACAGTTTTAAAGACTGGTAGAGAAGCCCTTGTAAGATCGCTTACTAGAAATTTACAAGGATGCACTAACGAAGCAGGTGAAATAGCTTCTAGTTTTGAATATTATATTAAATCAATGATTTTTGGCGATGGTGGAGAATCAGGTGGAGTTCCGCTTTATGTAGACTCTAACAGAAACGGTCTTTATGGAATAACAAGGTCTACTAAGCCTGTTATTTCTCAAGTTAATCCAACTAATCAAACTCAGGGTATTTTCACTTCTGTTTTAACTTATAACGATGCTAATGGTTATGCAATTAACGAAATGGCATTAGTTATGGGAACAGGAGATTTGTACAGTATGTTAACCTTTGGTGCTATTAACAAAACGGATCAAATGCAGATTACTTGGAATTGGAATCTTAATTTTATTTGATAAAATAAATTTTAAAATATATATAAAAATATGCCAAATATTAATAATATCACAGTTCCATCTTATGAAGCTTTACAGCCTTATCATTATATTTATGATAATTTACCTATTGCAGCATTAATTAAAAGACAAGAAGTTTTAAATGATGCAGTTGATTTCAACACTGGTGTTTTAGAAAATTCAATTGGTTCAAGAATAGACTTAGCTGCTAGATTAAATCAATCTTTAACTAGTAATGGAGATTTAAAGCCAACTGCGGTTGATATTTCTTTACATAATATTGGTTATCACGAAGATGGAATTTATAATGAAATAAGCTACATAAGAATGAAGCTTGACGAGAGAAATAAATTAGCTCAAATTCAAGAAGGTGCAAATTATTTATCTTTGAATATTAATATTCCAAGTATTAGCAGTGGTATTTTCTTTCAAACAGGAATATTAGAATTAAAAAATTCTTCATCGTTAAAATGGAGATTTGATGCTCCTAATAATCTTACTGCCGATTTAAATTATCCTTTAGAAAGTGCCCATATTCATTATTATGGTGTAACTCCTAAACCATCTTTTTTAGGATCTGATTATAAAAACTACACTACGAGTTTATCTAAGCAGATAATGAATAATACTTTAAGAGTTTTCATAAATGGCGTTCAGATATTTTCAGATTTCGAAGTTTTTGTTCCTCCAGCTAATCCAAATACAAATAGTAAATGGCATAAAAATAAATTTTCATTAAATGATGATTTAATTTCATTTCAATTATTGAATTCTATTTCACAATATGACATAATTAAAATAGATTTTGATGTTTCCTTGGCAGAATAGTTTATTTAAAAGGGTTTTATTATGTATGAGCCAAAAGAGCTTAATGTTTCTATGGCAATTGTAGCAATTGATAGAGATACAAATAAAATAAATGAAACACTAAGGCATTATTATGATTTTTATACAAATTATAAAAAAATATTAATAACTAATGATTTAAAATTTGATTATTACAACAAAGGTCAGGAATATGATATTTATCATTCTGATAGTTTTCAAATTTTAGAAAATTATGATATTGCTTTAAGAAACTGTAAAACAGAATGGTGTTTTTTAGTTCAAGCAGGTACATATTTAACAAAGCATCTTATTAAAAAGTTATCTATTTTTGTTCTAAATGAAAAAGATATAATCTTCCCAGTTAAAAATAGAATTTATGAATTTGTAAAAAATCCTTTAAATGGTTTATTAATAAATAAAAACACTTATAATAAAGTAGGTGGTTTTGGAAAAGATAACCATTTAGATATTATTAAATTATCATGGGGATATAATGCATCAATTGAAGGATGCAAATTAAAAGCTGTTGTAGGCATAAAAATTTAAAGGAAAACATGGAACTAATTGAAAAAGCAAAAGAAATTATTAATAATTCAGATTTAAAAGAAAGACATTCATTTTTTCAATTAAATCACTTCATAGTAGGAAAAGAACCTACTTTACAATCTAAGCTATGGCAATGCACAAGAGAAATTAACGCAAGAATAGAAACAGTAGATTCTTACAAAGAAGAAATTTTAATTTCTGAAGAGAATTATGAAATATTATCTTTAAAAATAGATAGATATAAAACCTTAATTGAAAAAGAATCATGTACATACAAAAGAAAGATATTAGAAATAAAATTAAAGAAAATGATAAGAAATTATGATAGAAAAGATTTTGTTTTTAAAAAAATCAACGATAAATTAAAAAGTGTAAATGAAGAATTAGATTTTTTCGTTAAAACATTTATGGAAATTGAAAAGGTAGAAAAACTTAAATCTTTTGATGATGTTGAATCTCAAAATCAATATTGGTCAGCTAAGCTAGGGAATGACTTGAATTTAAGATTTTTACTTAACATTCCTACAGATTTAGAGTTATGTAAAACAATTTTAGCATTACCAGATATTTCTATTGTAAAAAAACAACTTACAAGTGCATTAGATGAAATTCAAAATAATATTTCTAATAACCAAAACAAAGAAGTAAATAAATTAATGCAATAATCATAAATATTTAAACAGGAACATTATGTATTTTCAAAAAGCATCTTCTTACGATGAAAACTATTTAACTGGGAATCTATCAGGTTTTCCAACAATTATAGATTCTTCTACTACCTTATACGAGGCAAGGAATTTATCTGAGACTAAACTACTAATTGGGATAAGTCTTAATACAAAAATAATTAACTTAGAAGATGCTACTAACTTTCCAATTCAAGGAATTTTAAAAGTAGGAAATCTTTCAAGTAAAGATGGCATTAGTGAATTAATATATTACTTTAAAAAAGAAGGAAATACAATCCTCAATGTTATCAGAGGATTTCAAAATACAAGAGCTACAGTATGGCCAAAAGGAACAACTGTAACATCTGGTGTTTTTGCAGAACATCATAATGCTGTTAAAGATGCTGTTTTAAAAATTGAAAATAAACTTGGAGAAAAAGACTTTCCTTTAGAAAATTCTTTGAATGGAATATTGAAGACATTAGAAAATGATATTTTAAGTCCAAAACCTATCTTTAGAGGATTTCCAGTAATTGGGAAACCACCTTTTACAGTTAAATTTAAGAACTTTACAATAGGAAATAATAGTAAGTATTTTTGGGATTTTGGAGATAATACTACTTCTATAGAAGAATCTCCAGAACACACTTACATTCGTGAAGGAATTTTTACTATTCAATTAAATGTTATTAATGAATTAGGCGGTCAAGGAATAGTAACAAAATCTAATTATATTAATTCAAATAATGAAAATGGAATTCCTTTGTTTTATATTTTGCCAAGGTTTGGCGGAATATCTAAAAAAACAGCAATGAAAAATAATTTAAATCCAACTGAATATAATTTTGTAGATCAGACTGACGGCAATATACTTAATAGATTTTTTGTTTTTGGTGACGGCAAAGATAAAATTATAAGTGATCCAAATATACATACGGTAAAACATATTTATGATGAGCCAGGTGAATATAAACCATTTATTATTGACACATTTGAAACACAAAATGTTAAAAAAGTATTTTTACAAGATATATTAGTAGTAGGATAAAACAAATATGCTAAACCAAATAAAAATTACATATCCAAACATTTTAGATACTGATACAAATTTATTTTCTGTTAAAGATTCATTAAGAATTCCTTTGCTAAAAGATTATAATCCAAAAGATAAAATCATTTATGCAAACGCCACTACAGATGAAATGTCTTTTTTCCCAGCAAGTGGAATAATTACATTGACTGACCAATGTTCTGATTTAGATGAAAGAGGAATAAGTTTCTATTATGGCTTAAAAGATAATGCAACACAAACATTTTTAGATATTGAATTATTAGATGGTTTCCCAGATGTAAAAAAACTAGGAAAAGTAACAAACATTACTTTGAATGTAGTTGCAGAACATCATAATAATATTAAAGATGCATTAATTGAAATTGAAAAATTTACTGGTGTAAGAAATGATAGAGTAAATATTCCAAAAACTGGTTCAGTAGAAGCAAGAATTAATTATTTGAGGAGAATTGCCTTAAAACCAAAAGCATGGTTCCAAGCAGACATAAGAGAAGGAATCATACCTCTAAAAATAACCTTTACTGATTTAAGTTTTAGATTAGCAACAGATAATGCAAATAATAATATTAAAACAATTTGGAATTTTGGAGATGGAGATATAAGAACATTTGAATATTTAAATAATTCAAAAGAAACTACTAACACTAATCAAACTATTGAAAAAACTTATGAAACACCTGGTAATTATACTGTTACCTTTAAAATAATTAATAAATTTGGTGAAGATGAATTAACTTTTAAAAATTTAATTAATTCAAGATATCCAGCACCAGATGAAGCAGTTATTTCTTTTGATCCAAAAGGAAATCAAATTACTTCTGGTGACTTAAATTCAAAAATAAGAGCTTCTGCAAATAGTGTTTTGTATTTAAAAATTCCAAATGGTATAAATCAAGAAACTGGTAAGACTTTTTCAGGAGAAGAAGTAAACAGTCAAGGAAAACCAATAGATCCTGTAGTTTTATATGCTTGGGAATTATCAGATGACATATCTCATGCAAATTCAAAATCTACTAATGCTCTTTTTGAGACTGGTGGTGTATACAATGCTATTATTAGATGCGATACAGAATCAGGATCTTTCAGAATAACTAATAAAAAAAATGTTATAGACATTGTAGAAAATGTTAATTTATGGCATTGGCTATATAAAGAAAAATTAAACAATATAATAGCTGGTACAGATGAAGTTCAAGCTGCTGAATTTGGTTTAATATCTGAAACCTATAAAGCCCCACAATCTAATTCTTTAAAATTAAATACAAATGACGATTTTTTAGAAAATGAACCAAACTCTGAAGTGCAAAAATATGAATTTAAAAGAAATATAGGATTTTGTTCTTCTGGCTTATCAACAAGTGGCGATGGAGGTGATTCATTTTTATTCTGGGCATCTGGTAGAAGTAAAGAAAATCAACCAAACACCGAGCAAGTATATGTAAAAACATTTAATGGATTTGAAAAAACATACAAAACAGAAAATTCTTTTCAAAGACCTTATAATTGGTTGTTTCTAAACACACAATCTAATGCGTATTTTATGCTTGGTATGACAAGCTCTGGTTATGGTGCTTATATTTCACCAACAAAAACTAAATTACAAACTTATAACTTAGCTTCAAAAACCGTTTCTATTAATGACTTTAACGATCATGCATTTCAAGCAAACGCTATTGACTTGAAACAAAATGAATCTGTTTATAATCAAAGTGGTAAAACAATAACAGGTAATTTTTCTTTGTATAGATCGACTTGGAAAAATGAAACTGGGTATTTTTTAAGAAATACTTTAATTGGAACCGAAATATTAATTTCTAGCTTATATTGTACAATAGGAAGCACAAGTAATCCTTTTATAGCAATTAAAAAATTACAAGATTTACCAAATTCTAATTATAAAGAAGGTCAATTTTTGACAATGAGTAATGGATTATTCTTTTTTAATAATTCAAGTAATATTTCAATTTACGAAGATAGTTCAAACACATGGTATGTTGCTGGTAATAACAGCAGCTTAAGCTTTAGAAGCTTACAAGATAAAACAACTTCTGGCTTTGATAAAGAATCAAATTCACTAATAGGAACATCAAATTATGATCATTTTGCGTACTTAAGTTATGATTACAGTCAAAACAGTATGGTTAAATTCAATAATTTAGAACTTACTTTTAGTAAATTATATCAAAGACCAATATTAAAGCAATGGTTTATGGGAATTTATTAATATATACTTTATTAATATATACTTTATTGTTAGAAGAAAGTAAATAATTGGAAAGTATAGACAAAGAACAAAACTTCATACCACAACCAATCTATCCTTTAGGAATAGATTCTGATTATACTTTATACAAGGTACATAATACTACCGAGTCATTTCTTGTTGTAGATAATGAAGCTTGGTCTGAAATAATTTATATTGAAGGTTATAAAAATACTAATTTAATTGAAGATCCTTGGCCAGATAATGGATTTGCAACTATAGAAGGTGAACTTCTTTATTACAGAAGAGTTGATAAAGATTATCAAACAGGAAAAGTTGTAGCTTTAAAAGACTGTATCAGGAATATAGGTGGCAAGCCAACTCGCTATAACTTAGCTGGTGTATCAATTAGAGGTCTTGTTGTAGCTGAGCATCACAATCAATTAGCTCAAGCAATTGTAAATATTGAAAATTTTATTGGAATTGATTTTGATGAGGATCAAAAAACTTTAGATTGGAAAATAAGAAACTTATTCAATACACCTCCTATATTTGATGATTATGGATGTCCAGATGTAAATTTTTCTGTCATTACATTAAGCAAAGATCCAAATAGCGGAACTGTTATAAGTTACAATTTAAAAATTATAGGTGGTTATAAAAATTTTAAAATTGATTTTGGCGATGGAACTTCTACTACAAATGAATTAACTGGTACGCATTTATATGCAACATCTGTTCAAATAGATCCAGTTGTTAATGTAGAAACAAATAACTGTAATATAGTTCAAACTCCAACGATAAGAAATAATGCAAATGAACCTACTTTGCCAGTAGCACCAGAGCCAGTATTTATTCAAATTCCTGAATGTCCTGCCTTACCTCCTTTAGATATTACAATTCCTCAAGTTCCAGATGCAATAATTAATCTTCCACCTATAATATTTCCTAATTTTGATATTGGTATTCCAAATATAAATATACCTTCTATCATATCAGTTGTTCCTCCAATACCAAGTCAAATTAATTTTGGCCCACTAAATACTATTCCGTCATTAATTGAATTTAGTCCTATTAATGTTCCATCTACAATACTAATTATTCCTACCGAACCAATACCTAGCATTATTAGTGTAGTTATTCCACCAATTGGAAATTATATTCCAAGTGTAATAACGATTATTCCTCCATCTAATATTCCACCAATTAGTTGTTTTTTTCCTTGTATTCCATCTGTTATAAATATTAAATTTAATCCAAATGATGGAATTAAATTATTTCCTCCAAGTTTTTGTATTAGTATTTGTCCTCCAAAATTTTGTATTAGTATTTGTCCTCCAAAGTTCCCAGAAATAAGCATTGGAAAACCACCAAGTTTTGCACCAATTAGTTTTACAAGACCACCAACTTTTCCACCAATTAGTTTTACAATACCATCTTTTCCAAAATTGAGTTTTACAAGACCGCCATCTTTTCCAAAGATTAGTTTTGATAAACCACCAAGTTTTCCAAAGTTGAGTTTTGCAAGACCGCCATCTTTTCCAAAGATTAGTTTTGATAAACCACCAAGTTTTCCAAAGATTAGCTTTGGAAAGCCAGCATCTTTTCCAAAGATTAGTTTTGATAGACCACCAAGCTTTCCAAAGATTAGTTTTGATAGACCGCCATCTTTTCCAAAGATAAGTTTTGATAGACCGCCATCGTTTATAAAGATAAGCTTTGATAGACCGCCAAGTTTTCCAAAGTTGAGTTTTACAAGACCACCATCTTTTGCACCAATTAGTTTTACGAAGCCACCATCGTTTCCACCGATTAGTTTTGTTAATATACCAAGCTTTTGTAGAGCTATAAGTTTTGTTAATGTACCAAGTTTCCCTAAATCTATAAGTTTTGTTAATGTCCCAAGTTTCCCTAAATCTATAAGTTTTGTAAATGTACCAAGTTTTCCTAAGTCTATAAGTTTTGTTAATGTGCCAAGCTTCCCTAAATCTATAAGTTTTGTTAATCTGCCAAGTTTCCCTAAGTCTATAAGTTTTGTTAATGTACCAAGTTTCCCTAAAGTTATTAGTTTTGCAAAGCCACCATCTTTTCCAAAGATTAGTTTTGATAGAACCCCAAGTTTTCCAGCAATTAGTTTTAAAAAACCACCAAGTTTTCCAGCAATTAGTTTTGTTAATGTGCCAAGTTTTTGCACTATAAGTTTTGTTAATGTGCCAAGTTTTTGCACTATAAGTTTTGTAAATGTACCAAGTTTACCCAAGTCTATAAGTTTTGTAAATGTACCAAGTTTACCCAAGTCTATAAGTTTTGTTAACTTACCAAGTTTACCAAAATCTATAAGTTTTGTTAACTTACCAAGTATACCAAGTGCTATAAGTTTCCGTAATGTACCAAGTTTTCCTAAGTGCATAAGTTTCTGCAATGTACCTTCACTACCAAATGTTATTAGTTTTGCAAAAGCACCATCGTTTACATGCATAAGCTTCTGTAATGTTCCAAGTTTTCCTAAGTGTATAAGTTTCTGCAATATACCTTCATTGCCAAATGTTATTAGTTTTGCAAAAGCACCATCATTTGCATGTATAAGCTTCTGTAATGTGCCAAGCTTCCCTCAATGTATAAGTTTCTGCAATATACCTTCATTGCCAAATATTATTAGTTTTGCAAAAGCACCATCGTTTGCATGTATAAGCTTCTGTAATGTGCCAAGCTTCCCTCAATGTATAAGTTTCTGCAATGTACCTTCACTGCCAAATATTATTAGCTTTGCAAAAGCACCATCGTTTGCATGTATAAGCTTCTGTAATGTGCCAAGCTTCCCTCAATGTATAAGTTTCTGCAATGTACCTTCACTGCCAAATATTATTAGTTTTACAAAAGCACCATCGTTTCCATGCATAAGCTTCTGTAAGCCACCATCGTTTCCATGCGTTAGTTTTTGTGATGCACCAAGTTTTACACCTATTAGTTTTATTAATGTACCAAGTTTTCCTAAATGTATAAGTTTCTGCAATATACCTTCATTGCCAAATATTATTAGTTTTGAAAAGCCACCAAGCTTTGAAAAAATAAGATTTGAAAAGGCTCCATCTTTAATTGTAAGTTGGTCAACTCCTCCCTGTATAAGTTTTTGTAATGTTCCTATTATTAGTTGTATTAGCATTTGTCCCCCGCCAAAAATACCACCAATTAGTTTTGTTTCCAATATACCATTAATACCACCAATTAGCTTTTTAATTCCTTCTGTGATGCCTTGCATAAGTGTTTGTGTAAAGATTCCATGTATTAGTTTTTGTACACCATCTAATTTTTTAATAAGTTTTGGTTCTCCTCCATCATTTGAATGTATAAGCTTCTGTGAACCTCCATCATTTGGATTTATAAGTTTTGGGCCAGTGCCAAAGATTGTGGTAAGTTTTGAAAATATACCTTCGTTTCCAAAAGTTGGATTTGATAAACCTTCACTTGGAAAAGTAAGTTTTGATACGCCTCCTTCATTTTCAAAAGTTGGATTTGATAAGCCACCATCATTTGCACCAATACCTTTTGGAAAACCACCATCATTAATTATTAAATTTGATAATCCTCCAAATATAAGTTTAGATTATGGTAGACCACCAAGAATTTCTGTTGATTGGGGAACTCCTCCTATTGTTTCATGTATAGTAAGAGTTGTATGTCCTTCGAATGCTGTGTCAGCAGCTTTAAACTCTGGGAAAACAAATATTTCTCCTAGTGACAATGGACAAGGTTACTACGATGAATTAGGAATGGAAGTTAATTATGATTTTGTTGGTATTCCAGATGAAATTAAGCTTGTTGTTCCTGAAATTAACGATATTATGGTTTTGCATGATATACCAGAATATATTTCAGTTATTGTTCCAGAAATTAAAGATATTAATGTAATATTTAATCAACAAATACCTAATGAAATTAACATTAATCATAACATACCAGAAAAAATTAACATTGATGCTGGTTCAATTCCAGAATTTATTAAAATTAACAGTGAAAATTTACCTTCAATTATTAAGTTACATAGTGATATTGAAATTCCTAAAACTATTAAAGTTGACTTTGAAAACATGCCAACAAGTATAAGTGTAACAGGCATACCAGATTACATTGAACTTATTGGTTCAATTCCAAGTGAAATAAAATTAAGTATGCCTGACAATCCAGAGATTGAAATGGTTTACAAGGGATCACCTATAGAAGTAAAAGTTGAGATTGATTACAAGAAATTAACTGGAGATGAAAATGCCGAAGACCTCCCCTGTTTTGCAATCATACCGTGTCCTCCTAGAAAATAAAGATAAAAATTTAACAATAAAAAATCATAAAAATGGCAATCAATATATTTATGTAGAAAAAAATATATGGGTAAGAAATTTTACTTTGCCACATGCAAGACCAATTGATATTAATAAACTTTATAAAGATGATGAAATAAAATTCTTCATTGAAAATGATAATAAAAACATTGGTTCAAACATTCCAAGATTTGAACCAAAAGATTTAAGTCAAAAAAATGTAATAATAGTCTCAGATGGTTTTGGTTTTAATAACATAGAAAACATTTTAGAAAAAATAAACATTAATAAAAAATTTATTATTTTAACTAATAACTCTTTGAAAAAATGGAATAATATAAAAGTTTTACCTGATTTGTTTGTTGAAAACAATCCTTTTCAAGAATGCTTAAACAATATTAGTAATAAATTTTATCCAAATTGTTTATTAAGCACTAGGGTTTATAATAAATTTATTGATTATTATAAATATAAAAATATAAATTTTTACAATCCAACTCCATTAGAAAACTACAATCCAAGTGTTAAAAATGATGATTCAAAACATTTAGATGATTATAGAAATCCAATTTGTGCTGCAATTAATTATTGTTATTATTGTAATGCAAAAAATATATTTTTACTTTATTGTTCTGAGGCTTTTGAAAAAGAAAGACCTGCAACTATTTTACACAACAATGAATTGCATTATCAATATCAACAAAATAAATTATCGGAATCAATTATTGACTCTATGGTATTCTGGTTAAAGAAAAAAAATAATAATTTAAATATTTTTCACCATGGTTTAGAAAAAACTTTTAATTTTGCTACATATATAAACAAAGAAAGTCTAATAGAATATTTAAAATTATGAGTAAAAATTATCTTTCAATAGATGGATTTCAAAAATGGCTGGGAAACGATCAAGACACAAATAATAATAATATTATAGGAGTTAAAGTTTATTCTAAAATAAGCTTTTCTAATTTATTAGAAGTTATTGAAAGTGTAGATTCAAATAATGATGATTATGAAATGGCTAAATATTTCAGAAAGCATGGAGGAAGGATCGCAGAAATTTCAACTGAAGGATTAATCATCATTGAAACTAAAAAAGGCAAATTTCTGATAGAAAAAGAAAATTTAAAAAAGCACCAAAATTAATAATGATGGTGCTTTTTTAAAAATTACATACTAATACCTTAATTATTATTAGGCTTATCTTTAACAGGAGCAATTTTTTGTTCAGGACTGGTAGTAATTTTTGGCTTATTACCTTCATTAGAATTATTAGAAACAGGCTTGATTTTATTATCTTGTTCTGAATCTAAAGAATCTTTGTTATAAGGACTCTTAGCTTTTATGGTTTCAGAGTTTGGTCTTTTGTTTATAGGACAACTAATATCATCTAAAGCAGCATGATATCCAGTCTCATAAGAAATTGCAGCCATATCTTGGCTTTGATCAATGCCTCTGTAATATCCAGCATGCCATAATGCAGATGTTTCACTGTCTTGTGGTTTTTGATTTGAAATAACAGCCAGCATTCCTTCTACCTTACCAGTGCTTTTGATGTTTTCCATTTGGTTATCACGAATGTTACCCATTGTTATCATGAATAACTCTTTAAAGCTATCATCAGTAAGATGGCGAGCTTCAAAAGTAATTTGATTAATCATTTGCAATTTATTAATTTGATAATTTTGAAAAATTGCAAAGCCTGTAACGCAAGCCAACCCAGCGTATGCCAACCAATTCTTAACACCGTTCATAAATACCTCCGTGTTTAAACACAGCAAAATAAATTTAACAAGCAACACAATTTTAAGTTTAATCAAATAATTTTTTTTTGCAACATCTTTTTTGGTAATTTTTCTAAAATATTCAATTTATTTGATTCTAAGTTGAAAAACAAAGGAGCATTATCAAATTGTATATTTTTATAACCATTCTTATGAAGATTCTTTTTAATTATATCAAAGTTATCATTTGACTCAACGACAATTTGCCAATTAAATCTTAAAGAATCATAATATCTTTCACATTTTTGTTTTATATTATCTGGCAATCCAATATTATCAAAATCGTTAAGGTATGTTATTGGTATTTTCCCGCCATTTAAAGTTAAAAGGAGGATAACCCCTTTTTTATCCCTTTTACAAAGGTATAAAAAATGCTTCATCTAATTTCCCCTTTTCTTTAATAATTTCAAGTAATTTAATTAATGCTTCTTCTTTATTATCAAAATTATTCATTAATTCTTGTAAACCTTCTTTGCTTTCAATTAAAATATCAGTTGTTTTTTGTTTTTCATCCATATAATAAATATATACATGATAATTGAAAATTATAATATGATTTACAATAATTACTGCATATCATATCTAAGTCACAACTTAGAAATACCAATAATTCTTTTGTTAATTAGAAAAAAACTAGAAGAATATTTCCCAGAGTTGAAAATATTTTATGGATTCAACAAATCAGTATCTGGAAATTTTAATAAACAAAAAAACATTATTGATTTTGATTTCTTAATAAACAACAAGAAAAAGTTTGGTTGTATTTATGATTGTAAAGAAAACTTCAAGGTTCATCCATTGACATCGTTGATTCTTGATACGAATATTAATTTAGTTGTAAAGAAAGAGCCTCTAGTAAAAAATTTATCAAAAAAATGTTTAATAATAGAATCAACTAGAAGGACAACTTTAAATTCAAACAAGCTTAAAAATCTAAAAGAGTTTATTATAAGTAAAGGATATGAAATAGTTAATGAGGATTACAATGTAAACGAATTAGGATGCATTGCTGGTCTAGAATCCCCAGAATTATATCTAGGAGCATACAGAGGGTTAGAAACAATTCTAGTAGAAGACAGCTATTGTAAAGATATTTATAAGAAAATCTTCCCAGAAAATATCATTTTTAGCTCTTAGCTTTATATATAGATTAGATAATTGTAAGAATACAATATAAATCTTAAAGGAGAAAAAATGAGTGAATTTAAAGTAGCCCTTAATAATATAGATCAAGGAAAATTAGACATTAATCCTTCTAATGGATCACAAATAAATCCTTCTGTTCAAAGAGGAATGTATGTTGCTGGCCCTAATGGGATTTACAGAGAATTAATGGATGGTGAAACTTTTACTGATTGTAACTATTGGAAAAAATTTGCTTATCCTCAAGCATCTTATGAAGATGCTATTGTTGAAACTGTAACCGATGATGGATCTGTATACAGTAATGATCCAAGTGAAAATAGTTTCCCAGTAGTAACTAATGTCACTACTGTTACAACTTCTATTGTAGAAGCTATTAATTATTTAACTCTTTATAATTCATTTGCATCATTTATTCAAATAACAAACAATGGTGAAGATGATGTTGTTTGCGAACTAAACGGATTACCATCTGCACAGTTCACAATTGGTTCAACTTCTACCCAAACTTTTAATCATGGCGATTTGCAAATTACTAGTCTTGGTTTCTCTGCTGCTGGTGCAGGATCTGCTTCTATTCAAATTATTGCTGGCGTAAAAAGTATTTGCTATACCTAAAAAGCATATAAAACTTTAAAAAATAAAAAGTCATCTTTAACAAGATGACTTTTTTTATTATAATAAGTTATGCTTAAATGTTTAATTAAAAAACCAAACAATGATATTTACATAAATAAAATTGATGAATATTATAATAAAAGAAAAAAAATATTATTTTTGAGAGAAATGGGTGGGTTTGGTGACATTCTAATGATGAGAATGATGTTTGAAGATATAAAGAAAAAATATCCTCATTTTTATATTAATTGGTCAATTCCAAAAGCTTATCACTCTATAGGATCCCATCCTTTTATAGATGAAATTTCAGATTCAGGATCAATAAATAAAAATGATTTTATAAAAGTATTTGATTTAAAAAATGCTTGCATTAGACACGAATGGAAATATTTAGTTAATTGTGTTACTCACAGAAGTGACATATGGGCTGAACATTGTGGTGTCTACCCTGAGAATCATAATATGTATTTGTCTCCAAGAGAAGAATCGATAATCAAAGTAAACTCTTATATTGAAAAATTTATAATATTTAATAAAGCTCCTGTTGTATTATTATGCCCTTTTTCTGCTCAACCAGCTAAAGATTTATTAGTTGGTCAAATTGAATTTATATTGAAGTATTTATATCAGAGGAAAATTAATTGTATAATTTTACATAATCAAATTAATTTAAGTTTAATAGGAAAAGGATATCCATTTTTATGCTTAAATTCTTTTGATGATGTAATTGCTGCCCATTACTTATCAAAAGCAACAATAACTGTAGATACAGGACATTTACACTGCTCTGGTGGGTTAAATAAACCAAATTTAGCAATTTTTAGCTATGTAGATGGATATGTATATTGCAAGTATTATAAAAATACAATTGTTTTACAAAGACATAGGAAAAATGGTAATTGGGATTGTGGCCCTTGCTGGAATTATGGTGCTTGTACTAAAACAAATGTAATAAGTAATAAACCTTGTGTTTCTGAATTAACTAATGAAGAATTCGTTGGAAAAATCGAAGAGCTTATTAATAAATATTTTTAATACTATGGTTTACAAAATAGACAACAATAAAGTGAAAGTAGTTACAAAAGATGGAGAGTGTTCTCTTCATATAACACTAGATGTAAATATCAATTTTACTGGTATGCCTAATTTTAATTCTCAAAATTCTCCACAAAACACTATTATAAATTTAACTAATGATACTAAAGAAAAAGAAGAAAATCCTATGTGGGAGATACCTGATTTTAAATCCACAAAGACAAACAATTTAAACTTTGGTAAATAAAAGGAAGTCATGGCAAAATCAATTATTGGATTCGATGTTGGCACATATACTTTAATTTGTAGCAAGAAAAACAAAGAAGAGTTTTCATACAAAAAAGAAATTAATGCTTTCTTAGAGCTACCTTTAGAAAACAGATTCGTTTTCAACATGATGAAAAATGCAGGCGTTCCATTAATTGAAAAAGGAAAGGTAGCATATGCATTAGGCGAATCTGCTGTAAACATGGCTTATACTTTACCTAGCTTAGAATTAAAAAGACCGATGTGTGATGGATGTGTGAATCCTAAAGAAAAAGATGCATTTCAAATTTTAAGCATTATGATACATAGTTTAATTGGTGATATTCAAGAAAATTCTCTTTTGTATTATTGTGTGCCAGCAAATGCAATTAACTTAGAAACAGATGCTGATTATCACAGCAAGGTATTACAAGCTATTTTTAATGCTTATGAATCTAACAATGGATCAAAATTAGAATCTAGACCAATAAATGAAGCATTAGCATTAGTCTATGCTGAATTAGGAAATAAAAATTTTACAGGTATAAGTTGTAGTTGCGGTGGGGGCATGGTTAATGTTTGTTTTGCAATGTATGGAAATCCAATTTTTCAATTTGCAATAGTAAATTCAGGAGATTGGATTGATAAACAAGCTGCAAAGGCTACTGGCGAAAGCCCAACTTTCATAAATAAAGAAAAAATGAAAGTTAGTCTAATAAAAGAACCAACAAACTTGATTGAAAGAGCAATACAAACTCAATATAAGTTGATGATTGAAAAAACTGTAGTCGGTATTAAGAATGGATTAGCAAATGCTGGTAAATCAGTAAGAATTGCTGAACCAATTGATTTTGTTGTAGCTGGTGGAACTGCAAGTATAGATGGATTTAAAGAAATATTTGAACAAACAATTAAAAGTGCCGATTTAAGCATTCCAATTGGAAATGTAATAATGCCACCTGATCCTTTGTTTAGTGTAACTAGAGGCTGTTATATTGCAGCAGAGGCATCCTTATCATGATAAATAATAAAATAGTTAAATCACAAGCAGATTTAGGAATTTCAGCTTATTTGCTAATGAATAAGTTTAATTTATTAGGTAAAAAAGAAAAAATATTTTTTTTTGAAATTAATGAAAATGATGAACTTAAATTTGATGAATTAATTGTTAGCTATCTATTAAGTGAATTTCATTACTTTGATCATTGTTTAATGGGACTTAAAAAATTACAAGATTTTAATATTAAAAGCAACTCAGACTGCTTTGTTACTGATTTAGGAGTTGCTGCATATCTTTTAATGCATAAGTTTAAATTAATAAGCAAAATAGGAAAAAGTTTTTATTTTGATGTTGTTTCAAACGAAGAAGAATCTCAATTCAATGAATTAAACATACAGTATACAAATAGTGATTTTCATGATTTCGATTCAAAAATAATGTCTTTGAAAAAAATCGGAAGCTTTTTAAAAAAAAATAATATATAGTACATGGCAAACTTAAGACAGTTATATAATCTTGTTTCAACTTTGAAAGAATTAAAAAGAGAATTTATTGGCAAAACAAGAAGTTTTGTTGATGACAATTTTCCGTCTTATAATAAATTTCTAAATGATTTAAAAGAGAAATGCAAATCTGAAATAAAAACACAGAATCCAGATGTTGATTCTGAAAAAAAAACTGTATTAGAAAAATTATTTGGAAAAAAGAAGCCAGTTTACAACAACATTCCTGATTTTTGTCTTGATGAAAAAACATATAATTTAATTTATGATGCTATAAAAACTTGGAATCAATCTAATTATTATTCAATTGAATTGAGTCGAGATAAAATGGTTCAAGAAATATCAGATAAAATAAATGAAATTGAAAATACTTTAAATGTAATTATTAATGTTTTAAAAAACGAAAAAAGATACGAAGCAGCAAAAAAAGTTACTGTAGAACCTTCTTCTGAACTAGCAGAACCAAGCAAGCCAGAAGAACCAGAAGAACCAGAAGAACCAGAAGAAGCTACTAAACCAGATTTATATTTAGTTGAAAAAATTAAAGAAATAAAAGAAAAAATATCAGACTTGTTAAATAATCTTGATAGAAAAGATTTTGTAGTTGATATTAAAAATCAAATTACTAAATTTGAAGAACTTTTAAATAAAAAAATAATTTTAACTATCAAAGAGAATAAAGTTGATGATCTTTATAGATGCATAGAAGAAAACATTGACAGTTATAACAAAAAAGATCTTGATATTTTTCTATCAAGAATAACAATTGGATGTCTTGGTATACCAGATATTTAATATTATTTTTTAATAACATCCGTCAAATCATCTATGTTTTCATAAGGATTAAAATTCTTATTTTTTACTTCATCTTTTTTATAAACAACTAATTCTTCTGCCAAACCAATAATAGAATTTTTATAAAAAAAACTTTTACATTTATTTTCTGGGTGTTCCATTAAGATTCCTTCTTCGTTAATATCAATAACAGATCCAACAAAATAATTAATGTTTTGTTCTTCGTTAAAGTTTCTATTAATTGGTTTTAATATTATGGTACAAATTTTATTTAAAAATATTTTTTTAATATCAGAATTCATTGAAGCCTCCAAAGTCACTTAAAGAAAATAATTTTTCGTGTTTTTCAATATATGCATTTACAACATCTATGTTGAACTTAACAAGCATTTCATTCCAATCTTTATACCCTTCTGCTGGTCTAATTATAGTAATTCTATTTTTTGATCCAGAAGAATTAAAAGCATCTAACTTATTTTTCATGCTTTTCAAAGCGGTAGTACCTGCATTATCTAAATCTAAACAAAGACAAATTTTAAAAGTAGATAACATAGATGCTTGAATATCAGATAAATTTTTACCTCCACAAGCTGCACTATTAAACCCACATGTTTTTAACGAATAAGCATCAAATTCGCCTTCTGTAAGGTAAACTTTCTTTGATGTTGGAATGCTTGGGAAATAAAGAATATCTTCTTTGCCTACGCCAATTGTTTTTGGTGGCCCTAAATATCTTAATTTTGTTTCATGCAACGCTCTAGAATTGAAATAAATTAATTCTTTCATTTCATTAAAATAAGGTATAATAATTCTATTATTGTAATTTCCATTCAAACAAACATAAAAATCTTTAAAATCAATTTTTCTTTTATTTAAATATTCGATTGCATTTTGATGAATTTTATCATTTGAAAATTCATCAATTTTAAAACAATGTTCTGGGAAATTAATTTTTCTTACTTTAGAATAAATTTTATTATCATAAAAATCTAATATTTTATTCAATGGTTTATTACTTACCCTTGCATCGCCTTTTAAAATCCTTAATGCGGTATAAAAATCACACTTATCTACTTCCATAACCAAACCAATCAAAGTTCCTTTTTTATCTGTTTTAAAACAATGATAAACCCCATAATCTATAGTTTTTTTGCCACCATAAGGATTACACCACATATGATGACTTTTATCTTCAGAAAAAATAGAATTTAATCTAATTTCATTGCCTTTTATTAAGATGTTGGAAAATCTTTTATCTGCCCAATCTTTAAAAGCATCAAAACTAATTTGCATAATTATTTCCAATAGTGTAAAATACAGTATGAAAATTTCACATTTAAGCGTAAGTAGAAAACAGTGTTGGGATTTATGCGAACAGCAGTATAAATACCGATATCATCTTAATGTAGTTTCAAATAAACCGCAACAAATTTATTTTACATACGGTCAAATTATTCATAAAGGGGCCGAATTATATGTCGAATCAAAAGGCAGCAATACTTTAGAACATTATATTAAAAATATAATAGAAGGAAATATTGCTATACAGAGAGATTCTGATAATAAATCAAAAATTAGCTTGCCAATTGCCTATCAAAGAAAAATAGGCGATCATGTAAGAGCCATTAAAAATATAACTGAATACTTAGGATTTGATGGTGATTTAGAATTTGAATTCAAACTTGATTTAGATCCACCTAATAATATAACTGCATATGGATTCATAGATAGATTAATTAAAAAAAACGATAAGATATTTATTATTGATTATAAAACAACTAAAAAAGGGCCTTATAGAAAAAATAAATTTACAATTAAAAGCGATTTGCAAATGCAAACTTATGCTTTAGTTGTAAAAGAATTGTTTAATATAAAAGCAGAAAATATTGTTTTAGCTTTGTTTTATCTTGATGGATGTGAATTAATATCAGTAAGCTTTAGCGAAGAAACTTTACAAAATTGCAAAAAAACTTTAATTGAAACTTACAAAAAAATCATAAATAAAGATCCAGACGAAGTACATGGAAATGTCGGAGAACATTGCAGAAGGTGCGATTATAATGATATCTGTCCATTTTTTAAAAAAGGATAATCTTGAAAGTTAAAAAACCTGAATCAAAATTATATTTAATTTGTCACACAATTGTAATTGAAGAAGAAAAGTTAGCTTTAATTAAAAAACAACAAAGCTTTGAAGCATATGGATCTTTTTTTGAATCTTCATTTATAAATGAAAAGCACAAAAATAATATTGAAGAAATATTTACAAAATATAAAATTTTATTTGATAAAAAAGAAAAAACAATATCTTGTGAAAATAATTGTTATTCAATTAATTTAAAAAATAAAAAAACTTTAGAAAAAAATAATTTTTTTAGTTCATTAAATACTTATGATTTAAATAAAAATACAAATGTTAAATTCATACATTATATTAAGTTTATAAACAAAAAAGAATTATTAAGTTCTTTTTATTTAAAATCTAATTAGAAAAAGCAAAGGCAAATTTCAATGTTGCTGAATCTGGAGGATTTAAAGTTATAGATTCAGCTAAATTAGCAGAAGAAATTAAATGTCCATCGGTTCCCGAAGAAGAATTTGTAAGAAATATATTTTTAACAGGACCCCATTTGTTAGTAGTTGCGTTAAATGTTACTGTTGGGCCAACAACTCTATAGTTTCCATTTTGTCCTTGATTTAATTGAAAATTATTAGAAGAAACAGATTGTCTTATATATCCTTTTCCTACTGGTTCACCTTCAATAGATTCAAGAGTGTTTTCTAAGGTAACAACACTTCTGTTATCCAGTCCTAAATAATAATTATTAGGAGCACTTAAATGCTTAAATAATATTTTCAAAAAATAAAACTGCCCACTAGAATGAAAAATATTATTAATATTATTTTCTTTATAAATTATTTTTTTATCTCTGTATACGATAAATTCATCAATAATTAAAACGCCATTCCAAGTATTTTTGTTGTTCATAATGATATATATTAGTAATATTATGAAATCATTTTTAAAATTTTTAAACGAAATTGCGACAAACAATCAAGATGGTGTTAGCAATCAAGCAATTTCAAGTTGGATTAATGGTTTAGGTGGACCTGGATTAAATTATGATTTCAGTAACTTGCCACCAACTGGTATTAGAAAAAGAAAACCCAAACCTAAATTTTACAAGCTAGAAAATAATGAAATTTTAAAATTTTCAGATATAGCAAATGTTAAAGTTAATTTACCAGAAGCTAATTTTTGGATAACAAGAAAAGGTTCTGTTGAAGAAGTAGGAAAACCAAATAAACATTTTGATAAAGAAAAAATTGGAATAAAAGTTACATCTAATAAAATTGATCCTAATTATTTGTTTTACATGATTCAACATTTACATTCGAATGGTTTTTTTAAAGACAAGGCTATTGGAATATTAAATTTAAAAAGCATAAGAATATCTATGGTTAAAAACATTCAATTAAAATTAAATGATTGAAGAAATTCTAGAATCTATTTCGATTGCTGCTCTTTTACCAGACCAAAATGCACCATGTGTTGTTGCATGAAATCTACCAAATGTATGCTCCCCAGCAAAATAAATTTTTCCATATGGTTTGGCCATATCATCATACATGCTTATATTGCCTCCAACTGGAATAAACGAATAACTTCCTAATGTATATTGATCGTTATGCCATGAACTCTGATGCACAGTAGGTTTTGTTGTTTTTCCACCATAAACTTTTTCAAGTACATTATAAACTTTTTGTGAGATCTGATCACTTGTAAGTCCTCTAACCTTTTCAGCTTGTTTTCCTCCATGCATTGCCAATAAAATTGGATTTTTAAAAGATGCCGAGTGATTAGCTGATACTGATAAAGGGTTAAAAAAATCTAAAAATAAATGATTTGTAAAAAACTGTATATCTTGTGCGTTGCTCCAAAAATCTTTTTCAAAAACTAACCAAGTTTTTAAAAAATTACTCATTTTAATTGTATCTATAGCAATTTTCTTGTTTTTAGGTAAAGCAGGAATGAAAGTAATAGAGTTGCTTTTTAACACTCCTAAAGACACTGAAACAACAACATAATCCGCAATGTATTCAGTGCCTCCTACTGTTGTTACCTTAACAGATTTTTTATTATCTTCAATTTTTTTAATTGGTGTATTCAAGATTATATTTAAACCATTAGCTAAAAATTCAGTTACTCTTTCATATCCTTTTAAAACTAAGTGATCTCCTCCTTCAAGTTCGCCATCTTCATCCCATTGTTGAGCAGAAATTTCTGATAAATCACCTCCAACCTCAGCTTGAAAATCATATATAATGGTTTGAAATAAATCGCCAATAAGTGAAGGAGTATATTTTTTTGAATTTTTTAATGATTCTTTTACAAAAGTATTCCAAGCATTAAGTATTGATTGGTCAACTTTGTCTTTTTTAATAGCTTTTAAATTATCATAAAATTTCTTAAGAATTCCTTTTTTAAAATTAAATTTTTTATTTTTTTTATTATAGTAAATATGAGGTTTATAATCTGAAAGAACAAGCCTTCCTCCTTGTTTTTTAACAATTTTTCCTACAGGATTACCAATTTGTCCATGTACCCAAGAAGCTCCCATTTCTAATTTTATACCATTAAAATCATGTGTTTTAATTCTTCCGCCAATATAATTTTTAGCTTCAAGAACAGTAACATTATAACCTTTTGTTTTCAAGCTTTTAGCTGCTGATAATCCAGAAATTCCAGCACCAATCACAATGATAGTTTTAATTTGTACACCGCCTTTTTTAATAGTTTCTATATGCTTCTTGTTTACTCATCTTCATCATCTTCATCTTCATCATCATCTTCATCATCATCTTCATCATCTTCATCCCAATCATCTTCATCATCGTAATCTTCATCGTAATCTTCATCATCATCTTCATCATCTTCATCATCATCGTAATCATCATCATCATCATCATCATCATCATCATCATCATCATCATCGTCCCAATCATCTTCATCGACTAAATCGTAATCATCTTCATCTTCATCTTCATCTTCATCTTCATCTTCATCTTCATCATCGTAATCATCATCATTATTATCATTCTCTTCATCATCCCAATCATCATCATCATAATCATCATTTATTTGATAATTAAAAATATTAAATTCATCATATTTTTTTACAAGTTCTTTTAAAAACGATAAAACTTCATTGTTTGAAAATATCAAATCCATAATTTCCTCCCTTTTAGAAAACATAATTTATTATATTTTAAAACACAAAATAACAAAAGAAATTTATTTAAATAAATTTCTTTTGTTATATATTGATCAATTTAAATAAATTATGAATTTTGAAATAATTTTGACATTATTTTATCATAAAGTAATTTAACCCAAGTTGGTTGCGGTATTAAATTCCAACCAACAAGTAAACCAGCACAGAAAAAAAGTATTTCATCGAACATATAATCCTTTCTAAGAGTTTTTATCTTGTTTTACAATTACAAACACTATTAACTGTTCCGTTGCAGCTAATATAAGAACTTTTATTGCAGCTGTTATAGCTTATGCTACATACAGGTTTTTCTGGAATTGATGATTCTGTGGTTGTTTTACAACCAAAAGGACAACAACCAGAATTATTTTCTGCTTTCCAACACTTGCCAAACTCTGGCTGACCTTCAATTGTGCAATTGTTAATAAATCCCAAATCACCATAACAAGAAAATTTTCTTGTCAATAAATTTGTTTTTGAATCAATTTCCCAAGATTGATTTTTATTATTGCCAATACTATCTTTGTTTTTTAAATATCTAACAAATAATTTTGCTGCTTCTAAAGATTCATCTATATTATTTTCAATAGAAAGCATGTTAAACGAATTGTTTTTTGGCTTGTAAGTATCGGCTGCAATTTGAACATTGAATTCATCAATATTTATATCGAATTCTTTAGCATCTAAAGAAACAAATTTTTCTTCTTTAAATAATATATTGTTTCCCTCGTTCATAATATTAAATTTATTATTTGTCAAAGAATCAGATAAAGAAGCAGAAATTAAATTTCTTTTTGTAAAAACTTTTATTAAAATAGAATTATATTGAGAATTATATTTTGTTAAATCGTATGAAATATAATTAGTTGCTAAAGCTTTGAAAAAATTAGGATTTGATGGTGTGTTTTGAATTGCATTATACAAAAATTCTGCTGATAAATCTCTAGCTTTAACTAAAGCAGCATAATTTTTACCATACAAATTAAAAAATTCAACTAGCAAATCATAAAATGTTCCTGTCCATACTTGAGAAAAACTATGAATTTCTTGAATCAATCCATTGCCATCATAAGGCAATGTTTTTGGATCAACATAATTATAATCATTCAAGGCATTTCTTAATGAATTACCAATTTTTAATGAAACACCAAATTGTTCTGCAAGTTTACTTACAAAATTTGATTTACTCAAATCATTATTAGTATCTTTTAAAACAGAATTTAAACATAGATCATAACTAAGGCAAGTTAATAATGAAGTTAAATCACCAAAAGATTCATGAAATGCACCAATTTCAAATGCTGCTAAATTCCAAAAATCTGGTCTGATAGAATCTAATATAGCATGGCCTAATTCATGTACTACAACATCAGCAGAATCACATGTATAAATAGTTTTTTTATTGGCATTAAAATAAAAAAACTTTAAATTCCTTCTATCGTAATATGCATTTGCATCATTACCTGCTCTAGTATCAACAGTCAAACTGTTTACTGCTGCCCATTTATTAACATTCTGAGGAAAATATTGTTTAAGGTAAGCCAATGCACCATTAATGTTTGCATAAACATTTTCTTTTTGCCAAGATTCACTCAATAAAATATTTCCTGTTGAATTAAATCCTTTAACAGTAAAGTTTAAAAAATTTGCTGGAATAATAACTTTAGAAATTTTTAGTCTTGGTGTTGTTGGATCATTAAGCAATTGAACTGTTGGTTTGTTATTGAAAAGACAAGTTTCTTTTTTTGATTTTTTAAATCCAACTAAAACAAAAATATTATCAATTATAGACTTTATTAAATCAAACATAACTACTCCTTTTGTTAAAATAAAAAATGTCTCTAATTATAGATATCCGTATGGACATAAATAATAAAATAAAACAACAAAGAATAGTAGAAGCTATCAATAAAGATTTAATGGGAACACAAGGCAAGCTAGCGTTAATTTGTCAAGCTCTTGGAGATCCTATTATTTATGATAACGAAGGTTCGGAAACAGAAAATTTACTAGATATAAACGATGGATTTTACGATAAAGAAGATGATGAAGTTAAAACATTTTCAGAAAACAATGTGTCCTATCAAATTGGTTTATGGTACGATGGTTTAAGATATGGAAATGGATTAGAAATTAAATATTTAAATTCTGATTCTGAAATAAAACTTTATTATAAAGGATACTTAAAATATCACGAAGAATCAAGTAATTTAATTGTTTATAATCCAGATGGAAATTGGGAACCTACAATAGAATCTTTATATCATCATTCAAAGAAAATAATAATTGAAAAAAATAAAAAAATAATTGAAGAAAATCAATTAGTAAAAGAAAAGAATAAAGAAAGACTTATTAATGAAATAAGAAAAAATTGGGGGAATGATTTTATTTAATCTTCTATAAATTAAGGAGTAGGAGTAGTTGTAGTTGTAGTTGTAGTTGTAGTTGTAGTTGCTGGATATATTAAATCATCATTTTTTAAAATATAAGGTATTTCACATACTCCAATGACATTTTCACTTTCATCATATTCATAAATAATTTTCTTACACATTTGACCAGCAATAGCACCAGCGTGATAAACTAATTTACAATAAATGGAAGAATCTTCAGAATTATAAACTGTTTTAGTAAATGTATAAAGAGGAGATGCACTAGCAAGGAGCTTCCAATCAGGAGTTGGATTATCAGGATCAAATCCAGCATTAGTAATAACCTTAGCATCATCAGGAGAAGAAGGATCTAGATAAATTATTCTTTGAGATCCATAGCTTAAATAGTTAAAAATATTTTTAACAGCATATTGTTGAAAAAGATCTGGAAGCTCTTTAACTGGTGCATATTTATTTATAGCTAAAGGAAAGCATGCACTTGCATTAGAAACATAACATCTAAAGAACATTCTATTTTTAGCAACCATTAAAACTGTACTATTAATATCGCTCGCAGCAAATTTAATAGTTTTCGCAGTAAAATATTGACTAAAATTAACATTCGAATTTAAAGATGCAGCAACTTCAGCAGCTGTAATAGCAGTAAGATCTAATCCTGTTATAGTAACAGAAAAAGAACCAAAGTGAAGCATGTCTGGATCAATTGCAACATTAAAAATTAATTCTGCTCCTTGAGACAAATCATAAGGTTCAAGATTATACAAAGTAATATAATTAGATTTATTTCTATTTGCCCCTATTCCATAGGAAATATTGTATTGAGGGCCAATCCCAAATAAAGAACCATTAAATGTAAACTCAAACGGATTTTGAAAAAATGCCATAACTTCTGCTTTCTTATATTTTAACTGATATAGTTTTCTTAATTTTATTTATAATAAGTAACATAATTTTCAAAAAATATAATTAAAATTATTTAAGTCAGTTTCATAAATTTTCTCAACTAGCTTTTTAGTAGTTTTGTTATAGAAACTTTTATAGTCTTCATGTGATGTGGAATTTCGCCAAGGAATTATACGATCAATATTATAAATAGATCCTATTTTTTTTAAATCTTCTTCTAAATTTTCAAATCTACCAATAAATGAAACCTTTGCATTTTTATTATTATTTTCAAAATATGAATCTAAATAAACAAATTTAGTCTGTGGGTAATAATGAGATTCCAAGATAAGATCTTTTTCAGAATAACTAAGTTTATATTCTGATAATTTATGTACAAACATTTCAAAGTTACTTGGTTTAAGCTCTATATCTTGGAGAGGCCAACACGAGATTCTTGCTCTTATTCTCCAATGAAACTCTGAAACTAATCTTTCAAATGGATTTCTTACAAAAGAAAAAGAATATTTAAATTCTTTGTAATTTAAATATTTTTTAAAAAGGCTTAAAGTATAATGGCTATATTCAATACCAGAAATTGTTTTTTTACCGTATTTAGTATTTTCAAAAACATGTTTTGTTCTACCGTAAAAAGCTCTGATTTTTCTTTCAAATTTTAAATACTTCAAAATTGTTTGGCCACCAGTTTTTGGCACATGAACAAATACTAATTTTTTGGGTGTTGATATTGGCATGTAATATTTATTAATAATATAAAAATTATTAATAAGTATTTTTACTATTGTTTAATACCTGCCAATACCTGTTTAATGTTATCTATATCTTCTCTGCTCTTAGCAATTTGACTTTCTAAGAATATTTCAATCCATAATCCATTAGAGTCATTTAATTCTTGTGCTTCTTTAATTCTTCTTGTGTAGTTATAAACTACTTCAGTTTCCATCTTGTAAGCATATGTTAATATTTCACCAGCATCTTTAAATACATCAAAGTGATTATGCTCACAATCATTAATTTCACCATTTAATCCTAAAATTAAATTTTGAAATTGTTCAACATGTTTCATCTCACTAGCAGCTTCTTCTAATAAAAACTCTTTTATTTCAAATCTACAAAGTCCTATTACAGTACTTGCGTTTGTTAAATAAAAAAGCATATGCTTTCTTTCGTTTTTTAAATCTTCTTTTAAATTTTGAATTAATGTTTCTAAATTCATATTATCTCCTTTTTATTAAATAATAACAATAATATTATAAATAAACATAGTATATAAAACAAGAGAAACCAATGGCAAATTATAAAAATTTTTATTACAGTAAATACAATCAAAGCTTCTATCATTTTGATAACTATCAATTTGAAATTAATCCAAATGAAACCGTAGCTGAATTAAATACTTATGATGTAAGAAAACAACAAGAAGAAATTGTAAAATGCACTAAAAGTTTCTCTTATTTTTGTCATAAATATGTAAAAATACTACATCCAACAAAAGGCTTGATACCATTTATTATGTTTACTTATCAAGTAAAATGTATTAAAGATTACGAGAGAAAAAGATTTAATATTATTAGTAAATTCCGTCAAGGAGGATTAACGACCACTACTTTGCTTTGGGGAATGTGGCGATGTATGTTTAGGTTAGATCAACAAGTCATGCTTTTATCAAAAACTGATCGTGAAGCAACTGTTATTGGTATGATGGTAGACAGAGCAGCAGAAAATTTACCAGAATGGTTGAAGCCAAAAAAAGAAGGAAAATGGAATGATCATTTAAAGCAATTTTCTGAAACTGGTGGCAATTTAATGTTTTATTCGCCTGAAGCTGCCCGTGGTAAAGCAACAACATTATTAATAATTGATGAAGCTGCATTTATCCCAGATATGGAAACTCATTGGAAAGCTATGTGGCCTGTTTTAAGTACAGGTGGAAGCTGTGTTATAATTTCTACTGTAAACGGTGTTGGTAACTGGTACGAAGAAACTTATAATGCTGCAAATGAAAAGAAAAACATGTTTAATGTTATTGATTTAGATTATTGGGAACATCCTGATTATAATGATAAACTAAATCCACAATGGGTAAAAGAACAAAAATCTCAACTTGGAGAAAGAGGGTTTTTACAAGAAGTGCTAAGGGTGTTTTTAGGTTCTGGAGAAACTTATATTGCTTCTAATAAGTTGACTGAGATAGATAAATACACTAGAGAATCACCACCATTAAAAAAATTATTTCCTCAATTTGCAAATCGGAACGATGAATTAGAAGAAGAAGATTCTAAAGGTTCTTTATGGATATGGAAAGAACCGCAAAATGGACAAGAATATATAGCTGGTGTAGATTCAGCCGAAGGAATTGGAGATCACGGAGATAATTCATGTATACAAATAATAAATCAAAATACCTTAGAGCAAGTAGCTGAATTTTATAGTAATAATATTCCAACCCATGAATTTTCTCAAGTCTGTAAAGAAATAGGCTCTTTTTACAATAATGCTTTGTTGGTAATTGAAGATATGTCCACAGGAGGTGCAATATTAAATGCTCTACAACATGATTATTATTATGAAAATTTGTACTATGACAATCAAACTAAAAACAATATAAAGCCTGGTATTAAAATTACGATTAAAAATCGAACAGTAATTTTACAAAACTTACAACAAAAAATTTATAATAGTCAAATTAAAATTAATTCCACAAGATTTTCCAAAGAGATTAAAACATTTGAATATAATACAGTAAGTAAAAAAGCCCAAGCACAAAAAGGAAAGCATGATGATGCTATAATGTCTTTATCTATAGCTTTATACGCAAGAGAACAAATTTTTAGAGATATAGCTTCATTTAATGTTGGAGATAATAATTCTACAGATCCAAATAATTTAGCTGTGATTAAAAATCAAACATTAGAAGAACTTAAAAGAGAGTTAAGATTAAATATATCAGATTATGGCAATAATTATAAAGAAGATAAGTTTGAAGGCAGTAAATTAAACGAAGAAGCAAAGACTTTATTAATAGAAAAGTACAGAAAAAACAATGACATGCTTAAGGAGTTTGGATGGTAATATCTTTTAAAGAAAGCTTACTTAAAAAAGAAACTAAGCTAAGTATAAAAATAAAACTTAATGAATATAAAAAAGCATTAAGAAATAATATGTTTTCATCGGAATGGATTAAAAATTGTTTAATTGATAAAAATTTTATTGATTACAATCTAGACAAATTAAGTTTGAAAGAAATTTCATTATTTAATAGAAATATTAATAAAAATAAAAATGAATTTTTAGTAGAATGTAGAAATTATTATAAAGAAAATGCAATACCAGATTTTTTAAAAATATACGCTGATGACAATTGCATAAATGATTTTTTTGAAAGCTATGCAGATGAATTAAGCAATCAAACATTTAAAAATGCTAATTATGCAAAATTATTAATTTCTGAGATGCTAATATCAACTAATAAAGATGATTATTTTGAAATAACATCTAAAGATTATGATTGTTTTTTACCTATAAATAAATTTAAAATTACAAATAAAAAAGAAGAATTTGAATTGAATATTAATTTTGAAAATAAAAAAATAAATATTTTAAATTGTAAAAACAAAGAATTTAATGAATTTTTTGAAAATAGAAATAAAGATAAATCTTTAATTAATTTATTTGTAAGTTTTGAACATATAAAAAACATAGATGAAGTTAAGAAAAATATGTTGTTTTTAAAATGTGCGTTTTTAGAAAATGAAAAATTAAGTATTAGGCCTTTTAAAAATAATATTCAGGTAAAATGCAGGAAAAATGAAGTTGTATCTGACGACAAAAATGCTTTTTCTATTTTTGATAATAAATTTCAAATATTTGACTTTATAAGGAAATAACATGAAACATAATACTAGTATTTTAAAAAAACATTTATTATTGGCTTTGCAGAATACACCTAATGACTTTGTTTTTGAAAATATTAAACCAATTCTTAGGTCTGCACTTTCTATTGTTGAAAAAGTTGAAAAAAAAAGAGATAAAAGAGAACAAAATAATATTTCCAATAATTTAGCTGTGCAACTTAATGATTATCAATTAAAAACAATTGTAAATAATCTTGATAATATGATTAAAGAACAAGAAAAAAACATTAAAAAAATTAAAAATCCTACTAATTCTCAAGAAAACAACCCAATAACAATTCTGATCGATTAAATTATTTTAAGAAATTTTTTCTCATCGCAGTGCTGTATAAAAGCATAATATCTTTCAAAGCAATTTTCAGGAATTCCTTGACTTTCAATTTTTATAGAATAATTTAATTTAACATCAGGTATAATTTTATACTTTTCGTTAAGATAAATACTTAAATTTTCAAGTTTAGAAATTCCTTCGATGAAAACATAACAATTTGGAAGCTTTTCTATCATTTCGCAAAGCCTTCTTAATCTAAAACAATAATATCTTCTTGCAGCTTCTTTTTCCAATCCAGTAGTTTGTACAATTTTTTCTACTGTAGAAATTCCATTTCCTAAATAGAATAAAAATTCTAAACTCTGATTTTTAAATAATTCTTTACAGCTTATTTGGTAATTAAATAACAAAACATCTAAATATATCTTGTCTTTTTTTGGATATAAATGTTTATTTGAAAATAAATAAGAACATGCTGGATCATCGTAATCACTAATTCTTTTAGGACTTTTCCTCAAAAATCCGTTGATTCTATTGATATTAATTAAATTGTTATATAAATTAAAGACCTCACAACCATAATGGCTTGCAAGTAAAATAGCTTTCTTTTGTAATAATTTTAAACTTAACATTTATAACTATTATAATAATAATAATATAAAGATTCAAAGGAATTATATGCCTTCACCAATTTGGGCTAATTTTTACAAGACTTTTACTTACGCTTTCTCAGATGATCCAATCTCTAAAAAGATTTCTACGAGAGATATTGTTGGTGCTGGTATTCAAAATCCAGATTCAGTTCCTTCTATTTCACCAGACGGTGGATTTTATGGAAATCAAGATCAAAGGTTGGTAAGACTAAGAGAAAGCAATGATTTTATAGATCTTTCTACGATTTCAAATAGAATGAGTAGATATAAGGAATATGATAGATTAAGATCTATGCCAGAAATTGAATCTGTAATAAATGTTTATACAGATGAAGCTTGCTTGGCTGGCGATACAAAAATATCAACGCCTTTTGGTCAAAAAACTATAAAAGAATTATATGAAATAAAGAAAAATCAGAAATTTTTAGTTTATTGTTATGATTTTGAAAAAGAAGATTATGCCTTAAGTTGGGCTTACGATGTAAGAATTACAAAAACAGCAGAAACAGTAAAGGTATATTTTGATAATGGTGAACACATTGAATGTACTGCTGATCATCGTATTTTAATGAAAAATGGAACTTGGAAACAAGCTGGCGACTTAAAATTTCATGATCAATTAATGCCATTTTATAGATTAAAAGCAAATCAAGATTTAACAAAATCAAAAATAAATCAATTTCCAAGAATATACACCCACCAAAAGGGATGGATTCACGAAAGACAATTTATTGAAGAATTTAAAGCTGAAAAAGATTTAAATAAATATGAAAAAATAAACGAAACAACGAAACTTATAAGCCTTGGATTAAAATGCAAAGATGTTGCAACCTTAACTAAAGTTGATTGGAGAACTACAAAATATAGACTTAGCAAAAATGGATTTTCTGTAAAAGAAATGAAGTATTTAAAAACTTATAAAGACAGAAGAGTTGTAATGGCTGTAGAAAAAGGATCTGTACAGGAAGTATATGATATGACAGTTGAAAACCATCATAACTTCGCAACAGATTCAATTATTGTTCATAATTGCCAAAGAGATACAGATGGTAATATTTTTACAATTTCTTGTGAAAATGAAGATATTAAATCAGAATTAAAATTTTTGCTTTATCACAGAAGCATGCTTAATTTAAATCGTACAGTTTGGGGAGATTTTAAAAATCTTTTAGTTTATGGAGATTTGTTTTGGGAAATTGTAATTAATCAAGAAAATCCTACAGAGGGAATTTATAAAATTGCAAGGTTGCCAGTTGATTCTATGTATCGAATAGAAACTACAAAAGGTAAAATAGTTGAGTTTCAACAAAGCAAAGAAGGGCCAGATTACACATCTTTAATTTCTTCTCCAATAGTAGCTACTACTGATACGCAAATGATAAATTCTACAGCAATAAGATTTGCACCAGAACAAATAATTCACATCAGAATTGGAGAAGATAGGAAAAGCTTTTATCCTTATGGTGTTTCAGTTGTTGAAGCTGCCAGAGGACCTGCACAACAAGTAAGACTATGTGAAGATGCAATGCTTGTTTACAGACTAAGTAGAGCACCAGAACGCAGGGTTTTTTACATAGATGTTGGTACTTTGCCTCCATTTAAAGCAGAATCATTTATCGAAAGAATGAAAGATCAATTTAGAAAAAGAAAAACGCAAATGCGTTACTCATCTGGTGCAAATAGTGTAGATGAAAAATGGCATGCTCCTTCGCAAGACGAAGATTATTGGCTACCAATAAGACCAAATAGCAATACTAAAATTGAAACATTACCTGGTGCTCAAAACTTAGGTGAGGTAGATGATTGCTTGTACTTTAGAAATAAATTATTCACAGCACTTAATTTTCCTAAAAATTATTTTAATGTTGAAGATGTAAATATTACAAAAATTTCATTAAGTGCTCAAGATGTTAGATTTGCAAGATTAATTGAAAGATTTCAATCTTGCTTCGAAGATGGGTTATGGGAAATTGCTGATAGACATTTAAGGTTAAAAGGTTATCCCAAAGAATCATATTTAGATTTAACTATAAAAATGACTCCTCCATCAGATTGGAGAGAACTTAGCAGAGCAGATGTTATGGCAGCTAGAATTACAAATGCCACATCTCTAAAGAGTTCTCTTATGCTTTCTGATTATGACATTCTAAACAAGTGGATGAAGTATACTCCTGATGAGACTGAAGAAATTGTAGCAAGAATGAAACTTCAAAAACTTGAAGATGCTAAGATGCAAATTATTACTCAAAATCCTCAGCTTCTTGGTGTAGGTATTCCTGCCGAAGGAACAGATTCTAAGGAAAATCCTGAAATTGGAGCAACCCCTGAAGGCCCAAATACATTATTACAGCCACCAGAAAGTGGCGAAACTTCTCCAAGTCCTGATACAGGTGGAGAATTAGGCGGTACTACTCCTCCTACAAGTTCAAAACAATCTGGTTCGCTTTTAGCGGAACCAAGCAAAGAAGATTTAGAAAAATACGATATGAATATTGAAGACTATGCTTCTGAGCAAGATCATGAAGATATTGATCATTCAGAAGAAAATTTTTAATAATTAATTTTATTTATTAAACACAATATACAGTATTGATAACTTTTATCATATTGGAGAATCAATTTTTTGCAAAAAATCATATCCAGCAAAATACCCAAGTGGAGTATTAGGTTTTTTAATATTATTAAGTTGGTTACTTTTATCTAAAAATTTAAATTGATATAAATTCTTTAATTCCTCATCATTCTTACTTTCCTTTTCAAGAAATTCTTTCATTTTTTTAGGGTTTTTAATGATAAATATCTTAGCAGCATTAATTATATCATCCAATTCAGTTACATAATCATATTCAATATCTACTTGATACGCTTCTTTGATTTTTATAAATTTTTTAAAAGAATACATCTTTTTCCTTTAATTTTCAAAACTTATGCATACATAACTATGTAATATGTGAACATATAAAAAAGTTCATAAATTTTATTTTATTTTTAGTTTTAGTAAAAAGCTAAATTTGTTTCTCATGAGAACAAAAGATTGTAACACAATCTATAAAAAAATAAAAATTGAGAAGTGATTCAATAAATATTTTGTTGAAACCTAATTAGGGAGCATAAAGATGAAGAGAAAACTTATTGATATCAATGTTATTAATGAAATTGAAAAAAAATCTATTAATGTCGCTATGAAAGAAATTAATGAATCTTGCGATATTTTAGCTAAAAGGCTAAGGCTTGAATCTTTAAAGGTTCATTGTCTTAACGAAACGGAAGTAACTTTTGTTACTCCACAAGATACTTACATTCACGCAACTTATAACTTAGATAATAACAATCTTTTGTTAGATAATATTAAGGAATTAGTCGTTAATGAAGAATCTGAAAGAGTTGCTAATAAAAAGTTTATTACCAATATGGTTGAAGCAATTCTAGAAGATAAAAAAAACCTTGCTAGTGAAATGTTTGAAAACTATATACACATGCCAATTAACAAAAAAGTATTCAAAGAAGGACTTGGTAAGAATAAAAAAGCCAATAAAATTAATGAATCTAGCTATAACAAACCTTCTGAATTTGATAGTGTAAAAATGCTTTTCAGAAAATCTAAAATTGAAGAATTCAAAGCAATGTCTGAAAACATACAAGAATTCTTAAATTTCAAAAAAGGAAATCCTTTATTTAATAATGTTTCTTTATCCCACGATAATAGTAACAATGTTGTTTCTGTAAAACTACCTCGTTTGAAATTAAGAAATGAAGGAAAAATACTTTCATTTAATTGGAAAACTCCAAGCTCTGAGGTTACTTATCAAAGATCTAATGCTAAAAAACTTGTTAAAGAAAATAATTTTTTAAGAGCTATTAATGATTTGCGTAGAGCAAACGCTGTTTCAGATGTTAAAGAAGTAGAAACTACTCTTGAAAATATTGTTGGTGCTTGGCCAAGTTTAGTTTTCTTAAACCAAAATGAACTAGCTAACATGATAAAAGAATCATTAGAAGCATCTGATAGTAATAATTATGATGATCAAACTTGTAACTTTATGGCAGAAGGCATTTTAAGAACTGCACATAATGCTTACGCAGACAGTGTTAATAAAGTATTCAAGATTAATGGCCAAGAATATACAGAAGATTATAATGCTTATCGTAAAACTTGCGAAAAAGTATTACCAGGTCTTGATGATCAATACAATCGTGAATTTCAATCTTTTGTAGATGCATATAAAATACTCGATGAAGTATATAATGTTATTTCAAGAAACAATGGAAATAAGTTAGCAAAAGCAAAAATTTCCGAAGGTCTTGAAGATCTTAAGCTTGTTATTTCTGGTGATAGTGAATTAAATTATAATGTTTTAGAAGCTGGTAATAATTTAATTAAGTCTTTAACAGAAGCTTCAAATATTGCAATGTCAAGCAATACTATTGGTAATTATGACAAACCACACAATTCTTTAAATGGCGATCATCCTATTCTTGCTAAGAAAGCTAAAATTGAAGCTTTCCCAAGCAAATATAACGGTGATTATAAAGGTGTTGTAACTTCTGATGGTAATAAAATTGGCATAGATAACTCTGCAAAATCTGCATATACTTCTGCTGGTAAAGATATTTTCCCAGCCTTGAATAATCCTTATGTTCTTAAGGATGTTATTCCTCAAGTAAATGATAAAGATCCAAACACTACAGAAGGTGATGGTTTAGCTACTAATCAAGGAAGTGATACTTGGCCAAACCTAAGCAATCCTTATATTCCAAAAAATGGAATGACTTTGGATCAAAGCTTTATGCACCTACACAATAGTGACAAATAACCAATTATTAAGGAGGTAATATGAGTATGTTATTAATAGATTCTTGCCTTAATAATGGAGTTAACCTCACGCTTAATGAGGGAAGTAACGGAGTTGTAAAATTTCGTGGCAAATTCCAAGCTTGTAACGAAGCTAATAAAAATGGCAGGTTATACCCTGAAACTGTTTTAAAGAACAATGTAGATTCTTTAAATGAAATTATAAAAGCTAGAGGATTAGTTGGAGAGTTAGATCATCCAACCGATTCTATTATTCACTTTGAACATGCATCTCACTTAATTACTAAATTATGGTGGGAAGGCAATGCTTTAATGGGTGAAGGAGAAATCCTTAATACACCCTATGGTAGAACTCTTAGAGCACTTATCAACGATGGTGTAAGAGTAGGCATCAGCAGCCGTGGCGTTGGAAATGGAAAAAATAACGAAAGTGGTGTTTTAGTTATTAGCGAAGGCTATAAACTTATCACTTTTGATATTGTTGCAGATCCAAGTACAAATGGTGCTTTTCAAGAAAAAATCGTTGCAACAAAGGAAGGCTTTCAAAACTTTCCTGAAAATAATTCTATTATTTCTCAAAAAAATAATGATACAAGCATAAATAATAAAGTAAATAAAAACGCTTTAATTGCTTGCATTGGCGGAATTATTAAATCACATACTTCCAGCTTAAAAGAGAGAGGTTAGGATAATGGACAAAATTACTGAATCATTGAAAAACTTGATCCCACAGGATCAATTAGTTGAAGTTGCCTCGGCTGTTAAGGAAATGCTATCCTCAGCTAAGGAAGAAATAGAAAAAGAATATAATTCTAATTTAGAGGAAGCTTATCAACAGCTTACTACCGATTTAGAAAAAGCAGAAAAAACTGCTTATAAGGGTTATCAAGAAGCTTATGAAATTATCACTGACCTTCGCAATCGCTTAGAGTCTCAAAAAGATGAATTCGATAACTCTCTTGATGAAGGTTACGAAGAAGCATATCAAATGCTTCTTAATGAACGCAGCAAAAATAAAGACATCGAAACTTCTTTGTATGAAGAATACGATTCTAAATTGGCAGAAATGAAAGAATATATTGTTGAAAAGGTAGATCAATTCCTTCAACAAAAAGGTTCTGAAATTTATGAACAAGCAAAAACTGATATTCTTAGCGATCCATCTTTAGTTGAACATAAAGTTGTTCTTAACAAAATCGTTGATCTTACTTCTGATTATATCAAAAATGAAGATATATCTTTTGTTACAACTAATAAAATTAATGAATCCAATAAAAATGTTGAAGAACTTCGTGGTCAACTTAGAATCCTAGAAGCTCGCAGCATTAGACTTTCTACTGAAAATACCAAACTTAATGAAACCGTTAAAAAGTTTAATAGTATGGTAAATGAATCTAGAAATAATTATACATTAGAATCTAAAAATTCTAAAGTTAAAAAAGCCCAGATTATATCTGAGCAGAATGAAAGAGTTGAAAAAGTAAAGAATGCATCGGGGAGAGGACATATCAACACCGATAATGTTCAGGTTATTGCGGAATATAACTCTGGGAACGGTGTAAACAACGAATTATTAGTTCTTTCTGGTGTGAAGAAAAGCAACTAAATTTTAAACGAAAGGTTTTTTTACAATGAACGCAAATGCAAAATTTTTAACTGAGAGTAAAGAGCTTGTTTCTCGTTGGGGTACTACTGGCATCCTTGATGGCATTACCGATCCTAACACTCGCTCTTCTACAGCAGTTCTCTTAGAAAATCAAAGACTTATTAACGAAATTTCAACTGACACTTCAGATGTTGCTCAGTTCAAACGAATCAGTATTCCTTTAGTACGCAGGATTTATCCTCAACTAATTGCTAACAAGATTGTTTCAGTACAACCTCTTTTAGGGCCTACTGGTCTTGTGTATTATCTCCGTTTTCGTTATTCATCCAATAAAGGTGCAATTCGTGGTGCATCTAATAATGGTGGATTTCCAGGCGATGATGCAAATAGCTTGCAACAATTAGCTGATGGTACTTCAAATCTTGATGTTTACTATAGTAGCCAATTCGTTCAAAACGAATCTCACAGCGATGCTGGTGCAACTACTAGTTTAACTTTCGTAGCTGAACATACTCCAATCTTAGCTGGAACCTTCACTGGAACCGTTTATGATGGCGGTGTTGCTATCCAGACTTTCAACTTTAGTGCTTCTAATAGCTTTAGTGCAACTGATATTGGTACTCCTACTGATAAGGTTGTTAGCGGTAGCGTTGATAATACTACTGGCTTAATTTCATTAACTACGAATAACGCATTGGGTGCTTCTAGTGTTGTTATCAATTACCAGTATAACATGGAATGCAATCAAGATCTTCCCGAAATCAATCTTGTAATTGAAAGTGAAGAAATCGTTGCAAAAACTCGTAAATTGAAGGCAGTATGGTCTTATGAAGCTCAACAAGATCTTCGTAGCCAACACAATCTTGACGCTGAAGCTGAATTGACTGCTGTTCTTGCTCAAGAAATCAATCTTGAAATTGATCGTGAAATTCTTCAAGATCTTCGCTTGAATGCTGGAACTGTAGCAGCTTGGGATTACAGCACTGCTTTAGGTGATACGGTTAAAGAAAAATACGAATCCCTCTATGTTAAAGTAGTTGAGGTTTCCAATGTTATCCATCGCAAAACTTTGCGTGGTGGTGCAAATTGGTTAGTAACTTCCCCTGAAGTTGCTTCAATCTTTGAAACCGCAACTGCTGGTTTCGCACCTGCACCAAGTGAAACTTTCACCTCTTCTTTAGGTGTACAGTATGTTGGTACTATCAACAATCGTTGGAGAATATACAAAGATCCATTATTCCAATCTAATCAGATCTTAATGGGTTATAAGGGCGACAGTTACATGGACAGTGGATATTTCTATTGCCCATATGTTCCACTCACCCAGACTCCTACTGTTCTTGATCCTGAAAGCTTCTGCCCAAGGCGTGGTATTCTTACCCGTTATGGTAAGAAACTATTGCGTGAAGGTTCGAAGTTTTATGCTCGCCTTTCCATTGCAAATTTTATTATTTGATTTTTACACTATATTCTTAAGCTAACATAAAACTTTAGAATAATAAAAAATCCCCACTTAGTGTTAAACTAAGTGGGTTTTTTTATTTAATATTATTTGCTATTAAAAAGTGTAATTATTTCAGAATTATTTAAAACATCATCCAAGCTTATGTTTAGTTCATAAACTTCTTTGAAAAAATAAATAAAAGTATATATAATATATGAAAAAAATAAAATCTAAAATTAAAGAAGCAAGACAATTTGTTAATTTGATAAAATCAAATACAACAGAATCTATAGAAAAATCTAATAAACTTTTAAATAATATAAAAAAAAGTACTTTAAGTTTTAAAAAAACCAAGCAATCATTTGATAATAGCAAAAATTCATTTAGAAGAAATAATGTTTCAGCAGATGAATTAATAAAAACTATTAATGATTATATTGATAATCCAACTGAACAAAACTTAAAATTAGTTAAAGATAAAAAAAATATTGCAATTGATAAAAACAATTTATTTTCTAATAAAATTACATCATTGCAAAGTAAATTCAAAAAAACAGAGAATAATCTTCTAGAAAATACAGAAAATACATTAGAGCTAATAGAAAAATTAAAAAAAACAAAAGTTAGTATAAATAAATTAACAAATACTTATGTAGAACTTGACAGAATTAATCAATCTAAAAGAACAATAAAAAATTTAAATAATTCTACTTTAAATAAAATAAAAACAAAACCAATGTTTTCTTTTGACGGTAATGGCCATACAAAAAGTACACCTACAACAACAGAAGCACCTACCACAACAGAAGCACCTACCACAACAAGAGCAAGAACAATAGCAAGAACAAGAACAAGAACAATATTTTCTTTTGACGGTGATGGTTCTACAACAGAAGCACCTACAACAACAGAAGCACCAACTACAACGACTACAACGACTACAACAAGTACAACAACAAGTACAACAACAAGTACAACAACAAGTACAACAACAAGTACAACAACAAGTACAACAACAAGTACAACAACAAGTACAACAACACAACGACCAAATTGTGATACAATAAGAGAAAACATAAGAGAAAAAGAAATCCAAGTACTAAATAAGGAAACAAGTATTGCTGATAAAACAAAAGAACGAGAAGAACCTCAAAAATATTTAAATGACACTCAAAAAGAATATGACGAATTAAATGATAAAATAAACCAATTAATAGAAGATGATCCTAATAGTGATTCTAATAATGAATATAATGAACAAATACAAGATGAAATTGATAGATTATATGGTATTGTGTCCAATATTATAGACCTTGTAAGACAATATGAATTCGCAAACAATTCCATAAAATTTAACAATATAGAATTGCAAAAAATATATTCTAACGAAATTCTAGACCCATATGATCTGCTAAGAATATCGCAATATAAGGAAGACAACGAAGAGCGATTTAGAGCTATTGGTGACATTATGAATAATCCTGATTATACAGCCTATGGAATTGGTAACGATGGAATAGCTTCTGTGCGTAGCCTTGCTGATAACTTAAAAAATACAAAAAAAGAAACTACGCAATATACGCTTGATGAACTTGAATATTATAATTCTATCTTAAAACCTCTGCGAGAAAAAAGAAGTGAGGCCGAAGATAAAGATGATGAGTTAGAAGGCGATATAAACCAACTTCTTAATATGATTCAAACATTAAATGAAGAAATTCAAGAATTAGAAAATCAACTCTTAGATTGTGAGGAACCGCTTTAAAAAGAAATATATAAAAAAAAATTATAAAGTTTAACAATAAATAATTTTTACTTGACACATAATATGATTATTAATAATATAATTAAAGTTATGATACATATTCGGAGAATATCATGGAACTAAATTTTGAAACATTCAAAGAAGTTATCTGTGAATCTTTAGCAGATTCATGTTCTGTAGATGAAATAAACGAAATTACAAAAATCTTTGATTTAAAAGTTGATTCCTTGGATATGATGCAACTTATTTTTGATATTGAGATTAAATTTAAAATTAAAGTTGACGATACTATTTATAATAATTTAAATACAGGCATAACTTTAAAAGATTTATATGATAATGTCTTAAAATTCCAAATGTATTAATATATTCTTTTTTATTTCAATTGGTATATGATTTTTTATTATATTAAAAAAAGAATTTACATTTTTCTTTTCTTTAAAAATGTAATAGTTTTGTTTTTTAAATAAAGGAATGTCTAATAATTTAAAAAAATTTAATATATTTTCAAGTGATTTATTAGATGTATTTAATTTTAATCCACATTCATATTCATTGATAAATCCTTTATCTAAAAACCAACAAGCTATAGATAATGGTTTTAATGATTCTAATAATTTAAAAGATATTTGTTTGGTTCCTTTTTTATAAAAAATATTATAATGATTTTTTAATAATTCTGTCGATGATGAATTCCACCTATAATAATATTTATCTTCTATAAAAGATTTAGGTCTAGATAGTTTTTTTAATTCAAAAGCTTTACATCTAATCCAAATTGGATCTTTCTTAGGAGATCTCATTAAAAGATGTGGATTCTTAGATTTATCAGGAAATACAATAGAAGATGTTCCAAGCAATGTACCTGTTATAATTTGTGATTCTCTTTCACTTAAAGTTAAATTACTTTCAAAGTATTGCCATTTTTGAATCATATATTATTTACTTTTTTGGTAGGAATTCTAACCAAAAAATAAATAATTAATTTAAATTAAAAATATATAAATTAGACTTTAATTAAATTAAAAATTAAGTTTTTTAGAAAGGAACTTATTATGGGTGCTTCTAGTGTTAGCGGTAAAGGTGTAGGATCTGCTGAATCATCAAACAAAGGTGCTAGTGGTCGTCAAACTCTTGGAGTTTCACACTTAATTGGGCCTTATATTGGTGCAGCTAATTCTGTAACATGTTCAGGCGGTTCAAAAGTTGTTCAATTACCACAATTAAGTGATGATAATACAGAATGGATTGTATTAGTAACTAATACTGATGCTTCTAGTCCTGCTGCTACTTCTGCTTCCGCAGTTGATGCAAATTGGAAATTTACTGTATATGCAAGTGGAAGTGATGTTGTAAACTATATGGTAGTTTATAAAGGAATAGGATTGTAATTAAAAATTAAGTTTTTTAGAAAGGAACTTATTATGGGTGCTTCAAGTGTTACTGGTACAGGCGTTGGTGCAGCTTTTACCAAAGGGCCACACAATGGTCGTGATTATTTTGCTCCAATAGGTGCTGGTTGTGTTGTGGTAGCATGTGGAGAATGTACCACAGAGCCAGATACTACAGGTTCTGGCAATTGGCAAGTTATTGTGAGGCTACCAGAATTTCCAGAAGGTCCAGAAAAGTATGGCGTTTTTGCTATGCAATCTGACTTTACTAATAGTGATGGTCGTAATAACTATCCACCACATATCGAAAAGCTTGATGCCAACGGCAACAATGCTGATGAAGGTTGGGATAGTGGATTCGGTGGCTTCAATCTTCATACAGGCGATAATGATGAAAGAGTATTCATGTATCAAGTTGTTAAGTATGGTCTTAATGTAATTTAATGTAATGCAACTTAATATTACAGGGTTTATAAAACCCTGTAATATTTTTTTTATAGAAAGGAAAATAATTATGGGAGCAACATCAACAGAAGGTACAGGTAGTGGAGCAGTGGAGAATTCTTTTCCAAGAATTCAAAATAATATTAAACCAGAAAATGTAAGGAATTTATCAAACATAGTAGACCTTACTGCCTTTACTGGTGATCTTTTAGTTGGAACACTATGGGCATCAGATCAGGAATCTCTTGATCAAGAATCAGTAATTTGGGCTTCAAGTAATACAGAATATTTAGGATTATGGTGGGGTGGTCAAAGAGACATGGAAGAAAATTATGGTCCTGCTGTAAGTATTACTGTAGGCAATCACAGCCTTGATGATAATCTTGATGGTGGAGATAGTGCTAGCGATGAACATCAAGTAAACATTGATGTTGATAATAACAACTGGAGATTTCATGATAATGGCATTATGACATTACCAGATGGCGGAGATATTAAAGATTTTAATAACAATAATATTTGGATTAAAATATCTGATTTAAAGACTTTAGTTTCTAGCTGTGCTGATTTTGCTGCTTTTAAAACAGCAATAGCTGCACTTTAGTATCTTAATAAATATACTCATCTACATGAGTATATTTATTTGTAAGATATTTTTTAAAATTAATAGATAGTATAAGAATTGTTTATTTTAACAATTATAAAAAGGAGAATATTATGGGTGCTTCAAGTGTTACAGGTGTTGGCAATGGTGCAGGAGAGCCTAACAAAGGGCCATTAAACAATAGAACACAATATGTTTCTATTTTAGATCCACATGTTGTTTATAGTGGAACTGTTTATATTGAAGAAGGTAATAATGGAGAAGCCAATGTTGAACTTCCTGAATATGTTTGGGATGTTCCAGAAAAATTAACTATTGTTACTGCTGGCAAAGCTTGGGGTCTTTATAAAAATAGAAATGGTGATGGTCTTGTAACTAGCTTTACCATTTCAGGAAACAAGAAAAGAGATGTTGATTTCTTAGTTATCAAAGATGCAAATGGTAAGTTTGTTGATGGCGACTATGATAATTAATTTCATTATAGGTGAATATTATTACACCTATTGATAATTCTTTTTGGGAAGAGTTAAATAAAAATACATCCCCATGTGGACATCATTTGAAACATGGGGAAACTCTTCTAAGATGCAAAATGATTAATGAAAGTACTTTTAAATTAATAAAAATAATTTCATTCAATCCTTTTGAGGCAAATAAAACTTGCAAGTTTTTATGTAATTTAGCAGATAAAAATAAAATTACAATGTTAGGAATAGCTTATCCAACATTAGTTGGGCCTTCTGTTACAAAAAAAGATAAGTTTTTTTTGGGAATGAACCAAGAAAAATTATTAAAATGGTACAAAAAATTTGGTTGTGAAATAACAGAAATAGATGGCAAACATCATGTTAAAAGGAGTCCAAAATGAAGATTAAAGTTAAAATTGAAGAAACAAGAGTAGTAGTTACTAATAAAGATGACATTGTTATGAGTATTTGGAGTAATTCAATAATTGAAGATGCTGGCGGTTTACAATTATGTATTGATAAATACAAAGAAGGTAATCCTAAAGCAGAAATTGAAGTAATTGGTACAATTCCAACTACAACTCCTGTTCCAGAAGCAACAACTCCTGTTCCAGAAGCAACAACTCCTGTTCCAGAAGCAACAACTCCTGTTCCAGAAGCAACAACTCCTGTTCCAGAAGCAACAACTCCTGTTCCAGAAGCAACAACCCCTGTTCCAGAAGCAACAACTCCTGCTCCAGCAGTATAATTTTAAAAATATCTCATAAATTAACTAATATATTTTATGAGATATTTTAAATTACCTAAATGTCATATTGCATTTAACGCCAAAGTTGGTTCATCCACTTTGGCGTGTGCTATTGTAAAACAGTATTATCCTGAAGAATTAAAAAAAGCTTTAGATGATCACGAAAGAATTTGGTCAAGGTTTTCACAAAATTTTAAAGATAGTTTGCCAGAATCTTTTCAAAAAATGTTAAAAAATGAAAAATTAGATTCAATAGCTTTTTGGCAAAACATTTGTCCTTATTCAAAAGATCCAGATACAGTTGTTTTATTGCCTGTTCGTGATCCAATAGTTAGATTTGCTTCTACAGTAGCTTATCTTGAAATAGCTCCTGAAAAAGCAATTAAAGCACTTGAGAACGATGAAAATGTTGTATTGGAAAAAACAAGTATAAATTTAAGAAAAAACACTCATTTTCTTACGCAATCTTATTTGATAAAACCAATTACTAAACTTTATTTGTTTCCTGATGACTTAGAAAAATTATGCAAAGATGCAGAATTAAATTGGCCAATGGAAAAAGTCAATGAAGGAAAGTTTGAAAAGCCAAAACTATCAGAAGATATCATTGAAAGAGTCAAGTCTTATTATTCTGAAGATGTAAAATTATATAAAATATTAAAATAAATTTATACACATTATTATAATAATACATGGAAAAAGAAGAGCCAATTAGAAATTTAAATCTTCTGGTTAATCAGAACATACCAGAAGGAAAGAAAAGCTTTAAAGTTGGATATATTCATCATCCAAATGGCAGCTTTGAAAAACAAATTATGATTGATGGAATAATTCTTGATTATTCCATAGATATGTCTGCTTTTTACGAAGCACATAGAATGGGCCTTGGGAAACAAATTAAAGAAGATATAGCAAAGCATTTTTTAAAATGTGTATCTGAAATGGTTGGCAGATATGTTACAGCACCAGAAGTAATGGCAGCTGAAAAATTAGGTTATATTTAAACATTTTTAGACCAAATAGTATTCTTAGTAAGATTTTTATACAATGGTTTAAATTCATATTTTTTAAAGAAATTTATATTAGCAGAAATATCATCTCCGATTAATAATATTTTTGCTTTATTAAACATTAAAAAATTTCCATGAATTTTAAAAAATGATTGATAGCTTAATGAATTCAAGTGAATTAAAATTACATTGGTTGGTTCATTAAAGCCTTTTACAATATCTAATGATTTTTTATTTGATATAAAAAAATCTTTTAAATCTTTAGACAAGACTTCAGCATCACTTTTAAATTTCTTAATAGATATATTATCGTTATCTTGACTAGTTTTTATAAAATTAAAAATCAAAGCTTCTCTATCACTTAATTCATCAATCTTTTTCTTGTCTATTTTTAAACTTTTTACTTCATTGATAAATTCTTTTAAATTATCCCTAATTTCTCTAAATATTTCAGCATCTTCTGGTTTTAAAAAATGAATTAAGTTATTGTTTTTTTTATTTAAATATTTAATAATGCTAGTTTTTTTAACATTAATTTCAACAAAAAAATCTGCTTCTAATGATTTAAATATTTTATCTAAAACTTCGCTTGGTATTTTTATTTCTTTTGATTTTACATTGTACAAATCTTTAATCAATTTTACTCCTGTAAATTTCATTTATAAAACAATTGCAAATATCACAGTTTATATCCCAAGGCCCATATCCTAAATTCTTACCATTCCAAAACCAACAATTTTTTTCCTTGAAATTTTTATTATAACATTCAACGCAAATAGATTGTATTTTTTGTTTGTCTTTATCTAAAGATGTATCTATGTAAAAAAAGCAATCTTTTTGTATCAAATTTTAAACTCCATAATATTAATTATTATAGTTTTATTTAATTAAAATCTTATCAAATTCTTGCATTTGTAAAAATAAATGAGGAAACATTGGCGGGCTACTTTTTTCTTCTATAATAAACCTTAGTTTGCCAGATTCTTCTTTATTTATCTCTATTAATTTATTAATTGGTATTATTACAGATATGTTAGGAAATGGTAATATAGTTTCGTTCCATTCTATAACTCTAATTGCTTGAGATATAGCGATTAATTTATTATCTTTGTATATTGGGCCACCAGAGTCTCCCATGACCATAGGTATATTAGTAAAAAATGTACCTTTGAATAACTTATCGTTTTGTTTTTGAGTAATTATCTTTCCATATCCTAATTTTGGCAAATTAGATAATCCATATCCAACACTAATTATATCATCAGCTATAAAAATATCATTTTTAAAATCAATTTCTGCTACAGCTTGTTTTTCATCTGTTCTAAATTGAATTATAGAAATATCATTGATTTGATTTTCATATATAACTGTACTGTAATAACATTCAACTTTGTTATTTATATTCGTAAGTTCTATAATAATTTTATTGTTTTTAGTAACATGATTACAAGAAATTACAATATTTGAATAACTTTTATCTTTCATAAGATATGATTTAATAATAACACCACTTCCTATGCTTTTTTTAGCATAGGAAAGTAGTTTTACTGATGGCAACAAACATTTATTTTGCAAGTCAATATTTATAGCATGTAAAAAATTTAAAACAAATAAAAACAAATACATAAAGCCAAAATTAATTAGAATTTTTTTTATCATTATTATTTTTTCTATTAAAAAAAACCAATGGAATTCTAGGTTTTAAATCAGTATAAAATATAATTTTATCTGGTTTATGTTTAAATAGTGAATCTGACTTTTTTGTTTTTACTATTTTCATTTTTTAATACTAAGAAGGCGGATTCATTCCTTGTTGCATACCACCGCCACCGCCACCACTCATATCTATACCGCCACCACCACCACCACCGCCACCACCGCCACCACCGCCACCACCGCCACTCATATCCATACCACCACCAGCATCAGATGGTTTATTAGTATCTCCAGCCATTGAACCTACTTCACCTGAGTCTTTTTCAGAAGATTTATCTTCACTTCCTTCTTCAGATTCTTCTTCTGGTGCTCCTTCAAAACTATTTACTAAATTTGAAACTTGACTTAAAAGTTGCTCAAGTTGATCTCCTTTTTCTTGATCAATATTTTTAAATTTTGATAAAAACTTAGAAATGCGTTTTAAGTTTTTACTGATAGATTTGTAATTAATCTTACCTTCTGGTGGAGAAAGATTAGATTCTTCTTCAGATGGTTTATCTTGAGATTTATCTGTAAGCTTTTGTGGACTGTTTGGTTTTGACATATCCATCCCAGAAGACATATCTTTTGAACTGTCTGTGTCTGGTGGTGGTGGATTATCCATTACTTTTGCATCAACAGGCATATTTTCTTCTTTTAAAGTTTTAAGTTTAGTATAAAAATCATAGAAACTTTTCATTGGTTCTCCTTATGTAATTTTAAAATCGACATTTTCTTGCTTGGTTCCATTAGAGCCATCAGTAAGACTTTCTTGGAATCTACTACAAACACATTGTAATCTAGTAGTTTGGTACATTTTAAATTCACCTAATTTTCTCTCAACTATAACCCAGTTTTCGTTTAAAAAAGGTGTGTGAAATCTAGACCCGATTTTTGGTGCATAACCTAATCTTTTCAAAACATCTGCATAATTAAATTCAAAAATCATTTCGTCTGGACTATCAAGTCCATAAGATGATTGAAAATTTTGACTAGGAATTGGTTCGTAAAAACAATACAATTCAACGAAAGATTGACTAAATAACTTGCCTCTTGCTTCTAAATAAATAGGATCTATGCTATTCATATCAATAAAAACTTCGTAATACTGAATGGGAGATCCACCCATTCTAATAGATTCAGCATCCCATTGATTAAACAAACTTCTTTCAGGCAAGTTATCGTTAAATAGCTTGTATTCTCCTGAAGTTTTATACGGCAATCCGTTATTATCGTAGATCAAAATTCTCCTTGTAACTAAATCAAATCTACATTTTATTCAAATTCATCATCGCTTTTATTGAATTGACAAAAACCTGTCAATTCTTTGCCAATAATTGCTTTTGAGATAGTATTAAACAATTTATTATTTTTAATAATACTCATATCTTCTGATACATATCTTGTACCAGTGCTAGTAAAATACTTTTTAATCCAAGCCATAAATAAACCACACGATGGTTCAATATTAGTTAGTTTGCTATTTTTATTTTTAACTATTTCTGATGCTTTACATGCAAGTAAAATCTTTAAAAGCTTAGGATAAACTAGTGCTGTTGTTTTTGTGTAAAAATAACTAGCAACATTTTTAATTATTTCTACTTGATCTTTTTCTAATCCTGAATGCTTGGTTTTAATTTCATTAACAAAATTATTCAAATAATTTTGCAAATCTGAATCAGTGATATTATCGTTTGCAATAATTTTATCAAATGCATCTTTTAAAAACCTTGTGTAAAAACAAACTTTTAAATTAGAAAATTCTTCTGGTGTTCTTTTTATTCCAATATATGGTTTAAAAGCAATAATTTCTTCTATTTTAAAACAATTACTAGAAATAGAATTGTTAATTAATGATTTTAATACTGGTGTTGTTTCTTTTAATTCAATTTCTAAAAGGCTATAATAAAACAGTCTCTGTTCGCTTGGTACTTCATCTTCAGCTTCATTTTCTACCGATGAATCTTTTATACTTTCCCAATCTGCCATATCACTTTCTACTTCCTTCTTAAAAAATTGTTTAAATAAAGGATCATATCCTTTGACCATCTCTCTAGGATTTATCATAAATCTAGAAACAGTTCTTCCAATTAATTTTTTGAAAAAAGATTTTGTTTGGTTATCAAAAACCATTTTTGCATGGTTTTCACCATCAGTTTTTTTCCGAACAAGAAATGAAGCTTGTGAATCATTCTTATTGCTAATAAAATTATTTTTTTCATCTTCTAAAGTTAATTTAAGCATTTTATTAAAAACAGATTTGTTATTAAGCATATCAGAAACAATTGCATAAATATTATTAACTACTTCATCTGGTTCCATTGCACAAAAATCTAAAAAATCTCTTCCAAGTGTAGTCTTATAACTAATATTATTTAAAACAATCTCGCAGAAATCTGGAAAATCAAAATTACCTTCTGCAAATTTAAAAAAGTCTAAATGTAAACTTTTATCTATATTTTCCAATACATAATTTTTTAAATTTTGAGTAATAGAAGAATTTAATTCGTTTCTATAGCTACTTTTTTTTAAAATAGCCATTACTCTATTGAAGTGCCTTCTTTTATCAGGACATCTATAATCATGTGCTTCTAACCATGTTTTAAATTCTAAAGTTATATCTACCATATCCTGCTTTCTTAAAATAAAATAATTCAATATTCAATTAAACTATTTAAGGCAAATAATCGCTTAGAGAAATATTTAAAGATATAGAAATTTGTCCACCAGAAGATGGTATAGTAAATGGTGCGTTTGTAAATCTTTCACACCATAACAAATCACCATCTGTATTAGTTATGTAATAACCATATGCTGATATAACATTTGAAAAAATAAAAGTTTGATCTGGGTAACTTGCAGTTGTATTAGTTGGATTAACTGTCCAGTTTGATCCAGTTATGTTTATGCTATTATATCCAGATCCTATTACTTCTGTAAAATCAGATATAACAGTTAAATCAGAAATAGTTGGATCATTTGAATACAAATGCAATATTTGATTTTGCACAACAGAATTCTTAAGCATATATTTTAATAATTCTACTTTTCCAACATCAGGTACAGTTAAAGCCATAATATTCTTTCTTTTTTTAAAACAAAAACTACTTTAATATATATAGTTTTTAACTTATTAAAACATTTAAAATTTATGGCTATCAAAAACAAAGATGGAAGTAATTATAAATTGTCTGGGCCTAATCCACATATGAAAAATCAATTATTATGGGATCACTTTGAATTACATAATATGAACTTCAAAGAAGTTAATGATCTAATTAAAAAAGAAAAAGATATTCCAAAAAAAGAATATATTCCAGAATGTATTCCAGAATATATTCCAGAATGTATTCCAGAAGATATTCCAGAAGATATTCCAAAAGAAAAAGATGTTCCAAAAGAAGAAGATGTTCCAAAAGTAAAAAAAATAACCATTTACTGTCTACCTGCCATAATTGAAGTTCATGAAGATATTCTTTACGGAGAAATTAGGAAAACAATAAAATATGATAAAAAATTTAAATTTGAAGCAATCTTAATAAGCAATAATGATATAAGCTTTGAAGTATGGACTAACGCTATAGAACTTGGAAATGGTTCTATACTTTATCCTCAAAATTTTGACAAAAGATGGTGGAAGGTAAATAGTACAAGTAAAAAATTTGATGGATTTTTATTATCTTGCAGTCCTAGTAATATAACACCTAGTTTTGAGGATTTGTAATATTAAACTTAAATCCTTTTTCTTCAATTTTTTCTTTATATTGATAAACAGCTTTTGAATAACCAGTAATAAAAATATCATTACATAATGATGCAAAAGATTCCATGTCTTTATCTATTACTAAAAAATTAGCCAATCTTGCTAAAATTTCTTTGTGATCTAGTCCTTTGTTACCAATTAAATTTTTAATAAAATCATTTAATATCTTATTTTTCAAAGGAGTATCAAAATTATTATTAAAAGAATTGTTTTTCATTTATTTTATACCTTGTCTTTTGAAATTCCTTCTTCAATGTCTTTCATATTATAAGTTTTAATTATAGAATTTACAAATGTTTGAAAATCCTGAATTTCATTTTTAAATTTAGAAAGTTTTAATTTTAGAGATTCTTTATCAAATTCTAAACCTTTTATTAAATCGTTATATTCATTTTCATGTGCTTCAATTAATTCATCTTTTTTTTCATCGCTCATATAATCATCCTCGTAAGCGTCTTTCATTTTTTGATATCTTTTTTGAGCTAACTTAAGTCTTTCGTTTTCCATAGAAGATAACATTCTTTTAACTAATATCTCCATAACTTCTTTTTCAATATGCATTATATATTCTTTTTCTTGAGGCAAAGCAGGAGTTAAATCAGCAACAGGTTTTGCAGCAGGTAAAATAGAAGGAGTTAGCGTTGGTGCTAGCGTTGGTGCAAGTGTTGATGAAGGAGGTGCAAGTGTTGATGAAGGAGGTGCAAGTGTTGATGAAGGAGGTGCTAGAGTTGGCGAAGGAGCAGCAATAGCAGTGCGTGAAATAACAGGAGAAGCAGAAGTAGAAGTAGAAGTAGGTTTTTTATAAACTTTTCTAACTACCTTATCATGTTCTTTTAAAAGGCTTGAAATTTTATGCAAATCATTTTTATACTCTTCTCCATCCATAAATATTTCGCATTTTCCATCAATTGGATCTACGCATTTTCCACAAGATATAACATCTTCTCCAGCTGGTTTTCTACACAAATGCAAGGCATATTGTTGCAATGCATTTACATATTTTTCTATATTGTAAGTTGCATAACCTTTTTGTAAAATTTTATCAGGGTCTTCAAATGATTTTAATTTATCGCCTTCTTTTGGATCTTCATTTCTAGTAGCCCTTCCTTTCCTTTCAGGTATTAAATTTTGTTGTGTAAAAAGCTGCATTTTATCTATGATAAACTTTTTCAAATATTTCTTATCCATCATTTCAACATCGCCAATGTTAGAAAGTATTTTTGACATTATTAAATTATAAATATTGATAAAATTTGACGCTGCAACAATTCTTTCAGGAGTCAAAGCTTTTTGATCTTCAATAATATTAACTTTTAAATAATTCCATATTATTTCTGCTATGCCAGTAATTACGGTATTCTTTTCTTTTAAAGAACCAGAAGATCCTGAGTTAAAAATTAATTCTGGGTATAAATGTTTTTTATCTTCTTTTGGTACATCTTTATCTAAAAGAGTTTTCAAATCAGAACTTGTTTTAACTTTAACTGTTGATAAATTTCCGTTTTCTGTAATAATTTTTTTCAATCTACTCCAAAAATTATCTAATTTTTCTTTGTCATTTTCAGAAGGACACATAAATTCAAAGGATTCAATATTCTGATTTGGTCTTAAACCTCCTTTAATCTTATCTTCTTGCCCTTGAATACCAGCATAGATATCTCTCGATCTATCAAAATATCTTTTTTGATATTTTCCATGGTAAGGATTCCACATACCAGCACCAGTATCTTCTTCTTTATCATCTTGCAATAATTCTTCTCTTGATTTTTCTTTTAAAATTTTACCTGCTATTAATAATGGCATCGAGACTTCTTTTGTTACTTCTTCACCATTTTTATTGTTAGTAAATGTAACATGTTTGCTAAATGTTGGCATGTAAACTTTTGGAAATTTTACATTTCCATCTTCATCTATCTCAGCATATTCTTCTTCTTTAGTAATAGGATTAAAAGATTTTATATTCTTATCTCTAACCCAATCTAAAAGTTGTTTTGTTACCATTAAATTATTAAAACTATTAGCTAAAGTTTGATCTTTAAAAATATCAATAAAATCTTTTTTAGCAACATCTATTACTTTATTATATTTTATTCTTGGGTCTTCATCTTTCTTTTTCTTTTTATCACTTTCTGATTTAATTCCTTCTATATGTGACCCAATATAAGATAAAGCCTTTCTATCTTCTGCATCTAAATTAACTATTTTATCAAAAAATATTTGAGGATTATTTAATACTATTTTACCACCATCAGAAATTTTAAAACTACTATCTATATTTTCAAAAACTTTTTGTGCAAATGGAAATGTATTTTTAAAATCAATTATAAAAGCATTATAAACACCTTTCTTTTTTTCTAATAAACTTTTAATTCTTTCTTTTATTCCTGTTTTCTCTGAACCTTCTGGTAATGATGTTAATTCTTTTTCTAATTTTGAAATTAGTTTTGTATTTTCTTTTTCTTCAAAAACCCAGTTATTACGATCAAGTAGTCTTCTTAATTCTTTCGTAAGAATAGCCTCTTCGATTTCATACAATTCTATATTTTCTTTGCCTTCTGAAGTGTATTTTATTTCAGCCTTCAAAGGACTTTCGCTTTTTTTTGCTTTTAAATGAGTAACATGGTGTGTTACACCGTGTTCTGGGTTTTCTGTGGATAACATATTATTAGCAACGGAATTTTTCCAAATTACAATATTGTTCTGTATTGCTATAAGCGTTGGTAATAACATGCCAGCAAATCTTTTTATAGTTTCGTTTTTACCACTTCTTGAGTTAATCACATGCCATTCCTGTGGAAAACTTAAGTCGGCACCAGAAGAACTATTAGGATCTTTTTCAATTCTTTTAATCATTTCTTTTAAAAACAAATTAATTTTATATTCATGAAAAACTTCTCCTGTTTTAGTACTTTTAGGGCCAACCTTAACTGAAAAATCAGATTTTAAATATTGACTACCACCATTTTCTGAAGTATCATTCCACCAATCATTTATCTTTTCTGTATTTATTTTTTCAAAAGCAGCTTTTTGAGCACAATGATTAATAATAGTTTCAGTAATAGAATTACTAAAGTAGATTTTAGTCATTTCTTTTTGTTCATCAAAAATCTTTATTAATTTTTGTTTTTCTTCTTCGATGTACTCTAGCAAAAAATCATTATAATAAGCCTGTCTTTTTACCATAGCCTCATAAAGAATTTGATATCTTTCATATTCAGCTTGATCCCAATAATCAGGGTTAAATTGATACAAGAATTTTATAGTATCATCTGAAAATAAATGAGGAATTGTTTCTTTAGTAACATTTCCTTGGGTAGCTTCATTTAACAAATTCTTATAATAATTATCTTTTTCTTCTAGATAACTAGAATCTTTGTATTCATTTATAAAAAAATTCCACTCATAAAATTTCTTCAACATAATTAACCTCTTAATAATTTAAACATTGCATGATATATATTAATATGATTAACAATAATATGATGTATTTTTCTAGATCAAATCAATCTAATGCTAATTATAAATGCACAGATTCTTCAAATTCAAATTTAGGAGTTTCTGATCCTTTATGTAAAAATGAATTAGGATCAAGAAAAAATAGAAGCAAAGTTATTGAACAAATAAAAGATTATGTGCTTCTAATGCTAGGTGCTCCTGTTATTCAAATTGAATTAGATCAACAACAATTAGATGCATGTGTAGATCTTTCTTTGCAAGTTTTAGAAGATTACGCTCCAAGAGAATACTTCCAATTCTATGTTTTTAATACTACTCCTGGTAAAAGCATTTATAAAATGCCTCCAGAAGTAGGATATATCAGACAAGTTTCTTATAAAGATGTTCCAAGTTTTAATTTTTCTGCTAGCGATTTAGGCGGAGCAATACCAATAGAGTATTTTTATCCAGGCGGTGCATACAATTCTATTCAAGGTGGCATGATTGATCCATTACAACCTATTTGGGGGCATATGGGAGAATGGGTTCTTTATAAACAATATGAACAAATGTATTCTAATATAGCAAGTAATACAGGTGGTTGGGAATGGTATGGAAGTTATGATACTATTAAAATTTATCCAATTCCAATGAGAAGCAACAGTGTTATAGTTGATTATATTCAAAAAAATAAAGATTGGAATCGTGTCACTCAAGCTATGCAAGAAGGAGCTATAGCATTTGCAAAAATTATGTTAGGTAGAATTAGAAGTAAAATAAAAAATCCTCCAGGGCCTAACGGAGGAATAACACTAGATGGAGACACAATTCTTGCAGAAGGATTACAAGAGAAAAAAGACTGGGAAGAAAGACTTTTAACAAGATTTGGTGATGTACTTGGACCTACTTGGGGGTAGTTTCTTGATTGCTTTGTATAATAAACTTTAAAAAGGAAAATCATGAATAATAAAAAGATTGAAAAATTAAAAAATTTAAAAAACACAAATAATGTTGGCATGATTCATTACACGATTAAACATGGGGGCGTTGCCTCTAATGGTAAAGCTGGCAGAGGCGGTAGTGGCGGTAGTGGCGGTAGTGGCGGTGGCGGTGGTGGTATGGGCGGTGGCATGAATGGTATGGGAGGCATGGGCATGGGCGGTGGTATGGGCGGTGGCATGAATGGTATGGGAGGCATGGGCATGGGCGGTGGTATGGGCGGTGGTATGGGCGGTGGTATGGGCGGTGGTATGGGCATGGGTATGGGCGGTGGTATGGGTGGTGGTAGGAGTGGTATGGGTGGTATGGGTGGTGGTATGAATAAAATTAGAAATGTTAATAAATCTAAAACCATAAGTAAAGTTAATGCAGTTATTTCAAAATTAAGAGATTGCAATGACAATAAATGTTTACAAACAAATATAGATGATTTTATAAAAAATCTAGACCGTAACGATCAAAATAATTTAGGAGGAAGTCTTAATAAATTAACTAAGCTTTTAGAATCTATAATAAATACAAAAATTGATAAGTTTAATGTAGGTGCCAAATTTGAAGCTAACGCTACTAATTTAAACAATTTAAATAATGCATTATCACAATGCAATGGAAACCAATCTTGCATTGGTAAACTGCAAACAAAAATTAATAAAATTAAAAAAGAAAATTCTAAATTGCAAAAAGATATAGATAATCTTACTAAGAAAATATTAGATGACATTAAAGAAGTTGATGCTTTAATGAAAAAATTATTTAATATAAGAAAGTTTAATGCTGTTCTTAAATTTAAGAACCTATAAAAGAAACTTTTTGACTATCTAAATTTGCTATTAAATATATTAAATTTGAATTAATTATAGGTAAGGTAATGCTTTCGCCTGCAACTAATTCATATCCATTTGATATTGTCAATGAATTTGAATTGCCAATGTAAATATTTCCATTGTTTGAATTACTTGCTTTTATATTAATTGAATTTTCAATTATATTTGAAGAAAGTTGTACAACTGATAATCCAACTGTTATTTGGTCTGTTATAAAATAACTTTGTATTGCTTGTTCATTACATATAACAACTGGTATAGAGTCAGATGCTAATTTTTGACCTCGGGAACTTTCAAATGTTGTCAAAGAATTACCAGAATCACCACCTGTATTAACTATAGCCATGTTTCCAGTGGTATCACTAACTACCACAGAAATGTTATTTTGACCCAAAGTTAAATCAGCCATAATATTCTCCCATTAATATAATTTAATTGTATGTATTATTTATTAAACATATTTGGATAAACTTTTACTGCTCTTTCAATTGCTTTTTGAATAATATCTTCAGCCATTTCATCTTTTCTAAAGAAAGAAATTACTTCATTTACATCATATTTTATTTCATGAAATGCAATTAAAAAATTATAAACTCTATCTGTATTATCAAGTTTAAAAGTAATAGGTTTTCCTCTTACGAATCTATGCATCCATTTTAATCTTGGATTACAAATTACTTTACCGCCATTCATTCTAACTTTCTCATGAATATAACCTTCTTCTCCAGCAAAACCCTCAAAATTAGAAGAGAATTTTGGCCAATGTTCTTTTTTCATTAGCATAAATGCAGCCCCATGCATTACGACTTCTTTCATTGTTCCTTTAGCAATTTCATCATCTACTCCCCATGTTCCATAAAATGCTCCACGCCATTTTGGATCTAAATGAGTAGCTATAATATTACCTCTTTCATTTATCAAAGGGCCTACCCACATATCTTTTTTTATTAAATCATAAAAAATACCATCAAAAATATTATCAACTGCATTTTCGCATAATAAAACATGACTATCTAGCAATAATACATATTCACCTTCTGCATAATGAAAAACATTATTCTTAGCTCTTGCTGGTCCTTTATTTACAGAAGCATGAACATATCTTGCTCCTGATATATCACATAATCCTTGAAGGCCTTCTGTTTTATTAGGTAAATCATCAATTACTAATATTTCAATATCTTTTTCATGTTTATTGTGATAAAGCTTTAAAGCTCCAATTGTAAAAAATGCTCCTTCTACATCATCGTAGCAAGCAAATCCTATTGTTAATTTTTTACTCAAATTTTCTCCTTTTTATCTATTATATTTTAGTTCTAACAATAAATAAATTATGATGAAAAATTACAAACAATATAAACAAGAAGTTTTTTCTGATCTTTTTGATAATGTTAAAGATATAAATCAAGAAGATTTAGAAGGCTTTACTTCTATTTGCAAAGAATATTTTTCAAATATTTTAAAAGAAAACAATAATATTATAACAGAATCAATTGAGCACACAAGATATTCTGTAGAAATAAATTATCGTACAAATAAAGAAGATGCATTAAGTGGATTTGCAAAAATTTCACTTGGATATGTAAGTGCTGCTTTAAAAAGAGAAGGATATCATGTTAAATTAATATTTGATGAAGAACCATATAGAATAATTGTAAGTGCAAGAAACTGGGATGATGGAGGCTGGTGTGGACTAATAAGTTACAATCATAAAATTGATATGTTTGTACTAAGCAAAGGTTTCTATAATAAAAGTAAAAAAACTGTTTCTGTAACTAGCAATGAAAAAATTAGCGGAGAAATAAATGCTTCTAGTATGACTAAAAGTTTAAAAAGCATAATGGATGATTTAAAAAATAAAAAAGACATGCATAAAGAAAAACTAAAAGGTATTAATTTAAAAAGAGGGCCAAAAAATTGAAGAAATCTGCTGGTATATTTTTTACAAATGGAGAAAGTTTCTTAATTTTATTGAAAAATTCAAGAAATAAAATTTGGAGCATACCAGGAGGAAAAGAAGAAAATAAAGAAAGCAGCTGGGATACAGCTTGCAGAGAAACCAAGGAAGAAATTGGATTTCTTCCTAAAGGCATAGAAATTGGAAAGTTTCCTGATTTTACCAAAAACAGGTATTTTGTTACATATGTAATGTTAGTTAAAAATAAATTTCACTGTACTCTAAGCGAAGAGCATTTAGATTACAATTGGATAAACTTCAATGAAGTTGAATATTACAATCTTCACGAAAGATTATATAAGAAAATAAATTTATTTAAAAATTATATTTTAACAAAATTTGAAATTTCAAAACACAAATTTAATTAATAACAATTTCAATGCTTCCAGAAGGATTTTCATTTAACAATATATCTTTTTTTTCATCTGGATCATCAATTAAATTATTTTTTGAATCATTAATTGGAACATTAGAACTTGTTTGCACATGTTCAATTTTACCAGCGGATTTAACAATATCAGGCTGATCTAAAATTAATTTATTTTCATTCATAGGTTTTTCTTCTCCATTATCAATAACTTGAATTAGTTTTAATTCATTTGTTTTTACTAATCTAAGGAAATAACTATCTCCTTTAAAAATCTTATGAGGACCAACAAATTTTTTGTTATCCATATTTAATTTTGGCAACATTAAATCTGCATTCGTATTGTTCTCATATATATAAACTCCTTTTCCACTAAAATCATTTTTTTTATTTTTCATTTTTTCCTTTAAGCAATATTTTTATATAACAATTTATTATAATAACATTAAGTATTTTTTAAAGGATAATTATATGAATATTTCAAATTGGTATGATGTTTACCCAAAAGGTACAATGCAAGGCGATATAGAAGAAAAATTATTTAAAAGTTTAGCAAGAAATAAAAAGTGGAAATGGAGAAGCGTATCTGCTATAGCAAAAGAAGCTGGAATTTCAGAAGAAGAAGTAGAAAAAATTCTTGATAAGTATTACAAGCTTAATATGGTTTTTCAAAATCCTAGTTCTGATACTCAATGGGCTTATTGGACTAATGTACCAGATTTAATAAATAAGCCAATTGAATCCATTTTAAGTCATGATCATAAACTTAGATTAAAAGGAATACAAGATTTTATAGTAATTAATGTTGAAAATAAAGATGATTTTGAAGATGAATATTCAAATGTTATTTTTTAAATAAAAAAAACTTGCACTTAACATGCAAGTTTTTTAAATGTAAAATTTCAATGTTAAGATTCGGTGTCATTGAATTGAGAATAATTAAATTTCTTAACATCAATACCAGTATCTTTAACTGTCGAACCCATTTTTTGTATAGCATCAGATGCTATAGGAGTAAAATAACTAGCAGGATAATGTGCTCTTACATACCCTTGAGGATAAGCCCAATGAGCAATACCAGCCCTAGATGTTTTTTCTGCTAAAAGGGGATTACTTCTGTGAACCCATTCTTCAAATGTTAACATTTTTACCTCTTCTTTAAAAAATTTATCTTTTAGTTTTATAAGGTTTTAATTATACTAAAAGATTATAGTTATAAAATAAACTATTGTTTCTAATCTATTTATAGTTTTGTTTTAAATTTTTATTAAATAAAATGTCAAAAGAACAAATTATTCTTGTGCCTAAAACAATTGAAAATAATTCATTTTTCATTAAAAACAAGCTTTTTATTTGTTTTTGCTGCGATATAAGTTACAAGCCAACATATTTTTGTACTAAAAAAAATAAATGTGAATTTTGTACATTTAATAATTTTTCCAAAAAAAACACTATAGTTTTTACTATAAAACAATTTTTAACCATACTTAAAATTAATAAAGCCTTTTTTTACAATTCGATTATAATAATTTTAAATAAATACAAATTTATAACTGTAAACTGGGAAACTTTAATGTTTTTCATAAATACAAAAAATATAAATGATGATAAATTATTTAAGCATTATTTAAACTTTTTTTTTGAAGAATTGTTTCAATTTTTAAACATTGAAAAAATATTAAACTTTAAAAAAGATTTATTTGTTAAAACTTATGTAAATGCTATTTGTTCTTTTAAAGAAAAAAACAAAAGACCTTTGGGAAAAGTAGTGTTAATTCCATTTTTTAACAATAAAATATTTAAATCCTTAAACAAAAGAGAAGTTATAAATTCTAAAAATATTATTGTGTAAAATAAATAATTGTCTATAATTGAATATAACCTTTTTTTAGGAGTATCGTTATGAAGACTTGTGTTAAAGATACGATTAAGTTTCAAGTTCGCAAAACAACTGTTAAGGGCAAAGAATACTACGAAGCAATTGCCACAATTAGCGGTTTAACGCCAACGAAAATTAGGAAAAAAGATACAAACTGTACTCTTTATGAAAACAAAAGTGCTATTGTATCAGCATGTAATGCTAGAGCTAATAAATTAAGCTGTAAAAGCTTCATTGTTTTGCCAAAAGAACCAACTGTATAAATTTTAAAATTATTTAAAAGAGCAATTATTTAAAATAATTGCTCTTTTTTATTTGATTGACAATAAATACTACATGCAGAAGTTTAATAAAAAAAGAAATAAAAAAAGAATTGCTCCTTCGTTACCTGTACCACCTTCACCTCAAGGATGTGGATGTGGAGGCGATAGCGAACAAAGAAAAAACATTATTAGAAAAGTAGTTAATAAAAGAATTAAAAGAAATAAATAAATTACTTTAGAAAGATAAAAATGTGTGGATGCAATAACAACAATAACTCAAGATTAAAAAACTTCAACACATCTCCTACTAAAAATAAAGTTATATCTAGTAAAATTAGCAGAGCTAATATTTATAGTGAGTTACATAAAAAAGCCGATCAAAAAACTCCTTTGCCAGCAAATCAAAACAAATTGAGTAAAAATGCAGAAATAATACGAAAAGCATTGTCGGAAAAAAATTTAAATAAAAATAATAATAAAAAAGATAATAAAAAATTCTTTATTTGATATATAAGGTAAACCTTTTTAGGAGAAACTATGCTTAATTACAATAAATGGAAAAAGTTAAACGAAAACATGCTATCTTTCAACCTTGGACTTTCCAATCCTCAGAACATGGGAGTTATGATGGATAAGAAAATGGAATCTTACATGGAAGATGAAGAAGATATCGAAGATGATGATGAAGATGATGAAGATGATGAAGATATCGAAGATGATGAAGATGATGAAGATGAAGAAGACGATGAAGACGATGAAGATTACGATGATGACGATGAAGACGATGATGATGATGATGAAGATGATGAAGATTACGATGATGACGATGAAGACCATGACGATGAAGACCATGACGATGAAGACCATGACGATGAAGACCATGATGAAGAAGGTGACATGGGCATAGAAGTAGAAAATATGCCAAAAGACAAAGAATCTCGTTCAATGAAATACATGAAAAAAGATTCTTCTGGATGTGGTTCTTATATGTCAGCTGAAAATATGCCAAAAGAATCTGGTTCAATGAAATACATGAAACACATGAAACGCATGAACAAGGATTCTTCTGACAACGAATCTGGCTCAATGAAACACATGAAAAAGTATTCGTCTGGATGTGGTTCTTATATGGCAGCTGAAAATACTATTCCAAAGCATATTCCTACCATGAAAGATTGGCAAAAAAGTGTTGCTAATATGCTTGATAATTCTTGTGTAACTAAGAAAAATTTTGATGGTATGGTAAACGAATCAAAAAAAATCAAAAAATCAAAAAAGAATTTTGGTAAAAAAACAAAAAAGCATTTTACTGAAAAAGGTAATGTAAATTACTCAAAAAAAGTAAATGAAAATTCAGATGGTATGTTGATGCAGCAATTGCAAAGAACACAACAAGAAATGGATGTGTTATTTAGTAAATTAAAGGATGAAAAAATACCAAGAATCCTTATAGATACTATGTCTGATATAGCTGAAAAATCTCATGTTATTGCTGATATTATTGGTAAAATGAACCCAGCAGATGTTCAAAGCTTTTATAGTCAACGAAACAATAATTAATTGTAATGCTTAAAACATTACATTAAGTTTTAAAAAGCAGTCCTACAAGACTGCTTTTTTTATTTTACTATTGTTTTTTTTAGTTTTATAAATTAAAAGAAATTCATGAAAACAAAAGAAGCATTTTTAAAATATTTAGATTTTGGTTACCAACCAATTTTATTACATCAAAATACCAAAATGCCAATATTTTATGGATGGCAAAATAAATACAATCATAAAAACTATTGCGACTTATTAAATTCTAATAAAAAATACAATATTGGATTTTTACTTGGAAACATCGTTGATATAGAAGGAGATACAGAAGAAGCCAATGAGATACTTAATAATTATTTTTTAGCAATTAATCATCCTATTTACAAAAGTAAAAAATCTTTTCATCATTTGTTTAAAAACACTCACATAAATATATCAAGAATTCAAATTAAAAACTTTGAAATAAGAGGATTTAATCATCAATCTGTAGTTCCTCCTAGTAATGTAGATTCAAATGAAGATTATATTTGGATAGAAGATTTAATTCCAGTCAAAGAATTACCTGAGATACCAACAGACTTTATTAAAAACTTTAATATTTTATCACTTGTAAAAAAAAGAAAACAATTAACAAAAAGTAAAAACAAGTCTGCTATTTGGTGCAGCAATTGCAGAAATAAATTCCACTTAAATGGTGATTTTTTAATTTTACAATTAAAAAAATTAAAATCATTAAATCAAAAATGGTCATGTAAATCTTGTAATGTTTGATTAATGTTTAATGTATGTTTCAATATCATTAACTAATGATTCAGGTAAGAAGTTATAAGTGAAATATAAATACTTCTTCAAAGAACTTTTATTATTATTGTTCAAACAATTAACTAAATCAAAATAGTCATAACCAAAAACATCAACATTATCACCGTTAATATTATAAAATTTTAAATAATCTTCATTTAATACAAATTCATAACAAAAACTTAAAATGCCATGTACAAACTTAGCAATATTAATATATTCTGGTGCGAGCCAGAAATTACTGGTAAAGTAATATGTTATTTCATTAGAATATTTAGAATAATCACCAGCATAAAAGAATTTTTTTCTTACAAACTCATTCATGTCATCTTCAAAAAAAGTTAAAGGAACTGTTAAAAACAAGTCTACTAGCTTGACAAAAACTTTAACTAATCTATTATCTAAAAATAAATTATCTGCTATAGTAATTCCATTTAACGCAGGAAGAATATTAGTATAATAATCCATAGAATTCTTAGAATTCATATCATAAACATTTTTAACTTTCAAAAAATTCTTCAAATTCTCTTTGTATTCGATAACAAAATTAGAATCTGGTATTTCAATAAATTTAGAAAACGATAAATTTGCGTTGACTATATTAAGAGTGTTTTGAATAGAATTAAAATTATCACATATTTTTTTAATGAAATCGTATTCGCTATTAGATTCAAACTTTAAATTAAAAGAATATTCATCAAATGTAAAATTAGGCAAATCTAATACTTTATTATTAGTTTTCTTGTTTATCTGGCCTAATATGTCATTAACTTTAACAAAGGAATTATTTTGATTCACAAAAAACTTAGAATTTGTGCCAATTATCAAATTTTTCTCCCGTATTTAGTAAAAAATATGTATATTATTATAACAATAATAACTTTGATAAATAAATAAAAATATGGAAGAATATAAAAATTTACAAGGAATTTTAAAATACTATTACTCTGGGGGCTTTGACAATCAAGATCCGTTGCTATCTATTGGTGGCGAAATAAGTAATAGTATTATTAATATAAACGAAGAAAACATATTTAATAATATAAGTCAAGATCTTTACAAAAAAGGATTAATTGATTATAGATGCTTATATTTAAGAAACATTTCTAATAAAAGAATTCATAAATTATCTTTGTTTTTAGATGACTTCTTCAAAGGAGCCACCTTTAATTTAGGATTTAATTTAAAGAATGAAATTCAGACAATAACAATAAGCGGTGGAAACTTTATTAATAATCAATATATAATTTTTTCTTACGATGAACACAAGTTTAAAGTAAAATACAATAGAAATATTAATATTTTTAAATCTAATTTTCAAACATCTATTAGGAAAATATATACATTAAAAGATGTTATTGTAGAAGGAGTGCATGCTGGCGGAAATAATGTTTTAAATATTAAGTTTGTTGGGTATGCTGGTTATAAACAACATCAGCTTATAAAAGTACATAGTTTCAATTTAACACCAAGTCCGATGATTTATATAGTGAGAAAACAAGTTGGTAGCCCGATAAACTTCATTGAAAATAAAATAAATAATGTTTATTTAGAACCATCAAATGTTAATTTTTTAAATTTAAATGACAAAATAGAATTTGGATTATTAGAAATAGGTGATTTTTTACCAATATGGTTGCGTAGAGAAGTATTCTCTGGTATTATTCCTATAGAAGACGATGGGTGTAGTATTTTAACCAAAGCCCTTATTGAATTCAAAAAACTATGATATTTAAAAAATTCTATTTAATTGTATTATTTATTTTTTTCATTCTACCACAAGTTTATATGGCACTTCAACTATCAGACGAAGAAAAAAAGTTTACAGAAGTTTATGAAAACTACATTAAACTTAAGAATAATTTTGACGATAAGAAATTTTGGAATGATACAGAGATATACAAAGGTAAGGAAAAAATAAAATATGATGAATTCGATGAAATAAAAAAGATTATAATAAAACAAGTTATTTGCAAGACTTGTAAAAATTCATTGGATAAAACCATACAAGAGATTGAAAAAGAAAATAAAAATTTTAAAGAATTGCTAGTAAAACTTAAAGATGCGTCAGTTTATTTAGAAAAAATGAGTAAAAAATTAAAAATTGATCTTTATGAATTAAAGCCAGATTGGTTTACTGATCTTGATAAAGAAGTATTTTTAGAAATAAAAAAATGAATAAATGTTTTTTTGACAAAACTGAATGTTTAGAAATTAAAGACATATCATTGCATGTTATTGTCGAGGGTGAAGGAAAATTACAAAATTGCTGTAGTAAATGCTTGTTTAAAATGCAGGACTCTTTTAATACCGAAAATGAAATTCCATCAGCTTTAGATGAAATTGAAAATAACCCAGAAAAAAAATGTTCATCTTGTAACTCAACATTAAATGAAATGTTTAAAAGTGCAAGAGTTGGATGTCCGCTATGTTATTCCTTTTTCCAAAAAGAATTATCAACTTTAATTTATTATTATCAAAAATCTATTTTGCACGAAGGTAAAAAACCAAAAGAAAAACATAAATCTGTTTTATTGCATTGTGTATTAAAAGATTTAGAGGAAAAATTAAAAACATCTTCTGAAGAAGAAAAAGAAAAAATATTAAGTTTAATAAAAAAATTAAATTAAGAAAATTTATTAAATAATATTTCTTTTTCCTTTAAAAGTCTATTTAAGTTATTTTTATTCTTTATCATACCAATTAAATCACATAAATTAGTAATTTCTTCTCTGATAGTTTCTATGTTTTTAATGTCAACCCATTCAGAAAAACTTTCTGGGTTGATAATTCCCATTCCTTGCCAAAATCTTGAAGATCCTTGTTTTTCTAATAATTCTTCTAAATTTTTAACAGTCATTGAATTTTGTTTAAACACTTCTCTGTAATCATTAGCATTCATTACTGCTTCAGGATCTATCTTTCTTTTAGATGAAAGAACTAAAGCTGCAACACCAACGGCAAAAGGACATGCCATGCTAGATCCACTCATGTACGCATATGTATTTTTTGGAACACAACTGTAAATCTTTACTCCAGGTGCAACAAAATCTAAATTAGGGCCAGTACAACTAAAGCTTGCCCTAAGACAGTTTTCATCAACTGCACCAATTGAAATACACTCAGTGTAAGCAGCTGGATAAAGCAACTGTTCTGTATTACCAGCATTGCCAGCAGCAACAAAGCAAATTGTGTTGTTTTCAGCTGCTTCTTCTATAGCAACTCTAATCTCTTCAACTGGATCTCTTGTGCCTAAAGACATACAAATTATGTCTGCCTTTTGAGATACAGCATAATTGATACCATCTAAAACTGCCTTCATATCTCCTGCACCATAGTTATTCAATACCTTGATTGGTAAAATTTTAGCTTGTGGTGCTATTCCAACAATTCCTAAATCATTATTTTTTGCTGCTATTATTCCAGCTACATGAGTTCCATGTGAAGCATAATCCTGTGGGGGCAGATCTTTTTCTACAAAATTAGTGCCTTCTAATAAATTTTCTTTTAAATCACTATGATTAAAATCTACACCTGTATCTAAGACAGCAATTTTTACATTTTCTCCTTGAGAAAACTTCCAAATTTCAGGTATGTGAAAATTAGTTATTTGCCATCCTAATGCTTGAGATGATGATTGAAAAGATAATATATTTTCTTTTGTATAAGGAAGTAAATTACATTGTATGTTTTTTAAATAATCATTATTTTTCATAAAACCTCAAAAATATTGTTTCTTTTAAATATATATTACTAGTTAAGAATTATTAATATAATAAATAAAATGTGTGAAAATGATACAATAGAAAATCGTTCTACTTTCACAGAACTAAATCCTGGTTCTGGCGGAAGCATAATGGATGAAACTAAAATAATTTATCCTATAGGTCCAGGTTCTACAGAATTAAGACATAGGGCAAGAATTGTTATTGGTGGTGAAAATTTAGAACAATTAGCTAGTATAACAGATCAAAACCCAGAAGGCTGTGAATATGCACTTATCACTAGAGCTATACCTTATGTAAATAATATTTACCCAATTTTCAACAGTGTTTCTAATGTTGTGCTAGATAACACAAACATTTTAACTTATACCGTAACTACAGGAAAAACTTTCAGCCTTACTGGATTTAGCGTAAGTGGTGATTTGCCAGTTAGATACAAATTAACAATACAAGACTATTCTTTAGAAAACACTTATTTTACTTATAGAACAAACGCTTCCAATCTTAACGGCATGGTAAACTTTAATATTCCAATAGGAAATATATTAGAAGGATATGTTGTAAGAATAATTGGAACTTTAATTTCAGCCTACAATGGAAGTCCTCCTGCTGCAAATTATGAAGCAACTATTTTAGGATTTGAAACTGCTGATAATTAACTACTTTAATAAAAAAATATCAATTATATTCAATATAAAAAATTTAATTGTTAAAAAATAATTTATATATTTAAGCATATTTTTCAATGTAATATAATACATAATATTAAATATTATATTTAAAAGTAGGAATAATATGCCTGATATAAATACTGGTTTAGGCGTTACAATATTCGGGGATGGCTACACTGGAGGTGCTGGGCAAGCTGATTTAGTAGCTGTTGTTATTAATAACGCTTTAAAAGTTGATAATAGTAGCGTTATTCAACCAGTATCAGGAACTATATTTTCAAGCAATTTAACTACAGATAATACTAAAGTTGTAAGTGAATATGGAGAAGTAAATTCTGTTGCTCCTTACTCAAGTGGCGATATTTATTACACCCTAGCTCCTTCTACAACATTTTATTTAAAAGGTATTATGGCAAGCTCTTCTGGAGGCCCATGTAAGGTAGTTGTTGATTATGGAGTATTAGATGCAGGAAATATTATTGATGCAACTACTATCGCTACAGGATTTTACTCAAGTGCAGTTCCGTATATTTTAATGGAATTTGTTCAAGCAGAAATAATAACATCTACATTAGACCCTTATGGTGTTAGAGTTAGAATAATAAATAACAATCCTAACCCTCAAAATGTTTACGCAAAAATAATGGGACAAAAAAATTAATAATAACAACAATATTGTTTTTTTAAATAAATAAATCATGCATATTATTCAATACCTTCTTAACTTGCCTTTTAAAAATAACCTTTACAAAGGCGAAGGAAATTTAGTAGTATTAGCAGAAGCAGATGTTAAACTTGTATTGTATCATTTTAAATCAATACTAAAATTTAAACCCAATGATATTGGATATGATATAAATGGCACTGAATGGAAAATAATCAGTGTTTATTATGATAATAATTCTTATTCTTATGAAGCTTTCAATGGAACAAAAGTTGTAATTTTTGATAATTTTGATCTTTATAATGCTTCTGAAATAAATGATATTTATCAAAACAATCTTGATTCTAAAATAGAATCAATTGTAAATAAGATTAAACAAATAGAATCATGTGTTCCTAATGCTGATTTAGTAAAATCAACAGTCCATGAAAATTACATAAGTTTTGATATTCACAACCCTTCTGAAGCAAATAATATTTATCAAAACAATCTTGATTCTAAAATAGAATCAATTGTAAATAAGATTAAACAAATAGAATCATGTGTTCCTAATGCTAATTTAGTAAGTAAAAATTCGAACAAAAAAGATTTAACTGCTAAAAATAAAAAACGAATGAACAATAAAAAAATTAAAGAAATAGATAATAAAAAAAACAAAGAAGTTAAAATAACAAAACTAGAAAATAAAAAAATAATTAAAGATGATATAATTATTGATAAAAACAAACATGAATGGTCTGTGGTTGAAATATTTGAATTCAATAAAAAAATTAAATATAAGGCCGTTAGAAAGAATACCACAAAGATATTTAACGAAAAAGATATAAAAAAGAAAATTAATTAAATAAATAATATATGAATTACAATTACACTGGAAGTGGCAAAATAATATTTAAGTCTTGTACTGGTTATTTTAAAAAAACCAATATATTTCATAAATTCAATGTGGGAGATTTAGCTTGGTTGAAATACAAAGCAAAAAAAGGAAAATTAGAAGTTATTAGTATAAAAAACCTACTTTTTAATGGATCTGTTTATTCTACCAATAGAATGCTTGTTCTTTATAAAGACAATAATAATTTTCTATATAACCCAGATGAGTTATTAACAAAAAATGAAGCTGTTGAAATTGTAAAATCTTATTTATACGAAGAATTAGCAGATCTTGTACAAGCAAAGAAACTTTGTGCAATTAATATTAATCAAGCTTCTGGCATTTGACTTAAGTATTCGATAAATTGTTCATAAGTATGAATTTTTAATTTAGGCCAAAATTCTTTATTTAAAAATATATTATCATTTGGTTCTTTTCCTACATGTTGATATTTAGAATTAAATCTAGTTTTTATAACATGACATGGTTTGTTACACAAAGACATAAATGTTTTAATCCAAGTGTCAGTAGAAATAATATCATCACAAGAAATAATAGTTTGTAAAAAAGTGTTAAAATCAATTTCCTGACTTACACCTTTATGATTTATAATTTCAGAATCAGTTAGCCAATAGCAATTTTTATCTTGGTAAAAATTATAAATATTAAGATCTTTTTTACTACTTGCCGTAATTACTTCGTAACCTTTTTCCAAGTATACTCTTACAATGGTATTATATTCTTCAACATTTAAATGTCTTTTTCTATGTTCACACTTTTTTGATCCAGAAGGGCAAATCACCACATATTTTTTATCTCTTTTTTTAATTCCTATTAAATTAAGCCAGTCTGTTTCAATTACTAATCTATTCTTATACTTATCAATATTTATCCAATCGTTCCAATTAAAATTATCAGGTAAATGAGCAGATAAATTAAAATTAGGATGAACAATAATTTTATTGTATAAATTTTTAATACATTCATGTCCTTTTAAATTTTTATAAAAAATATATTTTAAATTAAAGTAATCTAAAAATTTTTTAGAAAACTGACTTGATTCATCGTTTGCTATGCAAACTATATGTACTTTTTCATTTTTATAACAAACAGCAAGAAGCAATAAAAGATCACCAATGCCACCAAGTGTTAAATAAACATTCTTGTCGCCATTTATAAATTCATTTAACTTTAAAAAATAAACATCAGAGATTGGATCTATTGGATTAGAATTCATTATTAATCAAGCTTCTGGCATTTGACTTAAATATTCGATAAATTGTTCGTAAGTATGAATTTTTAACTTAGGCCAAAATTCTTTGTTTAAAAATATATAATCGCAACATTCAAGTCCAATTTCTTGATATTTAGAATTATACCTTGTTTTTATAACATGACATGGCTTGCCACACAAAGACATAAATGTTTTAATCCAAGTGTCAGTAGAAACAATATCATCACAAGAAATAATAGTTTGTAAAAAAGTTTTAAAATCAATTTCCTGACTTACACCTTTATGATTTATAATTTCAGAATCAGTTAGCCAATAGCAATTTTTATCAGGATATAATCCAAATGTTTTAACATCGTTTTTACTGCTAGTAGTAATAACCTCATACCCTTTATCTAAATAACCATGTACGATTTTTTTATATTCAACTTGAGTAAAAAACCTTCTTCTCAAATCAGTTTTATGAGATCCAGAAGGACAAATTATTGCATATTTTTTCTCTCTTTTTTTAATCCCAATATAATCAATCCAGTCTGTTTCAAGAACCAATCTGTTTTTGTATTTTTCAGTAGATTTCTTCCAATCACCATAATCACATCTATCTGCCAAATGTGCAGATATTGTAAAGTTAGGATGAGAAGTAACCTTTTTATAAAGCAAACTACAATAATTAGTTCCCATTAAGTTTTTAGAAATAAGATTTTTCAATTTAAAAAATTCAAAAAATCTTCTTGAAAAAGAATCCGCTTCTTGATTTGCCATAAAAATAACATTTGCTTTTTCATCATTATAACAAACACCAAGTAAAAGTAATAAATCTCCAACTCCTCCAAACGACATGTAAATGTTTTTATCGCCCTTCATAAATTCATCTAAAGAAATCATAAGCTTGTCAAAAGACAAAGAATCGGTAGATGTATTACTTCTGACATTTTTTTTTCTAATTTGAAAATTATCTTTTTGTAAAGTATTATTATTTTCTTTATTTATTTTTTCAATTAAATGATTATCTTTAACATCAAACTGCGTTTTTAATTTATCTACAGAATTACCTTTTCTGTAATTCTCAAGAGCAATTTTAATCTGCTTCTGTATTTCTTCTTTATTTAAATAAGAACGAATTTTTTCCATTGAAATTAAATATTCCTTATAACATTTAAATCATCTTCTTTAGCAACATCAACAATTTCATCTTTTGCATGTGTCTTAATAAAGTTCCAATCTTTCATAAATTTCTGTAAATTATCATAATGAAGAATGTCTATAGATCTAATTAATCTTGCTCTTCTATCTAAATCCATCTGATGTTCATCATCTGTAGGATTTTCTTTATCATGTTCAGAGGTAACATTATCAATAATATCTTCAAATCTTTTAGTTTTATTTCTAAAAGATGGATCAACTTTAAATAATGAAGCAGACGATCCTGTAATTTTTAAATCTTCATTAATGTTATTACTTGCCCATTCATTAAACTTTTTCATGCTTTGCCTTTCAGTTCTTTATCATTTTTCTTTTTTGTTTATATATCTCGCCATCAAGATCTTTATTTTTAAGATTTTTCTTAATTTCATGATGCCATGTTGCAACAGTATCTTCAGGAACATTTAACAATGCTGCAAGACCTTCAGAATCATTCAATAATAAAATAAAATCATCCCAGAAATCTTCTCTTATGTTTTTACCAAAAAAAATAATTTCTTTGATTTTTTTTTCTTTATCCTTGTTATTAGAGTCTTTTTTTCTTAAAGATTCTATTAAATATCCTAATGATGTCATTTTTCTCCTGTTTTTTAATTTTATTAACTTTAATATAATTAAACTATTTTAAACTTTAAAATTTTATTTTTATTAAGTTTTTTTATACTAAAAATTAAACCAATTTTTTGAATATCTCTTTCTCTACAACAAACTACAGTATCTCCATCTTTAAAACTTTCGGTTGGATCTTCATACTTAATTTCTATTTCGTAAGTTCCTTCCATTAAATCTTCTTCATGAGAAACATTTTGTTCGTTAAATTCAAAACTATTAGCAAAATCTTGATTGATTTTTTTTTCTTTTATATCATCTATATTTCCGCTTTTGTAAAATTTATAATTTACAACTAAATTATTTATTTTTGTAACTTTTTTTCTTTTATCGCCAAACCATTTAATTACGAGCTTAGGTTTTGCAATACCAAGTTTAATATTAATTTTTTCTATAGCTTTGTTAGTAAATTTTTTTATAATCTTGTTTTTCATTTCAATCTCCTTTTTTATAACAATTTTTTTTTAAAAATAAACAATCAGGACTTTTTCTTCGAATTAATTTAAAAGAAGAAGATGGCCCAATGTATTTTGATCTAACACCTACGGCAGAAAAAAGACCATCGTTAACTCCAGTACCATATACAGGGCCAAAGTAATTGTAAAATGATTCTTGTTTTAAATGCAACCATTCTTTAAAATTAATCATGATTTATTTATTCTTCTGTTATAAATAATTCATAATAACTTTTATCAGGAAATCAAAAGTGAATAAATCAGGTAGTAATATTAACTCAAAAGAAAACACGCTTAATAATATTAATTGTCAAAGTCCATTAGGACAAAATAATAATATTGATCCTCCACCTGGATATTGTGATCAAGATGAATTAAACCAAAATAATGTTGGAAATGGAAAAGAAAGCTGGATTTCTGATAGTCAAAATCAAAAAACAAATCTTGGAAAAGAAAATAATTGCGATCCTATGCAAACAGGACAAATTATAAATGATTTAGATTCTACAAATAGAAATAATATTTATCGCTATGCAAAATCATTAAGAGGAACAGATGAAGCAGTAATGGATTTATTTAGAAATATTGTTGTGCTTGATGAAAGCGGAAAAGCACATCCAATCCCAATTATGTGGGGAACACAAGAAAGGGCAGTTGCTTTTTTACTTCAAGAAAATACTAGAAAAGATAATACTTTAGTTGTAGATAGAATCAAATTACCATTAATGGCAATTCATAATTCTGGATATGAATTTGATCAAAGCAGATACACATATCATGCAGCTGTAGATTTTATAAGAGATAAATCTGGTAAGCCAAGTTTTTATGGAAGTGAAAAATATAAAAATGATACTGTCTTTGGACAAACAAGAGGAATACCAATAAATATTTCTTACACATTATCAGCTTGGACTTTATATGTTGAAGATATTAATCAAATTTTAGAACAAATTTTTTTAAAATTTTCACCTGTTTCATATATAAAAGTACGAGGAGTTAATTGGGAAGTTTTAGTTAAACTAGACTCTATTGCAAATAACCTTAATTATGAACCAGGTGATGCTGCTTTAAGAGTAATTAAATATGAATTTTCCATGACTGCTAAAACATATATAGCACAACCTCTAGTAAGAAAAAAAACTGTCTTGGAAACAAGAATAGAAATGGTAGATGGCTTAAAGGAAGAAGACATCACAGAAGTCATAGGAAGAATAGAAGAATCTGTTAAGGAGTTAAATAAATGATTGAATTGGTAAATAAAAAAAAGTACCCTGTACAAATTTTAGTAAAGTCAACAAAGATACCAAATTCATTTACTTGTTTAAATATACCTGGCGTTGGTGCTAAAAAAAATATTTTTTTCTTACAAGATGAAAGAGAAACTGAATATATAGATCGTGCTGTTGCAGCAGGATTAATTTCCAAAAGAACCGTATAAGAAAAAAGGGAGAAAAATCATGGCATTATTAAAAGGCTTTCCACCTTCAAATACTATTAGTCCTTCAGTAAGAATTGCTGAAAGAGATTTAAGTTTTTATGGAGATGTTCTTCAAGGTGGTACTGCTGGAGCTTTTGTAGGTTTTGCCTCAAAAGGCCCAATTAACTTACCAACTTTAGTTAGATCACAATCTGATTTAAATAGAATCTTTGGATATCCTCATCCTGATACTAGCGATCCATACTTGTATTATGCAGTATCACAATTCTTAAGAACTTCTAATAGTGCATACATTCTAAGAGTAGCAGAAACTAATACTGTTAACGATTACGCTGCTACAACTGCTGAAGTAGACTTAGTTGCATCAGGATCTGCTGTAGAAATTCATTCAAATTATATAAGCTCATATGATACTTACAGCATAACAATGGATAGCTTCTTTAGATGGAAGCTCAATGGCGTTCTTGCATCAAAAATATTAGTCGTTCCAATTGGTACATATGCACCAAGTGAATTAGTATCATTGTTAAATGACCAACTTATTCCAGATGTAGATGGAATTGAATTTTTTGTATTTGATGACGGTATTGATGCAACTTTAGGATTAAGAAGTGTTTGGGCTTATGGCTCAAATTCTTCAATAGAATTAGTTTCTGTTCTTAATTCATTATACGGTCAAAGTAGCGAAGTAGGCTTAGGAACTGGCATGACATCAGCCTCTTCTTCTGGCGGTAATCAAAAATATCCTACTTCTGATCCTTATCAAAACGATGGCTTTTATGATTTTACAGGATTAATTGGTACTTCACTGCAAATAGTTGTTGATGGAACTGACAATCCAAATATTGATGGTGTAATTCAAGAAATATCTTTGGCATCTCTTGAAGGAGTCAATCAAGATCTTGCAGATATTGTAATTGCAATCAACGCTGAAATTTTATCATTACCAGGTGGATTCAAAGCAGTTTCTGACGCAAACAAACTTAGCTTTGAAACTCTTCATAGTGGTAGAGATGCAAGAATTTTAATCAAAACAAACGCAACTGCACTTACTGTATTTGGTTTTAATGGAAAAACCAAATCAGGAATTTCTCCAAATGGTGTTAGCGATGATATCAATGTTGATACTCTTGGAATAATTGGCGGAGTAAGTACAACTACAGATATAAGCTTAACCATTACAGCAGATTCAGCTGGTATTGATGGAAATGATACTTCTGTATTAATAGATAACGATATAGAAACTGGTAACTTTACCTTAAGAGTATTCAACAAAGGTGTACAAGTTGAATCTTGGGGACAGCTTTCAAAAATGCAAGGCTCTCGTTACTATATTGAAACTTACTTAAACCTTGTAAGTGATTACATCAGAGCAATAGACAACACGACTGTTGCTGCTCCACCAGCTGATAATGGCCCTAACGGATCATTGTTAGTAGGTGGAACTGACGGTATTCCACCTGATCCAGATGATCAAGATTCATTGCTGATTGGTAATCGTGTATCTTTTACTGGTCTTTATGCTTTGAGTGAACCAGATCAATTAACAATTGATATTGTTTCTGTACCTGGCCACTCTTCTACTAGAGTAGTTAGAGCATTAATTGACATGTGTGCAGAAAGAGGCGATTGTCTAGCATTAATCGATCCTCCATTTGGATTAACAGTACGAGAAATTATTGATTGGTCAAATGGTGTTCATCCTTTAAACACTTTCCCGTTAAATTCTGATTTTGCAGCACTTTATTGGCCTTGGCTAATGATTAACGATGTTGACAATGGTATTAATGTATGGGTGCCTCCAAGTGGATCTGTAGCTGCTGCATATGCAAGAAGTGATTCTATGTCTAATCCTTGGTTTGCTCCTGCTGGTCTAGACAGAGGATTATTAACAAATGTCAATGATGTATACAACAGACCGAGTTTAGTAGAAAGAGATTTAATGTATGGAAATGGTAATGCCATCAATCCAATCGTAACTTTTTCTGATACAAATGGCTTTAATATTTTTGGTCAAAAAACATTACAACGCAGACCTACTGCTCTTGACAGAGTAAATGTTCGCAGAATGATGTTTTATGTTGAAAGACAAATTAAAAATAGATCAAAATCTTTGTTGTTTGAGCCAAATGATGAAAATACAAGAGCTAATTTTGTTAGAATAGCAAAAGATGTTTTAGACACTGTATCACTTGGCAGAGGAATTTCAGCATACAGCGTGTTATGCGATAAAACAATTAACACACCAGATGTTATTGATAGAAATGAATTAAGGGCAAAAATTGGTATTGTACCAACAAAAGCAGTTGAATTTATATTTATAGAATTCACCTTACAAAGAACTGGCACTATATAAAATATTTATTTAAAATTAAATAAGGAGGCATCATGGCACAGGAAATGGGACTTGGAATTTTAGGAAGTGGCGACACAGTATTTAAAAGAAAATTTAGATGGACTATGGAATTTCAAGGAGTGTGTGGTATCGATGGAGAATTTGATATTCCTCCAAGTTTTGTAAAAAATGCAAATAGACCTAGCTTAACAATTGGAGAAACAGAAATAAATTATCTTAATGGTAAGATGTGGATTCCTGGTAAGGGTACTCCAGATACTACCCAAGTAACATTTTTTGATGTTGCAAGCCAAGCTGGAGCACAATCTATTAGTGGTTTATTTACTTGGTTAGCAACTGTATATGATTTTACAAACTCAATAACTCTAACTCAATCTTCTGCACAAAATGTAGCAGGTGGATATACTGCTAAAGTTGGACTCTTAAAAATGCTAGATGGTTGTGGAGAAGTAATTGATGGATTCGCTTATTTAAATCCTTGGCCAACTACGATAAATTTTGGAGAACTTGACTATGCAACAGAAGATGAATGTACTATAGAATGCACATTCAGATATAGAAATTTTGAATACTTTACTTCTAATGGAAGATGTTCCACTGACTTCTATGTTTATTGTGCTGGTTGTGGTGGAGATGGTAATCCCCTAAATGCAACTTATAAACAAGGAAATAGATCATTAGAAAGCATTACTAATACTGGTATTCCCGAAGATGTCGAACCTCGTTAAGTAATTCTTCAGTAATGATAGCAACATCAAATTTTTAGTTGTTAATAAAATTAATTTGAAACCTACTTTATTAAATAAAGTAGGTTTTTTTAATTAATTATAATATATAAGATAAAGAGGAAAATATGGACATGGGACTTGGAAACTTGCCAAGTGCAATTTTCAAAAGAAAATTTAGGTGGCTTTTTTTCGTTGATGGAATAATTGGCGATGGAATCAATGTATTACCACCATCAAAAGCATCAAGGCCAACTTTAAGTTTTAAATCACAAAGCTTTGAGCATTTAAATGAAACTATTTCTTATCCAGTAAAACCAGAATGGAAACCAATTACATTAATATTATTTGATACTAAATGTAACATGAATCCTTTATGGGATAAATGGATAGAACCTATGTACAATCCAAAACTTCAAAACCAAAATTATAAATATCCAATAAGTAATGGTAACAATTCAAAAAATAGCTTTAAAAAAGATGCAATTTTAAAGCTTTATGATGGTTGCGGAAGTGTTATGGAAACATGGAATTTTGAGGGTATATACCCAGAAGATATTAATTTTGATGAATTAAGCATGGAAGAAGAAGGCATAGTAAATATAACTCTATCACTTAAATATGATAGAGCTTATATTGAATATAATAAATAATTATTTTTCCAAAAATTGATTTGCATTAATAATTTCTCTGAATTTTTTAAGTAAATCATCTAAATCTTTAGGTTTACATTTTAATATTCTGCAAGCTCCGCTTTTGTTTAACCTTCCTTTTTTAGTGTATACTTTACTTTCATTAAGAAGCAAGGTGTCGATAGTTTGTTTATATCCTGCTTCTTCTATTTTTTGTAATATTTCTTGTCTCTCTAATATTTCCACAAAATCTTTTATCACAATAAGCCTTTCGTTATATAATATTTTATCGTATAAAAATAAAAAAACAAACTATTTTAAAAGAATGAGCAATGAATATTTAAATAATAAAACATTTGAGAAGTTAATTATTAGCTTTCAGTTAACAAAAAAGAACAAATTAAAATATGAAATACTTCATGAAGATATTCAAATGCAAAAAACCAATAATGTTTTTAAATCACTTGCAGTTCCAAATAACGAACCTTCAAAGTCGCAAGAAGAGCATAGCTTGGCACAAATAGAATTAGCAAATGCTTTTTACACTCTTTCTAAGAACATTGTAAAATACGCAAAATTCAGCCACATAGACGAAGATGATTCAGTACAAGAAGGAGTAGTAATTTGTTTTGAAAGAGCAGAAAAATTTGATCCTTCAAAAGGAAAAGCTTTCAACTATATGACAACCTGTATCTTGAATCATTTCAAGCAGCTTTATAGAGCAGCAAGAAACTATCAAGAATTGAAAAGAAAAATAAATGACATGTATCAAAAAACTTTAGCAAGTTATTTACCAGCTAAAAGAAGAGATAGAATTCAAAAAAATCAAGATTATAATAATGATTAATAAATTTTATGATAGTTTTTTAAACTTTTTTAATAATCCAAATAGTTTAAAAGATTTAATTGAAATAAAAAATTATTATGATAAAAATAATTTAACTAAACAATCTAAAGTTTTTGAAGATATTATAGAAAATGTTAAATTTGAAAATAACAGCAGTAATTTTATTTCACGATGAAAAATTAGAAGATTTATTAAAAACTATAAATTCAGCAAGAGATGAAGTTGATGATATTTACATTATTACAACTACAGATTCAATAAAAAAATTAAAAGAAGAAAATATAGTTATAATTAAAGACAATTTAATAGAAAACGATTTTTCTAGTATTAGAAATAAAAATAAAATTTTCTTACCTGACAACCTTTTGTTGCATTTAAATGTTGGAGAAGTTTTAACGACAAAATGCATAAAAGACTTTTTAGAGAATAAAAATTATAAAGTTTCAATCGTTTACGATTCTACAATCGTAAAAGAAAGTAGAATATCAAATAAAAATAAATTTATTTTTTCTAATAAAATTTTTGAATCTATTGAAGATCAAAGTTTTGAATTAAATAAAAACATTTTTATAAATGCTTCAGCGTGTAAAAGGAAAAATTTTTCTAAAATATTAAATGAGTGGCAAAAAGAAGAACCTTTAAATAATCAAATAAACTATTACAAAGCTATTAATTTTTTAATTAACCAAGAATATGATAATTTTTTATGTGAAGCAGAAAAGTTTCTATTTAACAAAAATATAAAAGAAGAAAATGAAATATTAATAAGATATTATATTTGCCTTATATTATTATTTAAAAATACTAATAAGAATAAAATAATTCAAAACATAACTACCTGCTTGGCAAAAATGCCACACATGGCAGAATTTTGGTGTTTTTGTGGTGATTATTGGTATGAGAATAAAAATTTTTATTACGCCAAAACATTTTATGAATATGCGATTATTTCTGGCAAACAAAGAAACTTTAACGATGATTGGTTTTTAATACCTGAGAAGTATAAAAAATACCCTACTAAAATGATAGAATCCTGTAAGAAAATATTAGATAATCAAACTAATTTTACATCAGAAAACAACATCTAATTCGTTTATGATTGCCGTTACTTGATCTTCAAATCTAGAGAGAGCTATTTGTTTTCTACCTGGACTTAGTTTTTTTAACCTAGATTCTAATTCACCGATACTACAATTTATAACAGTCCAGTTATTTTTAGCTAGTTTTTCTGCTTCTTCTTCTGGAGTAACTAATGCCTTGCCTGAGAAAAAAGCTTTTAGCTGTTCTCCTCCAAGCTTCATTACTTTTCTATAAATTGGAACATTACAAGCACAACCAGGGTTATTTAAAAATTTTTGCACATCAGATAACAATGATTCAGGTAGTGTTTCCCTGAATTTACTATCACGCAAGGCTCTTTTAACATCTAATAAACTAATTATCTCCGACATTATTTGTATTTTCCTCTGGTTTATTTTCCTCTGGTTTATTTTCCTCTGGTTCACTTGCTGGATAGTCATTAAATTGAACCATGGAGTTTGCTTCTAAATAAGTAAGATAAAGAGCATAGAAATAACTTGCAGCACTTGCTAGACCTCCATGTAAAATCAAAGAAGCAATATTAGGTATATTATCTAAATAATTATAATTTATTGCTGCTGCAAAAATAATGCCGACCCAAAATCCAGAACATTGATAACAGTTTAAAAGTGAATTAAAAAATTCAGGCACTTTATTATGAATGTAATCTTTTACAGGTTTAAATATTTCTCCATCAACAATTATGCTTGTAATACCAACACATCCAAATAAAAATACAAAAAAATCAACTAAATCATTCATCTTAAAGTCTCCTTAATAAATTATATGTTTATTTCTCTTCGTTCGGAAAAAGATTTTCTACGATTGCTACAAAAACAAAACAACCAAATAAAAAGTATATTATTTCCATAATGTTATTTTTACTTCATCCTTTTTTCTGTAAACAGCCAAATCTATATTATTATAAACTTCTGGTAAATAAAATTCAACTTCATCAATATTTCCATTTATATTTTTAATTAAATCTAAATTTAAAGATTCAACTTTAATCTTGTTTTTAAAATAATTTTCTACTTGTATTAATTGTTCTTGAGAAACTTTTTTTAAAAAATCATTAAAACACCTTACTCCCAATTGTTTTAATCCTGTGCTAACTTTAGATAAGTCAAAACTATCAAACAAATATTTATAATCAGGTAGTAGCTCTCTTACCTTTTTATCGGTGAATATTATTTCTTCTACATTATTTATATTTAAAAAAATCATAATTTTTTGAATTTTTAACTAGTTGGTATTATAATAATTATATATTTTTGTAAAGACAGGAGCAAATTTAAAATGGCAGATGAAATATTAAGACAGCAAAATCAACCTATTGGATTAAATCAATCAGATCTTGACTCATTACCAGAAAATCATCCATTGAGACAAAATTCAAGCAAAGAAGATTCAAATAAAAAAGCACCTTTGAAACCAAGTGATGTTATGAACATACCTGGGGTTTCTGGTCATATGCCACCAGCAGTAGCCAAAGCTTTGAAAAGAGTGCAAGAAGAAAATGAAGAAAATGCTTCTTTTGAAAACTCAACACAATCAAGAGTAAATGTTAATCCTGTTAAACCAAATTTTGTTGTACCAAGAAATGCTAGCTTAGAATTAACTAATTTATTAGAATCTTTAAAAAATCAATCTTCTTTATATGAAGAAATAACTCTTCCATCATTAGGTAAGTTTTATAATGGAGAAGATGGGCCTACTAACGGAAAGCTTCACATTAGACCGATGACAGGTGAGGAAGAACAAATCTTAGCAACTCCAAGATTTATAAAAAAAGGACAAGCTTTGGATATGATATTCCAAAGATGCATTGAAGAAAAAACACAAACGCAAAGCTTGCTTTCTATTGATCGTACATTTTTGCTTATTTATCTTCGTGGTATTAGTTATGGGCCAGCTTATGATGTAGAAATCAAATGTCCTGAATGCTCTTCTAAGTTTGCAACTAGTATTGATCTGAATAGTATTCCAGTTGATAATCCTCCAGAAAATCTTTCTTCTTCTGCTGATCTTTGTGGCAAATTACCAAAAAGTAATTTTAGTTTTACTTATAGAATGTCTTTAGGAAAAGATGAATTTGAAATTCAAGATCATCGAGAAAGAAGAGTTAAGAAATATGGTGATCAAGCAGCAGATGATACATTAACTTACAGAATTTCTCAACTTGTAGAAAGTATTGAAAATGTAAAAGATAAAAATGAAATTCTTTATATTATTAAAAACCTTTCAATGCAAGATATTTCTTATTTAAGAGGCATTGTAACCGACCCAGGTTGGGGGCTTGATACTAAGATTCCAATGGGATGTCCAAGCTGTTTAGCTGAATTTGATATTGATCTACCGCTAGATACAAGTTTTTTCTTCCCAAGGCGGAAGAAGGAACAGACGCAAGCCTAATTTTATGGAATAACCTAGCTGAAGTTATTTTCTTTTTCCAGTATCATCTTCACATGGATAGGTTTGTAACTATGAGATTACCTATTAATGAAAGAGTTTTTTTAATTAATAGATTTATCGATCAAAGAGAAAAAGAAAACGAAGAAGTTAAAAAACAAAGCAAAAAAAAGCGATAAATAATATATGACTATTAAAGAAAGATATCAAAATCCTGTTGTTGGCGATAAGATAAAATTAAGATTATTTGTTTACAACTCAAACAACTTTGCAAATATAAAAACTATAAATTATATTGATATTTACAAAGTTGAATCTCCAAGTTCTGATATTTCAAACCCAACCCAAAGTTATTTAGTTCAAAAAATAGATGGGGAAGATGTTGTCAGGGAAAGTACAGGTAAGTATCTTTTAGACTTACAAACATCTGAACCAACTTATACAATTGGCTATTACTTAGATGTATGGAATGTTATTTTTGAAGGATGTGAAGAACCTACAAGCATAACAAATATTTTTCAAACATATCCAGATCTTTGGTACACAGCACCAATTCCAGTTGTTTATGATTTTACATTTCAATTTAGACCTAATCGCTTTAGAAAAGGCTCTAAACAGTATTTAATCGCTCAGATTACACCTAATGTTCCAAAAGGAACCGATCTTCAAAGATATTACGAAAATTTAGCTATTAGAGGTGATTTAAAAATTTCAATTGAGCAGAGAACTGGCAATTGTTTACCATGCGAACAGGATTTAAGATTAGTAGTTGAAAAAGCAAATATGGATTATCGTGAAAAATTATATGGTTACTATATGCTTGATACTACTGATTTAGAAATAGCAATTTATGATGTTTGGTTTGAATTAGAGCTAGGAGAAAACATTTACATTAGTGATCGTCAATCTTTACAAATTTATAATTAAAAATGGAAAATTTTAAAAATTACTTTAATGAAAATAATGGCTTTGGTAATCATAAAAAAATAGCAATTAAATTATTAGAAGAAACTATTGCTGTTCTAAAAGATTTTGAAATAAATCATTGTTTAATTTCTGGGACTCTTCTAGGATATGTTAGACACAATGATTTTATACCTTGGGATGACGATATTGACTTATTAGTAGACGATACTATATTTAAAAAAATTTATGATATTTCAAAAAAATACAATAACATTAATGTTTTCTACAAAGACAAAAAAGAAACAATAAAATTTTGTTATTCAAATGGAAATGAAATATTAGAAAATTCAAGGGTTAAATATTGGAAAGAATGTGCATTAAAAGGAAAAGAGTATTGCTGGCCATTTGTTGATTTATTCGCATATGAATCTAATGATAAATCAATATTATTTTTTAAAAAAGAATGGGATATAAATAACTTTTTACCATTTGAAATGGTAGATTTTTTAGGTATAAAAACATTTATTCCTAAAAATACTAATAAATTTTTACAAATGAATTACGGATCTGATTATAATAAAAAATTTAAATCAAGCCCTTATTCTCACAAAGCAGAAGAATGGATGGACAATGTTATAACAATTAATTCCCATGAATTATTAAACGAAGAGGATTAAAAATGAATAATAAAGACAAGAGATTAATAGGAGTAGATGTTAAAAGATTCCAATATGAAGAATATGCAAGTAATTTATCAGATAAAAAAATTAACATTAAAGAAATCATAGAAAAGCATTTGTTTAAAAAAAAAATTGACATGAATTGCATTATGATAAATCTTGAAAAAGATTATAAAAGATATGAAAGTACAATAAATGAATTTAAAAAAATATCTTTAAATAATTTTTCCCATTTAAAAGCAACTAATTGGAAAAACAAAGAACAACTAATAAATGACTTATCTTTTGTTTTACATTTTCTTTCAGATTTTAATCCAAATATAGAATTAAAGCCATTAAAAATAGACCAGTTTTCAAAAATAAACGATGATAATATACACATTCAAGATGGCCCTTTGGCATGTTACATTTCTCATTTAAGAAGCATGATATATGGTTATATTAATTTCAAAGATTACACAATAATAACAGAAGATGATATCTCTGTAGCAAACACAGAAAACATTGAAAAATACATTAAAGAAATACCAGATGATTGGGATATCGTAATGCTAAATGCTTGTTCTAAAAACAAAATATACAATAATATTTGGTATAAATTTGACGATGAATTTCACTCTACACATTTTTACATTATAAATCACAAATGCATTCCTGTATTATTTAAAAATCTTTATCCAATTATAGATCAGGTCGATGTTTTAATATCTAATTTACACAAAAAATTAAATATTTATAATATTCAAGAAACTGTATATCAAAAAAACATATCAACAAATACACAGAATAATCTTCATGTTATATTTAATTCTCCCCACTACGAACCAATTAGAGAAAGAATTAAAAAAATAGAAAATAGTCTTAGTTTTTTCATAGATAATATTTTATCTGATAATGATGAAAGAAATAAAATAATATCATTGAATTTAATGTATGATATTTTATATGAATATGTGCTACATCATAATCCAGATTCTTTTAAAAAACACAATAAAAATAAAGAAACTTACGAAATAAATATCAATGAATATATTGATTTTCCAGCATATATTGAAATGTTAGAAAGCATGAGATTCTTTTTGCAATGTAGTAAAAAAGGAATTAAAGATGAATCAGAATCCGTTAACTTAATAAGTATATTTTTACATACTATTGAAAATTTCAAATATCATAATAGTATAGATGATGAATTTAACGAAAAATTAAAAGCTTATGGATTTGGGTCAACTGCTCATATTTATCTACTTCCTAAAAATAATATTGTAGTTAAAAAATATAATGATAAATTAAGATGGATTACAGAAGGTCATGAAAATTCATTAGATATATTTAAAAAAGAATTAGACATATTAAAAAAAATACAAAATTTAAATAGTGTGCCGAAATTAATAAGTTTTGATATAGAAAGCAAAACAATAAAGATGTCTTATTGTGGAGAATCATTATATGATAATTTTAACTTGCCTAAAGATTGGAAAACACAAATAAAAGATATATTCAATGAATTAACAAACAATAGTATTTTTTATCCAGAATTTAGACTTCAAAATATATTAGTATTAGATGAAAAAATAACATTTGTAGATTATGGATTAGCTGAATTTAAATATTTAGCTGACAATACAAATAATTTAAATAATTTTATTAAATATTTAGATGTATTAAATGTTAAATTATCTGAAGCTGTAGAAAGAAATGATAAATTACAATTAATTACTACATTTTTAAATAATATTAAAATTAATTAGGAGAAGTTATTCTCATTCCTTCATTTGTTATGATATATCCAAATATTCTTTCAAGTGCATGAGTAAATGTTCCAAATACTGTATCTTTTACATCGCCTGTTTCAGGCTTTATTAATTTTATAATTTTTGGCAAGGTAACACAGTTGAAGTATTTCTTAAATATATCAGTTCTACTCATGAACATAGTTCCGCTAATAAATCTACCGTTTTTAAGTTTTTCATAATCAATATTAATTATATTACAAATTTGTTTTATGTTTTCTTTATTTTTATATTCATGGTTGCTTGTTATAAATCTTCTATTAGAAATTAATCCAATATCATTATTTCCAATTTTTTTCCAAGGTAAGAGTATTTTATCTGAACTTAAAGTTTTTATATTAGACAACAGAACCTCTCCTAAAAGGTCGTTTACAAGCAATTCTCTCCAATTAATAGATTCGTCAAAAGTTAATTTAGACTTTTTAGAATGTATCTTTATAAAAAAAGAAGATTCTATTTTTTGTATTTGATATAGAAATGGGCCTATGTCCTTGCCATAATTATCATAATAATCAATATTAAATTCATTAAAATTTTCTTTAATTGATTTTATAATAGTTTTATTATCATTGCCCTTACACAATCCAACAACTGGATATACATAATTCTTATTTTTAACAAGTAATTGTAAAAATTCATCCCATAATTCAGTGTGGTACATCCATATTATTACTGGTATTTTTTTATTAATAAATATCATCTACGGTTGTAACTTTTCTTAAATATCTATTTGATCCTTCTATTAGACAATGTTTTATATTAAATTTATTCATTAAAGGAAGCACTTCACATGTTATCCTGTTTTTTGGATAAATATATTTATCAAATAAAAATTTAAACAAATGATAATCAATAATTTTTGGAGTACACAATTCTATGTATTTGTTTCTATCCACAACATCATAACCATTGGTATTTTTCTCAACTAATCCATTTGTTAATTTCAAATAGTACTGAGAGTACATATGAGTTTTTGACTTTTCTAAAAGCTCTTTTATATTATTAGACTTTATGTATGGTCTAGCTACATCATGTATTACAATGTTTTCAACATCTCCTTTAATATTATTAATTGCTATTTTTAAAGATTCAAATCTACAATCTTTATTGTTTATAACTATTTTTGTTTTAGGATAAATGCTTTTAATTTTTTTGTAACATGAGCTATTTGTAACAATTAATATATCATCCAAGTAATCTTTCATTGCTTCAAATGAATAACTTATAATTGGTTTTTCGTTAATCTTATACAGCTGCTTTGGGATTTTACTATTAAATCTTGATCTTTTGCCAGCAGCTAGTAATATTCCTATATTCATTTTTATAATTAAAAAAAATAACTATCTGGTAATTCAAGAAGTTCTTTTAATGGTACAATAACCCAATCTCTATATATAATCTTGTAGTTATAGTCCCCTTGTAAATCTTGACTCTTTACAAAAGCAAGCCAAGGCTTATGATTTTTTTTCCATATCAGCAATGGTTTTTTTTCACATCTTTCTGAATCTTTAGAAACTTGCTCGATAAACTCATCTAACTCTGAGTTTCCCTTATCAAATATGTTGTTTAAATCAACCTTTGAATAGCCACCTTTAGATTCAATTACAAATTTAAATCCTTCAGGACAGCACAAATCGCCTGTCAAAGTGTCTTTTGCGTGTTGAGGTAAGTTTTTTACTTGTGCCCAACGATTTCCAGAACCTACTGTACGACTAAAACCACTAGTAAATCTTTTATTTAATATATTTGCTAAAGATCTTTCAGTTCTTTTACCCTTGCTATTACCATTTACTTTTTTTGTTTTTTTCTCATTTTTCAAAATATCATCAACTTCATAATCTTTTTCCCAATCTTCATTCATATATCCTCCTAATTAATCAATAATATTTTTCTTCAAAATCAAAAGTATTATAGTTAAAAAAAATTTCTTTAAATTTATTATTTTCAAAACAAATGTTTAATATTGAATAATTTGGTATTTCTAAAATACTATAATTTGGTAAAAGTTTATTAATATTTTTTATTTTTTCTATGGAATCTTGCCAAATTTCAATAGTTGAAAGAAAAAAATATTGATTCAAGTCTTCTTTACAATTGATTAAAAACAATGGTCTTTTATCGTTTTTAACAAGCCATATATTCTTTGAATTTTTTAATTTATCTGATAAACAAAAAGCAAACTCGCTGTTTCTTATAAAGAATAAAAGTTCTTTAATTTTTTCTAATCTATCTAAAAAATAATTATCGGTATAATTAGAGATAAAATTCAATAATACTTCTGAGTCACAAGTAGAAGCAGTTTCAATAAATTCTTTTATTTTTTCATAATCATGAATAACTCCATTGTGTATTAATGCTGAATTATCAAGAACAAAAGGATGATTGTTAATATTAAATTCAGAAGATCCAGAATTTAACGATGTTCTTCTAGTATGTGCTAATAATAAATCTAAGTCTTGAAGTTTTAAATCATTCCAAATATTTGATTCTATTAAACTGCTTGCTTTTCCTTTTTGTTTGTGAAAAAAAGTATTTTCATTTGCACAAGCATAAAATCCACATGCATCAATTCCTCTAACTTGAGAATTTAAAAAAATAGATGTAATCAATTTAAAAGATAAATCTTTATTTTTTGATGTTCCAATAAATCCAGCTAATCCACACATTATTCTGATTCTTTAGATTTTGATTCTTTTTCTGGGACTCCAACATCATTGATTGGCATGCCTAATTTTTTAACTAATTCATCTAAGGCTAACCTAGCTGATTTTATAGTTTCTAATAAATCAGAAGATTCTTCAATTGCTTTTAAAATTGCAACACCTGCTTTTTGCAAAATTCGCAAATGGTCTTCTAGATCATCTGTCCAATGAGAATGAATTAAATTTCTAATGCTATTAGCAATATTAGAACCATATCTTACTAAATTTCTAGTGCCAATATGTTCAGATTCATCTTCTAAATTTTGAATTGCATTTAAAATGTCACCACATTGAGTAGCGAAAAATTCTTTTGATTCTAAAAAAAAGAAGTCTTTAAAGTTTTCCATATTTTATATATTAATGTTCCTCTTCTTTTTTGCAGCTTGAATTAATCCTAAAAACAAAGGAGAAGGAGAAGTCAACCTACTCTTGAATTCTGGATGAGCTTGAGTAGCTATAAAGTAAGGATGTTTTTCTCTATCAATCTCAATAATTTCAACTAAATTAGTCTCTGGATGTCTACCAGTAATTCTAAATCCTTCTTTTTCAAACCTATCATCAATTAAAGCATCGTTTACTTCATAACGATGCCTATGGCGTTCTGATATTGTTTTTTTCTTATAAAGATCAAATGCCAAAGAATCTTTTACTAAATCACAATCGTATGCTCCCAATCGCATAGTAGCTGCTTTTTTCTTTAGTTTTTCTTGTCCTGCGATAAAGTGAACAACTGGATTTTTTGTCTCTATGTCGAATTCTTGACTATTAGCATTTTCAAGGCCAACATGTCTTGCAAATTCAATTACAGCACATTGTAAACCAAGGCATATACCTAAAAATGGAATCTTTTTGTTTCTTGCGTAATTTATACCTTTAATTTTTCCTTCTACCCCTTTAGAATCAAAACCACCAGGTATAATTAAACCATCAAGATCTTCAAATATTTTAAACGCTAACTTAGAGTCTTTATTCTGCTCTAATTCTTGAGCAGACATCCAAACAATATTAACTTTAACATTCTCTGCTACGCCAGCGTGAAAAATAGCTTCTCTTAAGCTTAAATAAGCTTCATCGCAATTATCATATTTGCCTAAAATACCAATGTTTACTGAATGTAAATCTTCACAATTAACATATTTTTCTACTAAATCTTTATATTTATGAATTCTCAAACCGTTTCTTGGCAAGTGAAATTTATCTATAATTAAATCGTCTACATGACGATTATAAAATTCAATTGGAACTTGGTATATTGATTTAACATCTAAAGCTTCAAAAACTGCATCTTTAGGAACATTTGTAAAAGCACTAATTTTATCCAATATCTTTGATGGAATTTCTCTATCTGATCTACACAATAATACTTCTGGCATTAGACCACAAGATTGCATGTAATTTACAGCTTGTTGCAAAGGCTTTGTTTTAAATTCTTTTATAGTTGGCACCCAAAGAATTGGAGCACACAAAGCAATAATAACATCACTTGAATTTTTTTGCTTAAATTGCCTTATTGCTTCCATAAAAGGCATACTTTCAATATCACTTACTGTTCCACCAATTTCTACCAATACAACATCATTGTCTTTGCCAATACTTTTTAATTTATCAATGATTTTATTTGTTAAATGAGGAACAACTTGAACTGTTTCTCCTAAATACTTACCATCTTCTTGTTCTTGTATAATTTCTTTATAAAGAGTTCCGCTTGTATAAATGTTGTTTTTAGAAACTTGACAACCAATAATTCTTTCATAATGCCCTAAATCTAAATCTGTTTCACTTCCATCATTACAAAGAAATACTTCTCCATGTTCTCTTGGAGCAAGTATACCAGCATCAGTATTCAAATAAGGATCAAATTTTATTGGTATAACCTTCAATCCTCTTAAGAAAAGAAGATATCCAATCGAAGCAATGGAAATGCCTTTTCCAATGCCACTAAAAACTCCTCCTAGAACAACTAAATATTTTGCCATTTTATTTCCAAGAAATTTAAAAATTTTTCTAACTTATTTATTATAATAAAATACTATGAATGAAGAAACTTTAATCGAAGAAATTAAAAAACTTAATGAAAAAATTGATATCATGGGAGAAAAGATTACATCTTTGTTACCTAATATTAATAATTCAGCAACATATTATCTTGCTTTAGAAGATTTAAAAAATCCTCTTTGGCCAGAAGCTGTAGATCCCAACATGATATGTGATGTAAATTCTGAAGAAGATAAAATAGAAAGAGCAACTAGTGTTTTAGACCTTTATATTGAAGAAAATATTAAAAATAAAAGATTTTTAGATTTTGGGTGCGGAGAAGGACATATTGTATCTGCTGCCGAAGATAGCAAAGCATCAGTTTGCATTGGATATGATATAAAAGATACATTTGATTCAAAATTAAAAAATAAAATGCCAACCTCTTTTACAACTAATTGGGAAAAAGTCGTAGAAAGTGGCCCATATGATATTATTCTTCTATATGATGTATTTGATCACATAGAAGGAGAATCAGAAATTGAAATATTTAAAAAATTAAAAGAAGTATTGTCTCCTGATGGTAAAATTTATGCAAGAATGCATCCTTGGACATCAAGACACGGAGGTCACTTATACCATGAATCAAATAAGGCATTTATTCATATAGCACTTACAGAAAAAGAACTTGAAACTTTTATTGGCAAAAAAATTGAAGTTAAAGTTAATAAACACTTTTATCCTATGAAAAAATATAGAGACACAATTCATAACGCAGAATTAAAAATTATTACTGAAAATCAAGTAACTCAAGAGGTTGATCAGATTATTAAAGATTCTTTAATCGTAGATAAAATTAAAAAAGATTATTCATTTTTGGAAAAACCAAATTTCCAAATGACTTTAAATTTTGTTGATTATATTTTAGGAAAATAAACCATAGTTAATTCTTGGTTTAAAAACAAACTAACTTTTAAAAAAACATGCTTTTTATTGCATGCTATTAATCTGCGAACAAAGAATACATTTGATCTCTATCTAATTTAATTTTTATTTCATCAATCGAAACAGGCTTGTAATTTATTTTTTCAACACTGACATTTAAATATTTATTGTTTTTAATTTCTTGTCTGTGCAAATGACCATGAACATTAACCCTTCCATCTTTAATACAAGCATGAAATAAAGGAACATGACTTAAAATAAACTTATCAATTACATGAATACCTTTAATATCAGAAAAATAAGGAACATAATTAATAAGCCCAAAATTATCTTTATTTCCTCTTATAAGAACTTTCTCACCATTGCATTTGCCTAACAGCTTTAATTTTTCTTTTTGAACTGCTACATCACCAAGATGATAAACAATATCATTTTTCCCGACAACTTCATTCCATTTGCATATTAAAGCTTCATCCATGTCAGAAGCCTTATCCCAAGGACGATATTTTTCTCCATTAAAAAATTGTATATCACATAATTTTTGATCCCCAAAATGTGTGTCAGCAATTAAAAATATATTTTTCATAAATTATCTTTTGTAAATTTTACTAAACATCCAATTAAAAAATAAAAAATTCCACAAGGAACATGCCAAAAAAACCACAAAAAAAGTAATTCTGGCATTTTACTTTTATCATTATCAAGATTGTAAATCCAATTAAAAATTATAAACTTAAAGTCTTCTGGTACTAAAAATAAAAACGGAGCTGGCCAAGATATCAAAAAGATACCATAAGCAATCAAAACAGAACTAATCGTTGTCAATGTTGGCTTTAAAACATTCATGTTTTTCATCCAATTCTATTTTATATTCTTCTATAATTTTTTTATTGTACTTTCCTTTTAATGTTATTTTTCTTTTAATATTGTCATATGTTAACAACCCATCCGATTTTCCTATAATTTCTTTGTGACTATTAAAAATAGGCATTCTTAAAAATGAATCTTCTTTAAATATCTCATCGTGAAAAATAGAATGATTTGCATGCTTGCAAACAATTGTAACATCTTGAATTATAATACTTATTTGGTCTTCTACTTTTTTTCTTTTAGTAGAATAAGAAATATAAACTTTTGAAATATCTTGTTTTTCTAATAAATCCCAAATTTGTTGATTGTTATTTACCATAATTTATATATCCCTAAAGTAATAAAACTAAATAGCTTTAAATTTATGGAATTACAATTTAAATATACGGCATGTTTAAATCTTTATTTTCCATGTCTTCTATTTGTTTTTCTATTTTAATTTTAGATAAAGAATCGGTTAAAGAAAATCCTTTTTCTTTAAATTCTTTCATCCTAAAAATTTGATCCAAGTTTAATCCAGAAGTTTCTTCTGCCCAATATGGTATTATTTTAAATCTTAATTCAAAATCTGGATTATCAAAGTTCATCAAATGCTTAAATCTGCTTGGTCTATTCTTCAACGCAATATCAACCTTTTCAATATCATTAACAGTCATAATAAATACTGTTTTTTTATAATTATTATAAACGCCATCTAAACAATTTAATATTGAGTCAAATGTAAACTTAATGCCAACATTATTAGTTCCACTATTGCTTTCTCCTATAATACATTTTCTTTTATCGAAATAATTGTCAAAATCTTCAAGTAAAACTATGCAATTTTCGCTTATTTGCGAAAACATGTACATGATTTCCATATTTGTATATTCTGGCACAAAAGTCAAAATTACTATCGGCAATTTATATTTAACTGCTAGGTACTTAACTAAAGAGCTTTTGCCATTACCAGGCTCACCATAAAAAATTGCACTAGCTTTTGAAATGTTACCATCAACAACAAGCTGAATGTCTTCATCTAGATCCTTCCAAAAAGATTCAGCTTGAATTGGATAATTAGCTTCTTTAATTGATCCAATTTTATCTGTAAACCAAGGATTTGCAACTCTAATTGGAATACCAAAATATTCTAATTGTAAACATGGAAGATTAGATTTTAAAAATATTTTAAGCTTATTAAAGTTCCACCTTGCACAAATTACATAAGATATTTGATCTTTTCCATTGAATCCTGCCTGAAGAAGCCTTTCTCCATGGGTTAAGTAAAACCAAGGTTGATTTTTAAAAAAACAAAAAGCTCTGTAAATAACAGGTTGCCTTTTCTCAGAAAAGAATTCTTCTTCTAATATAAATTTAGCTTCTTTTAAAGATAATTCATATAAAGTTCTAAAGGTATTATTATCAATTCTTAATTCAAACAAAATAACATATTTAATGGTTGCCCATATGCCAACAAAAATACCACCAAAAGTTAAAATAGAAGTAAACCATGTCATTTTAATTGCCTTCACTTCTGCAAAAATAAATTACAAGTGCTTTTACTATGTGTTATAGGCGGTAATTCTTGACCTTTTCTATTATTTTCATTGTTACATCTTATCCCCATCCCTATTCCAACACCCCAAAATAAAAACTTACAATTATAACAAACTTTGTCTTCTGGCTTTATTTCTAAATTAAACATACTATTCCCCTGTAAGTTTATTTTTAAAATGTTTGCAATTATGCATTGGACTTGGAACAATAGGTAACATTTCTTCTTTTTGGTTTTCTGGGTGTTTACATCTCAACCCAAAAGAAATATCACTTTGTCCAAGAATATATTCGCAATTATAACAAACTTTTTCTTCTTTTTTTATTTTATCCATATGATAAAAATAATCTAATAATGAAAAAAAATCAATATATATTTTATGAACTTTAAAATATGGTTAGAAAATAGAAACTATTCCAGAAAAATATAAGAAAATAATATGGACAAAGACGCAGTTATCAAATTTATAAATAAAGAAATACAAAAAGATTTTATTATAGCATTTCACAACATAATAAATAATTTAGATGGGTTGGGATGGGAAGAAATAGAAAAATTTAAAATTGAACAATCTATGATATGGATCAAATCTCTTTTAGAACAAACTAAAGTAAATAATGTTGAAGCAGAATTAAATTGGTGGAAAGAACAACTTGAAATAATTGAGCCACCATTTGAAGACAAGGAAGAAGTAGATCTTTTAAAAGGTGAATGGATTTATGATCACGGAGAATTAACAGAAGCAGATGTAAAAACTCATGAAGAAACGATAGAAGCAGCAATTTTTTTAAATCATAGAGAAGAATTAGTAAATATTGCAGAAAAATTAATTAAACAAATTGAATCAAAAAAACCAGAAGAAATAGATGAAGAATTAGAAGAAAAATTAGAGGAATTAAAGAGATATAAATATAAAATTAAAAATCTTCCAGATTATATTGAAGATGATAATATTGGAGAAAAAGAAATTACTAATATTGGCACCCTTTATAATGCTATTAAAGATATTAATCCGCAATTAGTTTCTGATCAAAAACTAACAGAAGCCATGCAAGCATTATCACATGGAGATGTCAGAAAATATGGATGTAAATCTTTAGGATTTATTATTATTAGAGGGCCTTTCTTTGAAGTGTGGGAACTCAATCAAGATACTGCAAATAAGATTGTAGATGCAGCAGAAAAAATTATGGAAAAAAACAGAGAAGACAGAAGCAGAGAAGATGAGCAAACTATAGGAATTACTTCATATAAAACCAATAAAGGCAGTGAATATACTATTGAGCAATTAAGAGATAAAAAATTATATGTAACACCTACAATAAGTCAAGGTAAATCAAATCATTTCATTCCACAGGCTTCTACTCCAGAAGGACTTTCAACTACACAAAGACACCAATTGCGATACACAAGCGAAAGTTTTTCTTTTAAAATATGGTTAGAAAACTCCATAATTGAAAATCCTGATTTTAAAAATTGGTTTAAAAATTCCAAAGTAATAGACTCAGAAGGAAATCCAATTGTTGTTTATCATCAGACAAGCAAAGAAGCAGCAGAAAAAATAAAGAAATTTGGATTTGATTCTAAGAAATCTGCTATGGGCGGAATAATTTGGGTGACATCAGATAAAAACGCTGCTGATAAAAATGAAACTGGTGCTGGTGTTAGTGGTGCCGTTTTTGAACTTTATGCATCTATACAAAATCCTGCTGGGTGGGATGAATATGATAAAAAAGGCATCGATGAATTGATTAGAGATAGATACGATGGCGTTATTTTAAAAGATAAAGATGGAACATTTAACGCCATAGTTTTTGATCCAAAACAATTGAAATCAATTAAAAACAAAGGAACATTTTCTACAGATACAAAGAAAATACATAAATGATAAGCACTTTGAATAAGGATTAATTATGACTGACTTTTTAATGGGTGAATATATTTATGATGGCTACACTTTAATAGGTGCTGATGGTGATATAAGTGATATGGGTCATGAAGCACATATCATGCAAGCAATTTGCGGAACATATGCAGAAGAACTAGTTGATGTTGCAGAAGGCTTAATAGAAACATCAGAAATATCAGAAGACCTTCTTCGAGAATTAGAAATAAACAAAATGAAAGTTGAAAGAAATATTCGTCAAGAAGATTATGACCCAGATAATATTTATAGTCTTTACGATAGCATTAAAGATATTAAATCTCAATTGGTTTCTAATCCAAAATTAACAGAAGCCATGCAAGCATTACATGGAGATTCTAGAAAATATGGATGCAAATATTTAGGATACATTATCATTAGACAAAATAATTTTGAAGTATGGGAATTTAATCAAGAAACAGCTAAGAAAGTTGTTAATGCAGCGTATGATATAGCACAAGACATGGATGTTCTAGATGTCTTAGACGAAAATGAATTGAAAGAACAAGAACTTGAAGTTTTCTCTTACAAAACAAATCAATCTAGAAGTTATACGCTTGGAGAATTAGAAGAAGGTCAAATTTTAAAAACCGCTACTGCACCAAAAACAAAAGCATCTATGTATATTCCACAGGCTTCTACTCCAGAAGGACTTTCAACTACACAAAGACACCAACTAAAATATACAAGCGAAAGCTTTTCTTTTAAGGATTGGTTTTTAGAATCAAGTGTTCTAAATCCTTTTCAAGCATTCCGACCTAAATGGGCTAAACCTGATTTGTACGAAGAAAGAGAAGAGATGGTAAGACAAGCTAAAGATTTAAATATTGATGAAAAAACTGTCAAGCTAGCTTTCGTAAGAGCAAAAATAACCACCCTTGACGATACTAATTGGTTGAATATGCAAAACACTGATTCAAACAATCCAAATATTAGCATGGAAAAAATAGAAACATTGAAGAAAGATGGCAAAGATGTAGATCGTATTATAACAAGAATAAAAGAAGGCGAAACTCTTCCAGCACCAATGGTATTAATTTACAATGGGATTCCTTATTGCGTAGCAGGAAATACCCGTTTGTCGATATCCAAGGTACTAGGTGTTCGCCCTAAAGTACTATTGGCAACTATATTTTAATTTCAAACATATCAATTAACAATATCTTCCAATGGCTTGCAGAATCAATCAGAAATACTTTCTAATCCAAAATGCAATTTATTAACACTAATTTTGTTAAATTCATCAAACCATTTTCTTAATTCATCTCTTTTTTTAGAATAATAATCAAATCCTTTTTGTATTTGCTCTTCTCTAGGAGAACTACTGTCGCCATAAACCATAAATCCAAGCATTGGAAAATAACCTTCTTCACTTAATCTTTTTTCTATTTTTGATTCACAATAATCTTTAATTTGTTTATCTGTCAAAAGAGCTTGTTTTTCAAATTCTTTAAAGTCAAATGTTTTTGCCATTTTTAAAAAATCTAACAATGGGAATTCTAATTTTAATTTTAAATCTTTTTTATTAAGTTTTAAAAATATTGAATTGTCTGAAAAAGATTCTATAAAAAGATGCATTTCATCAGAATAATACAAAGAAGATTTAGTACTCATTACAACTCCTTAGTTTTTACTAAAAATAATAAAATGATTGTAAACATTAAATACTGTAAGTTCAAAAATAAAACAAGGATTATGTTCACATTCATAACTATCATAGTTTAAATTTATTTTCATAAATGTAATGCCGTCTTTAAATTTCCTTATCCTAGAAAGAACTTGAACTTCCCAAAATAATTTACTTGATAAATTTCCAAAAAAACAAAATCCATTCAATGTCAAACTCCTTTAATGTTCTCAAAGAATTCCTTGAATAATTTCAAAGCTCTAGAAATCCTTGATTTTACAGTGCCAATAGGTGTATTCATCAATGTTGCTATTTCTTCACAAGATAAATCATCAAAATAATAATAAATTAATACTTTTCTTTGTATATCTGACATTTGATTAAATACTTTTTTTACAATATTAACATTTTCTTCTATTGTAATTTTTTCTAACAAATCTTCATTGTAACTTAGCCCTTCAAGGTAACACTCTCTGCTATTATAAGCATTGAAAACATCTAAGCTTATTTCATTTTTTCTTCTTCTTAAAATGTCAATTGCAAATCTTTTAGCTACTATTAAAAACCAAGCCTTAAAACATCTTACTTTATCAAAGGTCTTTATTTTACATCTTAGTTTAACAAAAAGATCATGAGTTGCATCTTCTGCCGATTCTTTATTTGATAATCTTTTTAAAAATATATTATAAGCAGAAGAATAATATCTTTGATAAATAACTTCAAATGCTATGTTGTCTCCACAACTTAACTTAATTGCTAAAATTTCATCACAGGCTTCAGAATATACCATTTTTACCAATAAAGTAAAAGTTAATTTTCAATAAAATCAAAATACAATTTTAAACATAATTATAAAAAATGCAATGTTTTAATTTAATTTTCACAAGTATTTTTTATTAATTATTATATAAAATATTATATAAAATATGACAAGCTTTGTTTTGTTTGCAATTATTAAATTTAATTTATTCATTCAAGAAAAAAAACTTGAAGAGTATGTTTTTGAACTTCATGTTAAGCATGAATTGAGAATGCCACTTGATAATAAAAATACACATGATAATTGCTGTACAATAAAAACATTTTTAAAAGAATATAAAGAGGCTAAAGAAAACAATTATCCTAATTTATGCCATGCATATCATTTTGGTTACATTGGCAGATGCTGTACAATACAAATGCTTGAATTTAATAGATTATATCAATCTAACTGTAAATCTAAAATGGAAAATGGAAATCAAGATACAATAATTTTTTATTCAAATGCATTAATAGAATCAGAACAGATTTATAAATGCTATGATTTATTAGATGATGCTTTTTGTGATGGATTTTCATTAATTAAGAAAAGAAAATCACTCAATGAGTTGAAAAAATTAATTGGAGAAGAAAATTTCTACAAAGGATTATTACCACCTATTGTTCCTGTGTGGAGATTTCAAATATCAAATTAAGCTTAAATTATTGAAACAATTCTTTTAAATCTTCTGATCTACATTTAGGACATTGAAATGGTTTAAAATCAGCTTCATAATCAAATTTAAAATTACAATTTAAACAAGCGTAATTTACTTTGTAAAATTGATGTGCATGACTTACACATAATGTTTTATTCCATCCAGCAGAATATAATTTAACATTTTCTTCTGTTCCACAAAATTCACAAATGCTAGAAGATTTAATCTCTGTAAGTCTAACCAATTCTTTAACTTTATCATTTCCAAAATTATGATAAAACCTAAGAGTGCCAAATTTTTCCTTTATTTGAGTTACTTCAATCTTTTCATCAACCAATTGCTTACAAAGATTGAATATCAATTCAAACCAACCATCTTCACACTCGATTCCATAAGCAAGACTATTTCCATAAGCAAGATTATTTGGAAATAAAACAGGAAAAGAATTATATATTTTATCTTCTAATTCCTGTTTCATAAATAATCTCTTTTATATTTAAAATAATTAAAAAGTACTACAAGATCCACCAGCACAAGCAATAGCTTCCATAAGTTTGGTATTGTCTTCTTCTTCGTACATTTCAGTATAATCTACATTCTTGTGAACTCTACTCAAATCTTCCCATAATTTATTGTTATTTATGTCCTTTAAAAGATAAGTAAGTTCTTTTACATTATTCTGTAGATGTCTTTCTGCAAATTGTTTAGCTCTGCGAACCCAATCTTTTTGCAAATTACAATTAACCCACTCTAATTGTAATTTTTGGACTATTTCATCATTTAATTTTTCTGGAACCTTTGGCTCTTGAACTTCAAAAACACCCAAGGCAGCATCACAAGCTCGCCATAAATTATTATTAAATGCATGGAGTCCATCAACAATTAAGCCAGAGGCAAAGATACAACCTTTTCCATATTTTTCAACTATTTCATCAACTGTGAGAACTTTAGTAAATGGAGCTTGCTGATAATCAAGATCACCAGTAGCTGGTAATAAAGAAATCCCAGCAAAACTTTCACGATTTTCATAAATGAAAGCTTCTACATCTTCCCATTCACTTTCCTTGACATTAATTGTATTGCTAACATTATGCGACATCCAAGGATGCACACACTTTTCTGGCCTTTTACCAGCTTCAACCCAATTTTCCTGAACTAATTTAACCGTTTCTAGAAGCTGAACAGCAGAAATACTATCTTTTGTTATTACATGTTCTGGCATTTCAATTAAAAAACTAATTACTTCATCTGTTCCACTTGCACTCCATAATGATGTTTCAACAGCAGTACGGTTATAAGTTTTAAAATGTTGAATTGGCACTTCAGTAGCATTACTTTGAACTCTACGAATATATCTTCTAGCGTGTGCAGGATGAATTCCACTAGATGTTCCAAGCAAACAACTTGCCGTTCCTTCTGGTTTTACACAAGTTGCCCTTGCTGCAATGTTAATTCCAATTTTATTTGCAACATCTTCATTAGTCTGAAGAACTATACCTGCCATTTCACGAAGATTATTTTTATCCAATGTAATGTTTGGATGATCCATAATACCAGTCATGCTAACACCAAGAAGGGCTTCTCTTCTTATAATAGATTCACTTACCTTACCAAGATAACCAAAATCGGTATAACCAGCTTGTAAAGTTCCAATGATAGAAGCAACTTTAGCAGCTAAAGCAAAGTTCTCTTTAGTTTCTAATTTTGAACCATTTATAGTGCAAAGATTACAAGCTTGCCATCCAGAATTGCCTTGCTCATCATAACCATAAAGTCCAATTTCTACGCAAGGATTAAATAATTGTTCAGTACTATGACTCCAAATAATACCTGGTTCTCCAAATTGTCTAGTAGATTCGAATAAACGATGATAATCTTCTATTCCTGTACTGTTTTTTAATAGTAATGCACTATTGTTAGATCTTGCTCTTTGTGGATTTTCATAATACCAATTACCAATTTTAGCATTAAGCATTAATTCATCATCAACACTAAACATGGCCAAAGTAGCAGATCTTCGGACACCACCACTAAGGACAGCATCAGAGGCATGCATAATTATGTCATATGCATCAATTGTTCTTAATTTTTTATTACCAAAATCAACAGATTTATTAAAAACTTCACGAATTTTTTCTAAAGCTTTTTCAAGTGGCTCATGACCTGGTGCTTTGCCTACGCCATACGACAAAGATGAACCTTTTGGTCTAATAGAAGAATAATCAAAAGTTACTTTTTTACCATGAAAATCAGAAAATTCTGAGTGCGGAATATAGCTTGCAGTTAACACCCCAAGAGCATCTGACCATCCTTCAATGCTATCATCAATTTTATAAATTTTTTCTTCTGATAAATCAGTTGATTTAGTAATGTGAAAATCTGGTAGTTTATCAACATGATGTCGTTGAACAGAAAAACCAGTTCCGCAACCATTAAGTAAAAGCCAAGTACATTCCTGAAAAAAGCTAGATCTATCACAGTAGGAACTAATGCAATTATAAATTTTTGCATTACGCTTTAAAATTGGATCACCACCAAATTGTAATGCTCTTTGACTACCAAGTGCTATTTTATTATGAACATGTTCAAATGCCCAATTAATATCATCTGCTGCCATTGGATATTTTGTAAGATGCATGCCTTTAACACGCTCAATCGCTTCATGCCAAGTTTCTCTTCTTTTTTGATTTTTATCGTATCGTGCATAACGACTTGCAAAAGTATAATCAGATAATGATTTCAGAGACATTTCAGCCTTTCAATTAAACTTTAAAATTCATGGAACTTATTTATGCTTGTAATTTTTATTCTAAATTTACTTTTATAAAAAATCAAATAGATTTTAAAAAACTTTCTCCATCTTTCATTTCCAGTACCATTTCCTGACAACCACTTAACATGGAAATTAAATCTTGATCATGAGTTGTAACAAAAACTTTTTTACTTTTAGAAAGCTCGCAAATCATATCATAAATAGCTTGAACGCCAATTTGATCAATATTAGATGTGACTTCATCTAAAAATATGATATTTGGAGCTACGCCATGACTTAACATCATAACATGAGCAAATGCTTGATTTACCGCTAAGTTAATTCTTCTTTTTTGACCATTGCTTAGAACAGCATAAATTAACTCTTTATCACAATCTGGGAATTTAGAAATAAATTCATTTAAACTACTGTCAAATTTAATTTCAATTTTATTGTCGATTAAAATTTGAAGCCAATAACTAAGCCTTGAATTAAGTGCAGGTATAATTTCGTTGACTACAAGTTTCCTAATTCCTTCATCTCCAAAAGCTTCAAACCAGAATTCATAATAAGAATTCAATGTTTCAAGATTTTGAATTTCAATTCTAGTATTTTTATCATCTTCGGCTGATTCATTTAGCTTAATATTATTTTGATCTAATAAATCTTGATTTGGATTTTTACCAGTTAGTAATTTGTTTTTTTCTTCTTTTTCTTGTTCAAGATTTTTAATTTGAGTTTTAATAATCAGTTCTTGATTAGTAAGCTCTGGTTTTTTAAAATTCATTAAAGAAGCTTTTAATATTTTTAATTTATTTTCTTCTTCGTTTAATTTTGTTGAGAAAGATTTAATTTTATTTAGCTTTTCAATCAATTCTTGTATTGATTTTATTATTTCATCGTGAATAATTTTAACTTCATTAAAATTATTATTTAAGGTTATTAAATCAATCTCGCTAATTTTTTTATCTTTTAATGCATTGTCAATAAATTCTTGATAATTTTCTGGTTTAATAGTTCCAAAACACTTATCGCAAATCATATTTGGTTCAAGATTTTTAAACTTATTAATTTTATTATCAAATGTGTTTATGTTTTTTTCTGTAGTATTAATCTCTAATGAAAATTCTCGCATCTTACTTTCATAGTCAGTTTTTTCTGTAAGCTTTTCATTGTAGATTTTGAATACTTCTGTTGTTTTTGCAGTTACTTCTTCTTTTTTGACAAAAAATGCATCTAAAGATACATCGATTTTTTTTATTTTATCTTGATTGTCTTCGTAAACCTTAAGATCTTCTTCATAAGAAGAATTTTTTATTTCATTATTAAATGCTTCTATTTTTCTTTCAATTATTAAAATTGAACTAATAATATTATCTTCATATTTTTTTATATTATCTTTTATTGAAGAAATATTAAATTCAATATTTTTCTTGTTAGTTTCAATATATGATAATTCCAGTGCTAAACTTTTAATTTTATCTTTATTTGTTTTAGAAAGCTCTTTAGCAGTATCTAGATAATCTCTGTACTTTTCTAAATTTAAAAGATTTTCAACAATTTTTCTTTTTTCAGCATGATCTAATTCTAAAAAACAAGAATTATTATCGTCTGTAAAAACACATACATTTAAAAATGACTCATAAGAAAGCCCTATGATATTATTGATTAATTCTTGAGTAGAAGGCATTCCTCCTAATGTTATTTCCGTGGAATCATCCCAAACTCCAGCATCACTTTTCCAAACCCTTAAAGAATCAGGCTTTCTTGTTCTTACAACTTTATAATTATCAAAAATTACTTCTACACTTAATTTTTTTCCATTTTTATTGTTGATTATATCTTTATGGCTAATTTTCTTAGGTGATTTAATTGTTTTACCATAAAAACAATATGTTATAATTTGAGGAATAGTAGACTTTCCTGAACCATTAGAAGAAAATTTACCATTCTGATCTACTATATCTTTGTTTATTCCTTTTATAAAAACTATATTTTGAAAACTATCAAAATTTAATTCAATTCCTTTGTTTCCAAAACAAAAAAAATTGTTTGCTTTTATATTTTTAAAATTTAACTGTTTCATATTTTTCTTGCTTTAAGAGAATTCACCACAAAACTCTCTCCAAGCATAAACTAAATCTTTATTTTGATCAAATAAAATATCGTGAATTTGCCTATGTTTAATAATACTTTTTTGAAAATATAAATAATTTGGTTTGTAATAATCAAAAAGAAATTCATTGTTTAAATAATCTAAATTAATATTATATTTTATCATTTCTAGTTTGTTTATATTTTTTATTTTAAAGCACAAAGATCCAAGTATTTTTTCAAATAATATTTTTTGATTTAATTTTCTATAAATAGAAAAATTATTTTTAAAAATTTCATAAAAGGAATATATCTCAAGCCAAACTTTCTTCTTAAGTATTATTAAATTTGAATTTATTTTATTGCAATTATTAAATCCAATCATTTTTGATTCATATCTTACAAATCCATCAAAGTTACAATCCAAATTAAACTTTTGAATAATTAAATCATTTGAAACTAATGCAAAATAATCATCATCATTGCCATCTGTTTCTGAAAAATACTTACTGCTACTTTCAAAAAAAGAAATATCAAAAAAGCAAACATCTGAAATGGGAGTGAAAGATGTATTTATATCATCCATTCTTTTTTCAATGTTTAAAATTATTTCTCCTGAGAATTTTAAAACATTTTTGTAATATGCTAGAAGATTAAAAGTTGTATTGTTGTTGTAATAATCTAATGTTAATGGTAGAATAATTTTTTTAATCATTTAATTTATCGCTTGTAGTTTTAACTATTTTTGAACCTACTTCTATCAATATGCTTTTATCTAATGTTTTCAATTCCTGACTCTCAACATACATTTTAATCATTTTTTCTTCGTCAATAATCAATGATTTTGCATCTGCAATTAATGATGCATCTAAAAACTGATCTTCTTTAGTTGAAACAGTTTTTACCTGAAAAGAAATAGGATTACAATTTTCTTTAATATATTCAGAACATTCCTTTGTTTTTAAAGAAGAAATATCTGAGGTTAGTAAACAAATAAAATTATTACTTAATATTTCCTTTGGTGTTTTATCAATATCATCTTCTTTTATATAAATGTGTTTTGGGCTAAAATCATTTATTACATATTTTTTATTACAATTATCAGTATCAAAAACAATGATATGCTTTTCTTCTTTTGCTTCTCCAAATGATAGTTCCAAAGGAGATCCAATATATTCAACATTTTTTGCAAGCTTTTGAGATTTATGATAATGACCAAAAAAAGAATGCTTGTAATTAACAAAGATGTCTTTTGATATCTTTACCATTTCACCATCATGCTCTATTATTACATCTGAAATTGATCCAGAATTTAAACATGCACCATCTATTGATATATGACCAATTAAAAATCTATTCTTAATATTACTTTTTTCAAAAAAACTTAATGATTCAATTGGATCATGAGTAAAAGGTAAAAAATCCCATTCTGAATTTTCAATTATAATTGTTTCTGGGTTTGAAACAACTCTAAATCCTTTTAAAGATTGAAAAGGATACACTCCGCTAATGCTTGTTTTTTCATTAAACCATAAATCATGATTTCCTAATAAACAATAAAAATTAATATTAGAATTTGTGAGGTTTTCATTCAAGCTATTATAAATTTTATTGTAAACAAAAATATCAATTTTTTGTCTTTCGTGTAATATATCACCACCAAATATTATATTTTTTATGTTTTCTTTTTTAGCAGTATCAAATACCCATTGAAGTGCCTTTAAACAATCATCTAATCTTTCATAAGATTTTTTATGATTATGGATGTGAATGTCTGAAAACAATAGAACTTTGGCCATTTAAATTTCTCAAAGTATAAAATATATTTTTAATTTATTGTTTTATTTTATATTTGTCAAGAAATTAAATTTTCTCTTTGTTAAAATACTTTTTTAAATAATAAAATGCATCTTTTAAATTTATATCCGCAGATTTTAATCCAGCTGCGTTTCCGCCTCCACCACCACCTAAATCTCCACCCATAGGAGAAGGTGGTGCTCCACCTCCACCTCCACCTGAAGCAGCAGGAACTGGGCTTGGAGCAGAAGAACCTCCCATGCCACCTAATCCACCACCTAAATCACTACCACCAGCAGGAGGGGCACCGCCAGCAGGAGGAGCACCACCACCACCAGCAGGAGGAGGAGGAGGAGCATCGGCTTCAATAAATAAATTAATGTATTCGTTAAACTTAATCATTTTTCTCCAGAAAGAACTTTAATTGCAGCCATAACTGCTGGTTTGTTTTTTAATAAACTCTGGCTTTTATCATATTTTGTTAAAGTATCAAATGTGCCTTCTGGATCTTTTTTTGCCAAATCGTTAACCTTAACACCAGAATTTTTAAGTTTATTTTGATACAAAGTAGCAGCATCTTTAATTGATGATATTAAAGCATCTTCTGGATTTGTTTTAGCAGAGGCTATTGGTTTTATAGGTGCAGCTTTAACTGCTGACATTGTACTATTAGAACCAATTCCAGTTGGTTTTATTAAGCCACCCTCAATTTCATTAAATAACCATTTCTTAAAACTAATATTCATAATATTATGTAGTATTTTTTATTTAATATTTTTAAAAAGTTATTAATGCTATTATTGGTAGGAATAATAATTCAAAAAAATTTTTAAAAATATAAATAAATTATTAATATCATTGGAGGTTTAATTATTATGATTCAACAAGATTTAAATTTAATAATTAATAAAGCTAAAAAAATATACAATACTGCCGAATATTTAGAAAAAAATAACATAGAAATAAATAAAAAAATGTTCAATATTCTAGATAAAAAAGAATGTACTTGTGTATGGTTAAAATTAAATAATCTTAGATATGTTGTTTAATCTTTACCTCTACTTTTAACTTGTAAATAAAACATATAACTTTCTTTATTACCAGGCACTAAGCTTTTTGGTGATTGCCTATAAGAAATAATTAATTTATTTTGATCGTTTTCATAATTAACCAGATCTTTAAGCTTAGATAAGACACTAGCAATAAATTCTTTAGTTCCAGTAATTCTTATTCCATCTTCTTGAATAGTCGTTCCCTTGTGATCATAAGTTATTGGATGAATTTGAATTGGTATATCTAACGCAAGAGATTTCCAAAATGTCATTATTTCATCTTTGCTTGCTTTCCATGCCTTTTTCTTAAGTTGCTTTTTATTCAAATCATAAGCAACTTTTTGTGCAACTGAATTTGCAGCATTAGGTGCAGCATTAGGTGCAGCATTAGGTGCAGCATTAGGTGCAGTATTAGGTGCAGCACTAGCTGTTGGAGTCATAACTTGTGCTGGCGGACTAATTTCAGTCTCTTCTTTTAACCAATCTTTATATTTTTTCATATTTTATTTATTAATTAGATAAATAATTTGCTTTTTTAATTACATTTTTTTAAAATAAACCCAAGAACTAAAGAGGACATAATGACCATCAAAATAATTGTTAAGCATGATATCAGCCAAGTAGTTACAAATGATACTTCCGCAAAAGATATGCTATATAATTGTCTTAAATTTAGAGAAAGAAATTATTTTCATAATAGACTTTATAAACAAAAAATTTGGGATGGCTATACATCTTTTTTTAATAAAGATTCTGGTAAGTTTCTTACAGGTTTATTACCAGAAATATTAATGGCACTTAAAATAAAAGAAATAAATTATGATATTCAAGATACAAGAGATAAATTTGAATTTGTAAAAACCGAAATAGATGAAAATTTTTTAAACAATTGGTTGCCAGAAAATCATGAAAAAATCAAACTAGAAGATTATCAAGTTGACTTTACCAATCAAGCCATTAAACACAAAAGAGGAATCGTATTTGCACCAACAAGCTCAGGAAAAGCACAACCGTTAAATTCTTTAGTAGCAACACCTTCTGGGTTTAAAAAAATTAAAGATTTAAAATTGAAAGAAAAAATATGTGTTCCAAGCGGTGGATATGCTTCTGTAAAAGGGATATTTCCTCAAGGTAAAAAGAAAATATGCAAAATAACATTTAGTAATAATGATGTCGTAGAATGCTGCGAAGATCACTTGTGGAAAATATCTTACAACAAGACAACAGAAGTAAAACAAACAAAAGATATTATTGATTTAATAAAAACCAAAAAAGTTTTTGTTCAGAATGCAAAAAGAATAGATTTTGAAGAAAAATCCACTAAATCAGATCCTGTCTTTTTTGGATTAATGGTAGGATTAGTAGTTAATGATATTAAAAATGTAGAAGCATCTGAATTAGAAATACCAAATGAGTATATCTTTAACTCTTATGAAGTTAGAAAAAAATTCTTAAATGGATTATTAGAAGCAAAATGCTTTATTGGTAACAAAGCAGTTTATTTTATTTCTTATTCTAAAAAGTTTAATGAACAAATAAGACTTTTAATTCATTCTTTAGGGGGATTAGTTTTTACTAAAATAAAATTAATTAAAAGTAAAATATGTTTTATAAATAAAATTCATTTACCAAAAGATATGCTAATTTTAAAAAATGAAAAATCCTTACATTTACACGAAAAAAATCATAAAAACAAAAAAAGATATATTAAGAAAATTGATTATACAGAATCTAAAGAATGTATCTGTATTAGTGTTGATCATCCAGATCAATTATATTTGACAAATAATTTTATTGTAACTCATAACACTTTTATATTAACAAGCATTATAAAATGCCTTCCTCCTAATACTCCTATTTTAGTTGTTCAAAATCGCAAATCACTTGCTATTCAAAATTACAATGAATTAATAAAATGGGGATTTAAAAATGTAGGAAGACTTTATCATACTTATAATCAACCAAGTCTTATTACCGTTGCTACTGTTCAATCTTGTAGCAAAATAACTAAATTATTACCAAAATTTAAAGTTCTTATTGTTGACGAAATTCACGATATGATGAGTAAAACCCCTAAAGCTGTTTACAAGAAAATGATTAACTGCGGTATAAGAATAGGACTTTCTGCCACACCATTTAAATATGGAGAAACAGATAAGGTACAAAAATATTATGTAAAAGGTTTCTTTGGGCCTGTTCTTAAAACTTCTGCTACTGAATCTGGTGTTTTAACTACTAAAGAACTTCAAGACCGTGGAAGACTATCAAAAAGCTCTTGTTTCTTTATTAAAATAAAAGGAACAAAGCTAGAACATGTAATTTATCAAGATGCAGTACAACATGGTATTGTAGAAAATCACTATTTTCATGATATAGTTGAAAATCTTGCTAATAAATGTACAGGAAGAACATTAATTCTAGTTGATAGAATACAACATGGTGATATTTTAAAATACCGATTACCTAATGCCTTTTGGGTTAAAGGCGAAGATAACAACGAAGTAAGACAAGAAGTTATAGACCAACTTCAAAAAGCACAAGGTAATGTAGTAGCAATCGCTACTCAACAAATTTTTAATACAGGTATTAATGTTTTCGTACATAACATAATAAATTCATGTGGTGGTTCAGCTGACCATTTAATTATTCAACGCATGGGTAGAGGCTTAAGAATAGCTAAAGATAAAAATGGTTTAAATTATTATGACTTCTTATTTGAAAATAATGAATATTTAGAAAAGCATTCTGAAAAAAGAATAAGTATATTAGAAAAACAAGGACATAAAATTAAAATAATTGATTCTTTAGATGATTTAAAATTTTAATGTTCCATGATAAATATATGTAATATGAAATCATTTAAAACATTCTTGGAACAATTACATCTAGAAATTTATAATCAAGGCTTGGATGATAAATGGATACGAGATGATGTAACTGTAACATTAAAACAATTGCTTGATGTAACAAAAAATATACCTGTAGAAAATATACCAACAGATAAATTAAAAGAAATAGTTTTAAATTGGCAAAACAATCCAGAAGAAATTGAAAAGATTGAAAAATCTGATTTGCAATATCCTGTATTAATCATTGTTAGCGATAATAATAAAATCAAATATGTATTAGATGGTAATCATAGAGTGCAAAAATCAATTAAAAATGATTTACCGTTTGTTAAATCTAAATTAATTAAAATAAGTGAACTCCCAGAAGACTTTCAATATGTTTTAGAAAATTTAAAATTTTAAATTATATTTAAAATTTATAAAAGCTAAATTATATATAAATTAAATTGTTTTATATCAAAAAGGAAAAAAATGAAAAGTTTCAATCAGTTTATTAAAAGTCGTGATAAATCACTTTACAGAGAATTCTCTGAAATGGCTAGACTTAATACCGATAGCCATTTAGATAGAAATAAAGCAGATAGTGCCAGTAGAGTTCAAGATTCGATTCATTATGCACTTAGAACTATAGATGAGTTATTAGGTGATAATGAAAAAGATCACCATACTAATCTAGAAGGACTCGCTTTACTACATACTGACCATCCAGAAAAAACACAGTGGGTTGAGCAACATATAATAAAAAATTTGCAAAATGATCTAACTCGTTTTCAAAAGAATTTTGCTAGTGGTGAAGATAATGACAAACTTGATATCATTCGTGGTTTTTCTCTTACAATGCAAAACATTAAAGATCCAAGAAGTCAATACAAGGAGGGTGAGCAAGGTAGAATGGCTTTTGGTAGAATGAACGACTCAAATTATGTTCGTGCTCTTGGAACACTTATTGAAAATCCATTACACCAAATTGAAAAAATTCTAAAAGATCATAAATTTCAACCAGCAGATTTTGAAATACCAGAAATGTAATATTATAAATATAATATTTAAAAAGCAGTCCTGTAAAAAGGGCTGCTTTTTTTATTTAATCTTGTAAAATTGGAACTAATTGATGTATGATATTTGTCAAAATCTTTTTAGTTCCTTCATCGTGAATCTGAGGAAGAATCTCTGCATTAATAAGGTTAAAAATCTTTTCGATTTTTTTATGGTCTTCGACTTTTTCCTTAGAAACTAAGGAACCACTTAATGTAAGTCGTTCATTGTCTAATAATTGATTTTCAGATATAACACCAGCAAGATACAACATATATTTATTCATAATTTTCCTTTACTTATCAAGCATTGTATTAACTAATTCTCCAACCTTAACTGTATCAGAAGCTGCCTTGGCTAATAATTTATCAATTGCATCTTTCTTAGCATCATTTTTTATATCAACATACATAATATTGTTTTTAATATTAAGAACAATTTCTTGGTCTAAAGTATTTAAATCAGTATTTCCAGCAGCCTTAATACTATCTTCATCGTCAAGATTAAATTTTAAACCTAAAGCATTACATAATGCAGTAAGCTTTTGCTTATACGCAGTTTTATCTTCTTTTAATAACCATTCATAAAAATTAAGCTTTCTCATATAGATATATATATGATAATGCTAGAATTTCAATCATGGTTTAATAAAACACCAGAAGAAATGTATGGTTATGGTAATAAACAAGATCAAACAAATAAAGATCCTTATGAAAATAATCCTATAGAATATTTGAAATCAGAAGAATTATTAAATAATATGCAGAGATTTGGATCAATTGGATCTAAAGAACCTTACAGAGCAAATAGTAGTGTTTTAGAATTTGGAGAAGGACTTGGAAAATTTTTAATATCAGTATCTCCTCTCGGATCATATAAAATAATATTAAGAAGATATATTAAAACTCTAAAAGGAAGTCCAGCACCAATATGTAAAAGAGTTTATCCTTTAGTAAATGACTTCAAACATTTATCAGGAATTAACGATGAAAATAAACTAGCTGAATACATCTACGATAACATAAAAAGTATTGATGAAAAAAATCTTGATTATTGTAAAAATGAATTTTCTAAAGAAGACTTTTTAAAACTAGTAATTAAATTAGCAGAAAAAGTTAGACAAAATCACCCTGTCGTAATGGTGTTTGATGAAGTAGTACGAATTGATGATTACAATTACATTGTTTCTATGATCTACAAAGCAGGAGGAGTTGAGCTTCCAATGGGGCGTAGAGGCTTACAATTCCAAATTCACATGCAATATATCCCATCTTTAGGCTTAATAAGATCTTGGGGAAATGAAGTTTCAACAACTAAAAAAATTACCACTTGGGACATTCAACCTTCTGAATGGGATGAAGTCTTCTCGACTTCTCAAGAACCTAAAGAAATTATTGAAAACATTATTAGAATATTAAGTACTTATTAATTTTAAGAAAATACACTTGAAAAACATTTATAAAAAATGTAAGATTTAATTGCGAAATAAGTTTCAAGAGAAGAAACGCTAGTCATCCAGACTAGAGGGTTTGGGGCAGTTCCAAAATTTCGCTCTTTAGGTTTATTATGAAAGCTCATCAAAGAATCATCAGAGAAGAGAAATCTAAAACAGATCCTATTCCAGATATAAATCTAAGTTCTAAAAGTGCAGTAGTTAGAAGTATCTCACACTCTGAATCAAAGAAAATAATTCTTGAATATGAATGGCTAAAATGTATGCCAACAATATCCAAATATAGCTTTGGATTGTTTTTTGGAGATCATTGTGCTGGTGTTGTAGTTTATGGAACAGAATATAGTGAAAACCTTGGACATTGGGATAAATTTGGATTTACAGGCAAAATGCTATTGTTGGCAAGAGGTGCTTGTGTTCATTGGGCACCAGATTATTCAGGTTCATTTCTAATCAGACAAAGCATGAAACTATTACCGCCACAATACGAAGTAATTACATGCACTGTTGATGAATTAGCTGGTGAAATTGGAACTATTTATCAAGCTTGTGGATTTACTTATGTCGGAAGTATGCGAGATAATAATCCAAATATAAAAAGCAAAGGAAGTAGTAGATTTGGTGTATTAATAAATGGAAAACTTTACGGAAGTAGAGCTATAAGATCAAAAATAGGATCGCAAAAAAAAGAAGATATATTAAAAAAATGGCCAGATGCTCAATTTGTAAAACAAAAAAGCAAATGTAGATATTTTTGCTTTAGGGGAAGTAAAAAAGCACAAAATCAACATTATAAAGCAATTGAAAATTTAGTTAAAGCATATCCAAAAAGAAATCAATAAAAAATTATCATATTGCATTATGAAATTTAAATTTTAATTATAAATAAAAATATGCAGTATTATATAATTGCTTCTTTTTTCTACTTAATAGTAATGTTGATGACATTCCATGAACCTATGAGAAAAACAAATTGGTTTTTACCAATGTCAATTTGTTGTAATCTATTTAGTTCAATGTGCTATTTTCTACTTATTAAAAAATTAAACAATAAAGAAGACATATTAATAAATAGTATATATTGGGATTTTATGCTTATTTTTATCGGTTATTTGATTCCAATTTTTATATTTCAGTTTAAATTTAACATAAATCAAATAATAGGATTAACCCTAGTTGTTATTGGAATTTTAATAATAAAATTATTTCATGTTCCCTTATAGATATATGTAATATGAAATCATTTAAAGCATTCCTAGAACAACGAGATCCAAACCTTTACGATGAACTTTTAAATGAAGGATGGAGAGATGGTTTGGCATTAGGTGCTAGTGCGTTAGCAGCATCTTTCTTTGGAGGCGATGTCCAAGCAACAGATAGAACAAATATACCATATGTCGCACCTCATCATGACAAAAACACTGAATATTCATTTAATCAAACATATATTAAAAATGGTGGCCCTAATTTCATATCAGGTATTAATACAGAAAAAGAATTAAAAGATGCAGCAAAAAAATTCATAGAATTTAGTAAAACACCTCAGCATAAAGAAATACTAATAAAATCAGGAATATTAAACAACAAAGGTGAACCAGATTTGACTTGGGTTCCAAGTTCATTTGGAACTAAAACTTTTTATAACGCAGTAATAGAAGTGCAAAAAGAAAAAGTCAATGAACCAATAGTATCTAAGCCAGAGGCTAAACCAGTAGCTAAAATAGAAAATATTAAATATTCTAAATGGAGTGATCAAGAAAAAGATACTTTTGTTAAGTATGCAAAATCTAAATTTAATGTAGATGTTGAAAAAGAAAAAATTAAAACTTATAGACCGATAGACTTAGTAAGAAAATCTTATGGAATACATGCAGATGCTGTAATAGAAAGAGCAAGAAAAGCACAAAAAGAAAGCCCGAATGATTCTTCTATACCATTAATTGACAAGTTATATGATGAGGTACCTGTGATATTTGAAAGTCCTCAAAAATTCAATCAATCAAAAGGAACTAAAGGCTTTTGCATGACTATTACACTAGGAGGAACAAGAAAAAGCATTTGTATAATTGATCCTAGTGCAGTTTCAGATGGTACACTTGAACATGAACTTGCACATGCAATGCAGAAAAATGTTAAATCAGATAATGATTCACATGATTCAAATACTGAATACAAAGATACTTATATGACTTATTTATTAGATTATGCAGAAATAGGAGTAAGAGTTTCAAGTATGAAGAAGCAATATTCAGAATATACAGGAAAAGATCCAGAAAAAATGAATGTTGTTTTAACGCATTTCTTGACAAATCGTGATCGTTATACAAAAGATGTTCAAGCAATATTTGATATGTTTCAAAATTTTCAAGATAAAGACAAAGAAGAAGATCAAGGAAAAGATAAAGAAAAAGATAAAGAAAAAATAGGAAATAGAATTAGAAACTTTAGCAAATATTTACAATCTAATTTTGATAAATATGTACAAGAAAAACAAAATGAACCAGCGAAAACAGTAGTTTAATTTAAAACTTAAAACATATATAATTTAAATTGTCTTATGTTAAAAAAGAGAAAAATGAAAACATTTAAAACATTCTTAGAACAACGAGATCCAGAACTTTACGATGAACTTTTAAATGAATTTAAACTTCCTTCTTGGAAAGGAGTTAAACAAGGATTACATAAAGGCGTAATGGGTGCTGCGATGCTTGGTGCTGGATTAGGATTTGCAGGAAAATCTTATGCTCCTAATGATGTTAGAAACAATTTTAAATTTTCTCCAGATCATGATACCTTGATTCAAGGTGAAAAAGATGTGCCTAACGACCCACATGCTACATATGATGTTGATACAATCGACAACCTCACAAGGGACAGCCGTAAAAAAGATGACTTCCAATATTCTGTAAGAAGTGCAAACCAAGATGATCCAGATGATTTTACAACTATGCAAAGCAACATAGATCTTAAATCAAGTCATAGCGAACTAACATCAATGTTGCCAAAAGATATTAAAAATTACATGCAAGGAAAAGGAATCACAGATAATGTGCTTACGACTGCGGAAAAAAATGCTTTAAATAAAAATGCTAATTCGTTATCAGCAGGTGATCATACTGTTCTTCGTGGATTAAACAAAAAATTAAGTGCTTTTCATTATGTTACTTCCGACAAAGGAGGAAAATACTTGGCACATGGTTTCTTTGATGCAGAAGGTAAAGCTGGACATATTGATCAATCACCAGATGAAATCTATAGATTAAATCAAATTAAATAATTTTTTATTAAATTTAAACATATTCTTTATAAAAATATTTCTTATGTAATTGTTTATCTTCGTCTGATAATATTTCTAATATTATTTCAGAATTTGAAATTGTATAAATTTCTTCTTTAGATTTTAATTTCTCAATCCAAGGAGAAAGTGCAATATAATAAGGACTTAATTTTTTTATAATACAAAGCTTAAGAATATTACTACTATTATCAATAAAACTTGCAATATCTTTGAATAATTCTGAATTAGAATTCATAAAATCAAGAGTTTTTGAAAACTCATTAACTAACAGAGGCTGAGAAGCAGTAATAATATTATTTTCGTTTTTAATATATTTAATTTTTTCATTATAGTATTTCCAAACTTTCCATCTGCTAAATGATTTCTCGCTAGATATAATTGCTGGAGATATTAAAGGGCATTGATTTGTAGTTTGAAAAATCTTAAGAAAAATATCAAATTGTGCTTTTATAAAATATGGATAAAGTTTTTTATCTAATTTACCTTCTAAAGAATTAACCATTTTGTAACAATGCTTAAACAATGAGCAGTTTCTAGGGTCACCTTTTCTTTTTAACCTTGCATGTATGTAATTTGGAAATATCATATTTGAACAGTGCTCATATATTATGCAACATTGATACGCCAAAGTTTCTTTTGGTGTCATATCATATTTTTGTGGCATATGAATATTAAATTTAAACATCTTCAGTAAAAGCTGGTGTGCTTTCTCCTACATAAGAACCAAGTATATTAAATTCAAAGTATTCAATTGCATCTTCTTCAGTCATATCTTTTGATAATATTGATAATATTTTATTTGTATCATATAATATTTTGTATATATTAAAAGATTGTATTAAGCAAATTATTGCTTCATCAAAATTATCTAAAAAAAGAACTTCTAATTCATTGTTTTTACAGAAGGTTTCTATTTTTTCTCGCATTTTGTCTCCTTCCCTTAAATATAACAAAATAACCAATTTAAACAAGTTTTTTGTTTAAGCTTGTTGATTTTATTTATTTTTTAGTATAAACTAATTCAACTAATAATTTTATTTTTTGTTTTAACTACAATAAATTAAATTATTAATTTCCATAAGTTTAAAGCCAGTACTCGCTTAAATAAAATTATGGAAGTATTTCTTTTGAAATACAAAAAAACTTACCGTGGCAGAAGGATTAACATCCCACCTGTTCTGAACCTTGGAGAAATACGGGATCTCTACAAGAACGGTAATATTACAGTTACTTAAGTTAGCATCAGTAAGGGCGGAAGCTTTAGTTTATAATTAAATTTATAAACTGAAAATAACTTAAGTTAGAATAATACTTAACAAGTACAATGCATTTAGTTGCAACCTAGAAGCTTCAGTATTCTTAACAAAGAATATAAGTTAGCTAAAGCCAAGATAATACTTTTAACTACATAAGTGCTTATATATTAAGTACTTATATATTAAAGAGATTATCTTGGAACCGCCCCCCGTTATGTAAATATAAGATGTAAACTAAAACTAAAACTAAAATAGTAATTGAACTTTTGCTTAGAATGTTGTAATATTTTGGTTATGAACAGTGACACGGATTTACTTCAGAGCTTAATGAACTTTTCCAACAAGGAACCTATTGTTTTTTTTTCAATTACAAATGATTTGGATTATGATCATTCTCACAATTTAACAAATCCAATTTTAATTATTGAAGGAGTAAAAGGTTCGGTAATTAACTTGAGCTTAAAAAAAGATAATTTAGGTTTATATTCAAAGTTTTTGAAACAAACAATATTTGGAAAAGACAAGAAGGTACTTTGTTTTAATTCAAAACCTTTTTTCTCGTATTTGTTATCAAAAAATATTAATCCATCTATTTTTGAATGTTCATTTTTAGACATGCAATGGTTCTTTTCTTATTCTGGCAAAAGAGACATCCAATTATCTTCAATAAATGATGTTTTAAAGCACTTCTCTGAAATAACAACTCTTTTGTCGTCTGAAAGAATAAACCTCTATAAATCGATTTATGGGCTTTTATTAAGGGATGTAATTCCTTGCATAGAAAACAATTGTTTGATTGACATAGATGAGGAATGTAAAGTTTTTTCTTTTTATAAAGTTGAAGGGCAGGAAAACGGCAGATTGTCTTGCCAAATGCATTTAAAGAAGAGTTTTAACCCGCATTCAATAGGTGAGTACCAAAGAAACTATCTAAGACCTTGTTATCCTCATGATATATTTATGTTGTTTGATTATAAAAACATGGAAGTTTCAGTATTGGCAGAAATATGCAATGATAAAAATCTTAATAAAATATTAGAATCTAAAAAAGATTTTTATGAAAGTATTTATAAACTTGTAATAGGTGGAGAAAATGAAAATTCTAGAAATATAGCAAAGAAGTTCTTTTTGCCAATTGTTTATGGGCAATTATCTAATTCGCTTTCGCAAACATTAGAGATATCTGAGAACACGGCAAAAGAAATAATTTTTAGGTTACGAAAATTGTTTCCAACTGTTTTTGAATTTTCAGATAATGCTCAAGAAGAGGCAAAGCGTAATGGGTATGTTAAGGATTTTTTTTCAAGAATAAGATATTTTGAAGATAATTATTACAAAGCTAGAAATTTTGTTGTTCAGTCACCAGCAGCCCTTTTGTGTTTAGAAAAACTTGTTTGTCTTCATAAGAACTTAAATATAAAAAATGAAAAAATAGTTTTTTCTATTCATGACGGATATGGCGTTACAACAAACAAATCAAATTCTTTAGCTATTTATCCACAAATAAAAAAAGTCTTAGAATCAAAGAGCCAATTCATGCCAAACTGTAATTTAACAGCATCTTTAAAAATAGGAAAAAGACTTAATAATATGATTGAGTTAAAGAAAAAAGATGCAATCTAGCTTAAATAAAAATAATTGTTATAATAGTATATGAATTTAATATCTAAAAATTTTCCAATTACAGCAGAAGAATACGAAACTCTTAATAAAAAATTTGGCAAGCTTTGTTATTATGCTTCTTGGCAATTATCTAGGAAGAATAGCAATAATAATCATGATTATGAAATAGAGGATTTTCAACAAGAGCTTATGATATCTGTATTAAGAGCAGGATCTTATTACAAAAGACAATGTTATATTGAAAATTCATTTTCTGCTGTAAATGAAAATACTAAAAATAAAACAATTTTGAAAAAGTTAAATACGATTTACAATTTATGGCTTAATAGAACCAAGCATGGAGCAAACAGACAGCTTTTTGGAATCCCAGAAGAGAAGATTTTGGAAAAACTTGTTAATCTTACTACTGTTAAAAAATCAAAACCACAAAAAAATGCTGGTTTGATTATGGATTCAAAGTTTGATACTTACGCCAAGCAAATATTATGGAATGCTCAAAGATCATTAGGTAAGAAAATTTCAAAAGAAAGACCTATTAGGACAGGACAAGTAAGCTTGTCAGATTTTGATTATTTATCTACATTTATATAATTAAAATTAATTAGAATAAAAACAACAAATATTAATAAATATAAATATATTATTATTTGGAGTTAATGTAATGAAAATAATTAAAGCAACCTATGGCAGTAAAGATGTTACTAAAGATGTTACTAAAGATGTTCAATCATTAATTTTTAACAACAGATTAACTTTTATGGTTAGTAATGATTTATTTGGTGATCCAAATGTGGGACATTTTAAAAAAATAATTGTAGAAATTGACGATGGTTCTTTGTTGAGTGTTAATGAAAATGAATTTTTAGTATATCCAAAATTGACAAAAGAAAGACTTGGAATATTTTACACTAATAATCATAATGAGAAAGTATATGATGCAATAGATCTTTCTTTGAACACAATTAAAAAAGCAGCATACGAAAGAGCAGATGTTTTTACTTGTGTATGGAATAAAATAGTTAATAATCCATTTATAGAATTAACTGCACAAACAAAAGTAAGTAGCCATTTAAATCAAGTAACTCAAATTTTACAGCTTTTATATTTTTCAAGAATATTAAATAAAAATTACAAATATGTTAGTTTTTTAGAGCATGACTGCTTGTATCCAGAAGGGTATTTTAACTATGAAGATTTTTCTGAAAATTGTATATGCAATATGAATTACATTGGTTTATCTAAAGACGGATGGCAATACAAAAACGAAAACCACAAGCCTTTATCTCAAATCACTATGAAGTTTGATTATGCTATTAAGCACTTTGAATCAATTTTACCAAATGCTTTAATTACAAACAATGGTATTGTAGAACCCTCACATGACAATAATAATATTGGCGAATGGAATTCAATTAATTCATCGGTTCATGTTAATCATGGTTATCATTTTACATCACATTATGAAATATATAGCAAGCAAAAAAGTCTATTAAATGATTATTGGGGAGATTATTCAAAATACACCAATCTTTTTCATTGATTTTTTATAAAAAACATTTAATTAAAAAATAAACTTTATTTTACAATTTTTCTTTTTGTTTAATTTTTTTTGCTATTGCTTAATGCTTTTATTTATTGCATAGTAATATTATGGATGATAGAACAAAAGAGATTGTTGAATCTCTTACGAACCCTGATGTTTCAAAAAAACCAAAATATTCTTGGGATGATAATTTCCAAAGAAGAATTGTTGGTTTAATATTAACTGATAAATATTTTTTAACTCAAGCAAAAAGCTTAATACTTCCTGAATATTTTGCTAATGAATGTCATTCTGAAATAATAAAGATTTGCTTGGAAAATTTTGATAAATATGATGTCAAAGCAGATATTTTTCTTATTAAAGAATCATTGGAATCAAGAATTAAAAATAGAGATGAAGCAATAAGAAATTATTATCTCAATGAGTTTGATAACATTTTAGAATTCTTTGTTCCAGAAGTATCTTCAAGAGAAATTCTTTTAGATAAAATTCTTTTTTTTGCAAAAATACAAGCTTTAAAACTTGCGATAGAAAAAGCACAAAGAGAATTAAAAAATAATTCTGAAGACGAAGATGTTTGGGTTAAAATTTATGATAATATTCAAAAGGCTATGTTAGTTAATAAAAATTTCGATGTTGGATTTGAATATTTTTTAAACCTCAATCAGTTTTTTGATAAAATTGCTCAAAGTAACGCTTTGAAAGATAAGTTTACAAGTGGCTTTGTTAAAATTGATAATTCGTTAGCTGGTGGTGGATTACAAAGAGGAGAAATATATTCATGGATTGGACTACCAGGCAAAGGTAAATCTCTTGCTCTTGTAAAAGCTGCTGTTGAAAATGTGAAAAACAACAAGAAGGTTCTTTATATTACAATTGAAATGGATTGGGTTGGTATTTGCCAAAGATTTACTAGCCAGTTTACAGAGCTTCCTTATAACTTTTTGCTTAATAACAAAGACCAAATTATTGATTTGATGCAGTTGCATGTAAAAGATCAAGATGATAAGAATTTATTGGTTGTAAAACAATTTCCTTCAGGAAGCATTGATGTAAATGATGTTCGTTCTTTTGTTTCTCAACTTAATCTTTATGGTTACAAGCCTGATATGGTAATTATAGATTATGTTGGAGAAATGAAAGACACTCCTAATATTCCTAGTTGGGAATCAAAATATAGAATCATGCGTGATTTGCGTGGTTTAGCAATGGAATATCAATTTTGTTGTGTAACTTGTATTCAACCAAGTAAATCTGCTGCTGATATTGATAGTAGTGGTTTTATTGATGAGGGTAATATTGGAGGTAGTTTTGATCAATTTAAACCACTTGATGGTTTGTGGTCAATTAATCAAACTAATGAAGAAAAAGATGGTAGCGTAGGAAGAATATTTATTATTAAACATAGAAATGGAAAAAGCAGATTTCATTTTTATGTTAATTTTAATTATAATACACTCTCAATGTATGAGTGTTCTGAAACAAAATACAGAATAACTTTAAATGATGTACAATCAAAAAAAGCACAATTAACTAACATAGATTCATCTGGAATAAAGAGTAAGCATAAAGCAAAAGATGAAACAAAAGAAAACGAGGTAGAAGATGAGTAGTTTTACAGTTAAAGTTGGTGAATCAATAGTAGAAATTAATCCTGATGATTTAAAATTTACAGATGCTACTATAAATGTTTTTTTTGAAAAAATATCTGGGAAAATAGATTATATTGGTCGTTGTTTGGCAAATGCACAAAGAATTTGTTCTTTAATAGAACAAAAAACAGATCTTTCTTTTATTAACGAATTTAAAAAATGTAAAGAAGAAGGAAAAAGTGATAAGTCCGCTGAATTGTTTGCTAAAGGATCTGATGAGGTTCAGAAATATAAAAAAGCTTTAATTGAAGCAAAGCATATAAAGGATATTATTTATCATCATTTGCAATCCTTGAATTCTTCAAGAGAAGATGCACATAATCGTGGTCATATGCTTAGAAAAGAAATGGATAAACTGTCTAATTCATTTATTGTGCCAAATGATCATAATGAACAAACATTTGGTGGTATAATAAATGAATTAGAAGCTTAGTATCCTTTTGATTTTTATTTCAAATCTTAGTTTTATTATTATTCAGGAATAAATCTTCTTCTTCTTCTGTTTATATTTCTACTTCTACTTCTGTAAGCTCCTGCTGCTGTAGTAGATGTAGTGGTAGATGTACTGGTAGATGTACTGGTAGATGTACTGGTAGATGTACTGGTAGATGTACTGGTAGATGTACTGGTAGATGTACTGGTAGATGTACTGGTAGATGTAGTAGTAGTAGGTTTTTTTGTAGTAGTAGTTCTTCCGCCCATTTGCCCACCAGCATTATTCATACCGCCATTGTTACCACCAGCATTATTCATACCGCCATTGTTACCACCAGCATTATTCATACCGCCATTGTTACCACCAGAATTCATACCACCGCCAGCATTCATACCACCGCCAGCATTCATACCACCGCCAGCATTCATACCACCGCCAGCATTCATACCACCGCCAGCACTCATACCACCGCCAGCATTCATACCACCGCCAGCATTCATACCACCGCCAGCATTCATACCACCGCCAGCATTCATACCACCGCCAGCATTCAT